AGCTGTCACGTTGCGCATGGACCACTTACAGTCGACTACTGTTTCCCCAGGGACATCCTCCGTCACCCCGCCCTGCTGGTTGTATGATATAATTAACGGATCAACACCATGCGATACAGTGAATTTTCCGAAGCCCTTAAACCCAGTGAATATCGAAATCTTGTCAAGGACTGGGACCGGACCCGTTATGCTGACCTATTTGGGGGTCGTAATAGAATCTACTTGCCCCTGGAATCTCCTGAGACCGCCACCACCGTCAGGGTTAATCCACGAGTAAGTCAGGAAGTGGCTCAAGCTGGGTATAAGATTGACGACTACGTTAAGGGCATTGCCAGTAAAACTGATAACGGACGAATTCGTCAGATTAAGATTGGTAAGCTATTATCCCAGGACACCGCCCAGGTATTTGCCAATGACCCTGCTAGGCAAGCTACTAAAAAGAACAATCAACTGGTGGTGATATCCCGTCATCCATATGATATTGCGGGTATGAGTACTGACCGTGGCTGGCGTAGTTGTATGAACCTACGTGATCATGGGAACAATAAACGATTTGTGCCCCTGGACATTGCGGCCGGTACTGTAATTGCTTACTTAATTGATGCTACTGATAAAAACATTAACCACCCTCAAGCACGCATGTTGATTAAACCGTTTGTCAATATCCTGGGCAATCATCAAGTTGCCCTAGGTATTGAAGATCAAATATATGGAACTGCACCCCCGGAATTCAGTAAGACCGTCAGTGCATGGGTCAAGAAGATAAATGATTCGCGTCAGCTGGATGGTATATTTGAATTGGATCCACGTTTATATCATGATACACGTGACCATGATCAGGGTGATAAAAATGGCGATCCTTATCCGCGGCCACGTCTTCTTACCGGGCCCAACTCAAAGCAGTATGACCAGCTGATGAACAATCCCATAGCCTATATTCGAGCGCACCCTGATGCAGACGAAGTTACTAGACGGGTCCTGATCAGTTACAATCCCAACACTATAGAGTACATGCCCAACCCATCGCCCGAACTGCAGATGTTGGCGGTGAAAGAAAATTATAAGCTGATTAAATATGTTGAGAACCCCAGCTTTGATCTACAGTTTCAAGTGGTTCTGGATGATCCATTTAACATACAGTATATTAACGATCCCGCAGAGAGAATAAAACAATATGCATTTTCATTAAGCGATCGTGTTTTTCCATATATTAAAAATCCACCTCTAGAAATGCAAGAAAAAGCCGTGGGGGACAATCCCTACCATATAATGTATATTGATAATCCCACACCTGAAATGCAATTATATGCGGTTCGACAACTACCGGGTGTTTATGAGCATATTAAAAATCCCACGCCCGAAGTACAGGCAGTTCATGCAGACTGGCTCCGTAAGAAAAACTCCAGTGCCCGGCGCTGATTATCGTACCCATACCAGTGCAAACATAGTAGCCCAGCTTTCACTAGCACCGTAAAATTTAAACACGATCTCAAGGTCATCGGGATTAAAACTCCAGTTATAGTCAGTATTCTGTACCAGTCCCTGTTGCCTGCACCATATACTCATTTCAATCGCATTGTTTGCGCCTGGGCCTCGACGCACAAAGGGTATTTTAACTTCAACTGTCATCTTTGCCAGCGTAGTGCGAACATAGTAGCATCATAGTCATTTTCAAACTTAATACCATATCTAAAACCGTTATTCGTATCTTGTCCCAGTGTCCAACGTTGAGTCTCTGGTAAGGGTGGATTGGGCATGTGCTGTTCTAGCCATAGCCCTACTTCTATAAATTCATTGTGTGTAAATCTTATTTTTGTCAGTTCAAAATCAATCATTCGTATTTTAACCTAAAGAAAGTTTCCTCTGATGGAGTTGCAAACTTTAAACGATATGAATAGCCATGATATTCATGGAAGTATTTCTCAAGAGTATAATCACCAGGACTATGATCTTGCATCCGCTGCAGACTAATTGCATCATGTTCTTCTGATTGTTTGCTATCGTCTTCACTGATGTAAAAGGCTGGACGTGGATTTAAAGTCCGTAGATATTCTTGCCAGGGTTTCTTTTTAAACATATAAGGTCCTGTGGGCATTTCAAAAAAGTTCGGTTTAGACATATTGGCGTAGTGGTCTAGTTAGGTGTTCTATTGTTATTTGCAGCAGTACCAGGTCCAGTAAGGCCAGCAATAAGGATAGTATTAATACCAAAAGCGTGACTAGGATTATCTGACGCCAGGTTAATCTTTTACCCAGGGCCAGAACTGCGCAGGCCAGGGTCAGCATAACCAAGGGTAGCTTCAGGAAAAATAATGCCATCATGCGTATTTTAATAGGAAGAAAGTTTCGTCTTCGGGTGTAGTAAATTCCATATCGATCCATAATTTACCGTCAGGATACTCACGTAACCGAATCTCATAATTACCCGGCATTACCTCCTGAAGTTGTGTGGTAAGCCTGAGGTCAAATGCTGCACGATCTGTCTGCGGATTATGGGTAGCGTATATGGTTGCCGACTCCAGATATTGTCGTACGTTCTTTATCTTGGGCGTCACCTGTAGTTTCTCCTTATAAACTTGCAAATTAAAAGTACTTAAATTTCTCAAGGCCTCCAGGACCATTTTGTTGACTTGAGTATCGGTCGTCATAGTGTGGTCATGCGTCGGCGCTTCGCGCTGTTGTTCTCTAGTTCAATCGGCCTGCCGGAGAATAAATCCCTCCAGCGTAAGGGGGTCATAAAATGCCACTGGTTTATAGTTGCGTTCATATACGATTACCCAATCGTGATTGTTTCTGCTATCCCACTGTATTAAATCTTCAAACTGTTCCTCGTATGTATCCACGTCAGTGTCGGGAAATCTAACTAGGATTCCCCGTTCCTTTGCTTCTGCTACGTAGTTGTTTAGATCGTATCGCATGGTTTATCTCTTGGTAATAATTTTATCCGCTAGTCCGTATGCTACTGCTTCATCTGCTGACATAAAGTAATCACGTTCCATATCTCTTGACAATTCGTCAAATGATTTGCCACCAGTATTATGTTGGTAATAAATGCCCGTAAGTTCTTTTTTCATCTTGAGAATCTCACGTACTTGAATCTCCATGTCCGTAGCTTGCCCACGAGCACCACCTGACGGTTGGTGGATCATGTGACGAGCGTAGGGGAGAATCAATCGTTTTCCATCTGCACCAGCTTGTGCTAACAATGAACCCATACTGCATGCCTGTCCCATAACAATAGTTGAAACATCACACTTGATAAACTGCATGGTATCATAAATCGACATGCCCGCCGTAACCGACCCACCTGGTGAGTTAATATAAAATAAAATATCTGCTTCGGGATCGTCTGCTTCCAGGAATAGCATCTGCGCCACTACTAGACTAGCTGACGTTTCGTTTACATCGGTATCCAGCATGACAATACGGTCCTGTAATAGTCGGCTGTAGATATCGTAACTACGCTCGCCTTTGGCTGTTTGTTGCACTACCATGGGGATTAAACTGGGCATTGATTTTCCTTTAAGTTGTATTAGTAATAAGTAATAGTATAACATCGAATGAATACGAAATCAAGTGTTCATATAGCCTAAATGAATAAGTAAATGATATGAGAAATTTAATTGACATTATAAAAGAAATGGAGCAGGTTAACGAATCTCCCGAAGAAGTTCGGTCTGAGATTGTTAACCGTGTACAGAATATGTCGGATGAGCAGGATCTCAAGGACATATTAAAATATTCCAATAGATTCGCCATACGCAATGACGTAACTGATTTCGCCACAATACGTAAGTACAGCGATGTCGTATCAAAAGTAATATTACAAAGCCTAGCGGATGCTGATTTACCACCCAAAGAAGTTCAGGATTTCCTCAAAAAACTATCGGTAGATGGTATTTTAAAAGTGGATACCCTACTGGAGCCTGGGGTAATACACTCACTGGATAAACTCATAGACACCGGTTATCGATCAATTTTTAATAAAATTAAAAATGATCTATTTTCAAAACTCTCCGGCAGTATTGGTGAAAGGGGGGTAGTTGGCAAGGGAGAATATTTGTTGTCCATTATGAGTCCAAAAATTAATCGAACCGGTGGTGCCGGTGATTTGGATGTAGACGGTAACTCAGTTGAGGTCAAGGCCGGTGCAAATGGCCGCGTTGGTCCCTATGGTAGTTTTTCTCTTGCGGGTCGTTTTCCAGAATTTTTAAGTTTTATAAAGGAATTAGTTCGTGCAGGGAAAATGCCATCAAGCAAGTTACAACTTGCCAACGATCCCATAAAATTTAACCCGACAAAATTAAAAATGACTTTTTTTACCGATTTCTTCGAAACCGAAGAAAATGTTAAGTTAGCATTAGGTAAAATGTTAGCCATGCATTATGGTAATAACTATGATACTGAATCAATAGTCAATAAGGTGGTTGGATCAGGTGGTTCTATAAATGGGGACATGCTGGCCAAGGAAATGATGAAAGCATCATTTACCGTATACAAAGACGCTAAGGGGTTTTCTGGGATATTGGTCCTGGATGAAACTGCTACTAACTTTTTATATATCGATAGTCCAGAAAGTATGGCCGAATCTTCTGGCAAATATTTTGGTGTAACCTTCCCCAGCTGGGTTGGTGACGCTTCAAATTGTATGAAAATAAGCGGCTTATATGCGGGCGGGGGGAAAGATGCTCGTGTGGCAGCTTCTTCATCGGCCAAACCAGTACAGACAGTTGTCATTAATGAACCACCGGATAATATACAAGCCAGTGCAGGTGGCGTTGCGGCAGAACCCTTGGGTACTAAAAATACCATGGGTCGAACTTATCGTGACAAAAGTCGTAACAAAACCTAATTACTTTTTTAAATCACTGATATAATCGCAAATCCCCATGCTCATTGCTTCCTCAGCCGACAGCCAAACGTCACTGCTGGGCAGCAATTGGGATTTAATAGTGGCTTCGTCCAGGCCCGTAGTTTCTTTGTAATGTTCTACCATACGCTCGTTAACTAGGTTGAACTCTTTGGTGATGCTGAACAGCTCGTGGTGTTTGCCTTCCGAGTATGCTGAGTATTGATGGCTTAGTATACTGGTATTGGGTGTTAGTATTCTACGACCCCTACTACCCGACAAAAATATCAGTAATCCCGAACTGGCAATGGTACCCAAGCCCACGGTCTTAATCGGAATCGAACTGGACCGCATGACATCGATTAAGGCAAATGCGTGTTCTACACTCCCACCCTCACTACATATCATCAGCAATAGTTCTTTTTTCTTACGTTTGGCCACGTGGTTTGCAAACAGAATCCATTCCACCACGGGCTTAATGGTTTCGGCATTGACCTCATCCATAAACACATACATGCCAGATTCTTGTAGCAATTGACTGGGTTCTTTATTGGTAGTGTCTACTTCGGGAATACTTGATGCCATAATCTCAACCTATTGGGTTAGTGTGTACGTAAATTATACTGGGTGATAACTCTGTTGTCACTATTTACTCGATCAAATTTACTGAGCCAAAATAAAAGCCCCTTGCGGGGCCTTGTAGCTTATACCATTACTTGGTAGTTTTTGCCAAAGTTTGTGTAAACTTGTCAGTGCTGCTCTTGACAATCTCAGATACTGTTTTAGCAGTGGCTAAGTTAACACGGGCAAATTCAGCATTGGCTTTGGCCAAATTTTTCATTGCTGTGCCGAATTCGGCTGGTTGTAAATACGCCAACACGTTCAGAGTGCTTTTTTCCATCTGATCGATAATCTTAGTTGGGTCCATCATTTCTTCAAAAGTCTTCATAAATTCCATTTTAAATCTCCGGTTAAGCGAGCTTTATGTTAGCCCCACCATTGGGCACTAACTGTTCTCTATCTTATTTATATATTATAGCATAAAAAATGTGCGGTTGCAACATTTTCTTGCTATTTTGGTAAAACATCAATAATATCTATAGCGAATATCAAGTTTAGCCTGACGCATTCTAGCTTCAATAATTACAGATAAAACTGCTTTTAAAAATTTTCTCATTAAATTAACCCCTTTTGAACGCCGCGCTCGAACGAGCTTGCCCAGTATTCAACATCGGCAATGTTGGTGGGATTTTTACTGGTAATATATTTTTCCATACGTTGTCCGTATGATGGTGTATCGAATAGACTTGTGATCCATTTTAAAAAAGTTTTCATTTTGTGATTTCCTTATAATGTACGTATTAGTGTTTGTACTAATATGTTTATTTAGTCATTATATTGCAAACGCACAATTCTGTCAATATTATTTTTGATATATCGCAAAATAAGTTAAATATAACATCAGGAGATTACTATGTTAGAATTTTTAAAACGCTTATTGGGTCTAGGACCTAAAGTAGAACAAGTGGCAGCGCCATACAAAGTGGAAGCACCTACACCAGTTGTGGAACCAGCACCAGTTGCACCACCAGTCTTGGAACCAGCACCAGTTGCAGCAGTGGAGCCAGCGCAAGAGGATAAAAAAGCAGCTACCGGAACTGCCAAGTCAACTGCTAAAAAAGGTGCCGAAACTGGAGCCAAGCCCGCTAGAAGACGTAAGAAGCCAGCTGCTACATAAACAGCATTCGTGCTAGTCCGATAGAATCAATAATGACCAAAAAGACGGCGTTGGCCAGCAGGCCAAAACTCCGTCTGGTCCAGCAAGCCCATGCGCTGGCGATACATCCACAAATAAAGATTGAGTAGAGTGGAATTACCGGAATTGTCGGCACAGTTACCGCAAAGATAATTGCGCTGACGACAGAACATGCCCAGGCAAAGACTTCTGCTAGAAATCTAGTTCTGTTACTGGCCCAATCTTGTTTAATATATTGCCAGATATTGCTACTGGCTACTGTGATTAATTCCATTTTTCCACTGCCTATATAAGTTAAAGGAAGAAATATTCTTTCCTTTTGATTCGCACATGATATCAAAGTTATCTAGGAATCCCAAAGCCCATTCATTACATGCTGTATTCCAATAGAAGTCGCTGTGTGCTCGTAACTTTTGTTTCTTTTTACCCGCCAACAATAGTGCTGTATAGTCAGGTAAAGTGTTTACATCATGTCCGGGAAGCCAATCTTCACGACTGACAGAATAATGGCAAGTAGGCCTGACACCGCGCCAGCTTTCCAACACACGTAATACACGATCATCTTTTGTTTGAATATATTCCCCGGTACGTATCCAATGATGGTGGATATCGATAACAATAGGAACGACATCGCTAATAGTAAGTACATCTTCTAAGCCCCATGCGTTTTCTTCGTTTTCAATTGTAATAGTATTCCTAGCTTCCGGCGATAACCGTTGCAGGACTTGTCTGATGCCTTCTGGCCCTCGCCGCCCAGCAACGTGGACGTTGATTTTGAAGTCTTGGAACTGTTGGCCGTAGCCCATGAATCTTGCCATGTCCGCATGATATTCAAATTCCTCTATAGACCTTGAAACAATGTCGTCAGAATCTGAAGCCAAAACTGTGAACTGACCAGGATGGAAGCTAAGACGCACATTATTACCACGAGCCAGCAGCCCAATCTTAGCAAACGCCCGTTCAGCGTAAAGCCTAACGTCAGGGCGACGCCAAAAATAACTCCAATCCCGGTGAGTATACACTGGTAAAATATCACTACTAATACGAACCATGCGAAGGTGCTCATCTAATTCACTTACCCTTTTAACAAGTTTATAGGTAGATTCAATGTTTTGTTTCATTAAATCCCATAGTTTTTCTTCAGCGGCTGTTTGCGTTTGGCGATTAAGCCAAGCTACTGTGGTACTACCTGTATTGTACTTCTTGGCATCATCTGTTGCCTTGATACCATTAACCTGCTCTGGATAATCAATCCATTTACAAGCAAACCCAATTTTACCCTGCATAGGGATCCTTTACATTGTATAAGAATAGTAACGTAATGATACTATAAAGTTCATTGAATGTCAAACATTTTAGCTAAATATTCGATACATTGGATTTATCGCATTTTGCGGTGCTTTATAACATAACCAAACATAATTATGAAAATTAGCGAAATTAAAAAAGGTCAAAAAGATAGCAATGGCTATACTAAATGCTGGCCCGGCAAACATGCGGCAGGTACCAAGAAGGGTAAGAACGGCGGACAGGTACGTAACTGTGTGCCCAATGAATCTGTAGCCGAAGCCGCCAATGCTGCACAGCAGGCGGCTATTGCGGTTAATATGAAAAAGCATCACAAAAAGCCTAATAAAAGTGTGTCGGAAGGCTTTAATGAGAGTCCGGTATTAGATAAAAATATGAGAACTGCAAGTGTAAATGATACAGGTGAACAAGAAGGATCGTTTGTTAAAAATCAATTACGTACAATTCAACGTGTATCACACCATTTAAGTAACGAATTAGCTGACACCCAAGATTTGCCAGAATGGGTCGAGATGAAAATTAGCCAAGCCCAGGAGATGATGGTTGGGGTAATGGATTATGTAACTAGTGCCAAAGAAATCGATATGGATAATCACGGTGATAGTGATAGTATGATGGCAGAAGCCAATGCGCAATTTGACATGATTGAAGCAATGATGGAAGATCTTGCTGTCGAGTATGGGATAGACTCTGATTCGGTATGGGACCTATTTGAAACCGTATCGGATAGTGAATTACTGGCGGAAACCGCAGCGTGGGAAAAGTCATCGGGTAAGAATAAAAACGGCGGCCTTAATCAGAAGGGTGTGAATAGTTATAGAAGAGAACACCCCGGTTCAAAATTACAAACAGCAGTAACAACTAAACCCAGCAAACTTAAAAAAGGCAGCAAAGCAGCCAAGCGGCGCAAGAGTTTTTGTGCTCGTATGTCGGGTATGAAGAAGCACCGCACTGGTGCCAAGACTGCGCATGATCCCAATAGCCGTATCAATAAATCACTGCGTAAGTGGAATTGCTAATATAAAGTAATGAAACGTATCCTGTTAAGTCCGTGGACCGCACTAATAACCTTATTCCTAGTTGCTACCATAAGAATACAGGACCCTACGTTCGTGGAGTCAGTTCGTCTTAGGTATTTTGACACGTTAATTACTAATCAACCTGATAAACCCCTGGACATATATGCCATTGATATTGATGAGCCGGCATTGGACCGTTATGGGCAATGGCCGTTAAATCGTGCTGAGTATGCAGATATAGTGCAGGACCTTTACTCGCGTGCTGCTAGTCTGGTGGTGTTAAATGTTTTGATGTCAGAGACCGACAGGCAGGGTGGAGACGATCAGCTGGCCAAGATATTAAAAATTTATCCCACAGTATTGATTAATGTACCCGCTGCTGCGACAAAGAATACACCACGTAACCCTGGCTCGGCTGTGATCAATAGTGAATATTTGGATCGAATAGTCACCTATCCTGGCATCATTGCCAATGTACCAGTCCTTGAAGCGGCGGCTGTTGGCATTGGTGCAGTTAATACCCTACCGGAGATTGATGGCGTCAATCGAAGACTACCGTTGGTGGTTAACGTTAACGGAATTCTTTACCCATCGCTGGCCATGGAAATATTACGTGTCGCGGCTGGTGATACTACATTCCAAGTTAAGCTAAGTGAACTGGGTGTGGATAAGATGCGTATCAAAAAGTTCGGTCCCATTACCACAGACCACTTGGGTCGTATTTGGATTGATTGGAGTCAAAAACCTATTAACATTAGCATTATGGATTTACCTGAAAATCTAAATGGTGCTATCGTTATAGTTGGGCCAGCCGCTGCTGGCGTCAGTAATCCGGTGCCCACTGCGGTAGGCGCCCAGTTTCCACATTACGTGCAGGCAGTTGTGGCTGGCACTTTACTAAACAAAATTAATATCACTCGCCCGGATTTTGCAGATGGTGCAGAAATCTTGACATTAGTGATATTGAGCGTTATACTATTATTACTATCGAGGTGGACTTATGTTGGAATTCTTGCTAGCGTTATTGTTCTTGGGGGCTGTGTTTACGGCAGCAGTTATCTTTATGATAATTATCGTTGGCTTTTGGATATCACTAGCATCGTTGCTGGTCTTATTATTGTTCTTTTCCATGCTTATATCATTAGGTTTGTAAGTGAGTTTTTACAAAAGCAACAGATTAAACGACAGTTTGGCACTTATCTATCACCAGCAATGGTTGAAAAACTACAAAAGAATCCCGAGTTATTGACACTAGGCGGCGAATCCCGTGAACTATCTATTATGTTTACTGATGTACGTGGGTTTACCAGTATCAGTGAACATTATGGAGAAGATGTACAGGGTCTTACTAAAATAATGAATCGTTATATGACGGCAATGACAGGGAAAATTATTGAGAATGATGGTACACTGGACAAATATATTGGAGATGCGCAGATGGCATTTTGGAACGCACCACTCGATGATGCTAACCACGCGAAGAATGCTGTGCATACAGGGTTGCAGATGATGGGAAGTTTAGATGCGTTCAACAAAGAAGTTACGGCAGAAGGTGTTCCGGCCTTTGGTATGGGTCTGGGAATTAATACTGCCACCGTTGTGGTGGGCAATATGGGCAGTGATCAACGGTTTGACTATACTTGCCTTGGCGACGGTGTTAATCTGGCGTCAAGACTCGAGGGCCAGACTAAGCCGTACGGCGTCAAAATTATTCTCGGCCCGATAACAGCAGAGCAAGTTAAAGATGAATACTTTGTACTTGAGCTGGACAAGATTGCTGTTAAGGGTAAGAAAGTTGGTGTTAATATCTTTACTGTACTAGAACTATATCCCGGTGCGCATGGTGAATATGAAATGGGGCGTGGAGATCATGAAGAAATGCTAGCTGCGTATCGTAATCGCGAATTCGAACACGCTATATTTTTGTGTGATAGTTTAATAGGCGAGTTCGATGGGCAAATGGATTCTTACTATGCAATGTGGAAAGACCGTTGCAAAGAAATGAAGCTGAACAAACTGCCCCAAGATTGGGACGGCACATACGTATCAACAAGCAAATAATTGTAGTAAAACTGCAATAATTAAATATCAGTTTTATTGTAAATATTACTATGATAGTTTAAATCGGGTACAAGATAGAGTATCGCTGGAACTCGTAACCAGTAACTTTTGGATCACAAATGTCAGAAAAAAAGTACAGAACAATTTTTATTTCCGACGTTCATCTAGGAACCAAAGACTGCAAAGCCAATCAATTAAATAATTTTCTTAAAAACAACACATGTGATACGTTATACATGGTAGGTGATATAATTGATGCATGGAAAATCCAACAGAACAGATGGAAATGGAATCAAAGTCATAGTAATGTTATCCGTCGGGTACTTGGCCATGCTAAACGAAATACAAAAATAATTTACATAGCGGGTAATCATGATGAATTTCTTCGTCCATTAATACCTTATGGTATTGGGTTTGGAAGTATTGATATAGTAAATCAAGCAGAACATATAGGCGTTGATGGGAAAAGATATCTAGTCACGCACGGAGATTTATTTGATGGCATTACTAGATTAGCACCATGGATTAGTTTCCTAGGAGATCGTGCATACGATTTTGTACTCAATCTTAATAGTAGATTTAATTGGATTCGACATCGCATGGGGTTTGGCTATTGGAGTCTTAGTCAATATCTTAAACGTCGAGTTAAACGAGCAGTAGACTTTATATTTCAATTTGAAAAGAACTTAGCTACATATTGCAAAAAACGTGGATATGATGGAGTGATATGTGGGCACATACATCATGCAGAAATAAAAGAAATAGATGGTGTTACGTACATGAACGACGGTGACTGGGTTGAATCATGTACTGCACTAGTAGAACATCATGATGGCCGTTGGGAAATAGTTACTTGGATACAGGAGAAAGATCATGTGGATATTATTACTGATAGCAGTACACATCAACAACCCGAATGATGTACCAGCAAAGGTACACATTCCGTTCGAAAATCAAGCAGCATGTGAGTATGCTAAAACCAATATGACATATTGGATTAAATTTGAAAATTTTAAGGTAGTAGGCGAATGCAAAAAACAATCCTGATAGTAACAGATAATTTACCGGAGCAGATTAATGGCGTGGTTACGACCTACAAAAATATTGAGGCTTATGCGATTCGGGACAACTATCGTGTTGTATATCTTGATCCCGGGCGGTTCCGCTATGTTGATTGCCCTGGCTACAACCAAGTCAAGATTGCCTTTCCGAGGAAGGTGGGCAAGATACTTGAGGAGATCAATCCGGATCATATCCACATCGCCACGGAGGGTCCTGTTGGTTTGTGTGTTAGACAATATCTTGACAAACACAATTATAGGTACAATACTGCTTATCATACTAAGTTTCCGGAAGGACTTAGAAAACTTTTTGGAATACCTGAAGCCCTTACTTGGCCTTTAATAAGATGGTTTCATAAACATAGCGGTAAAGTATTGACCACTACGGAAAGCATGGTAGAAGAATTACGAGCCCATGGATTTGATGGTGAACTAGTGTCTTGGACTCGTGGGGTTGATCGTGAGATTTTTAATCCAAGCAGAAGAATAAGGGCCAACGAACAAACAGTATTGGTGTGTGTTGCCAGGGTGAGTAAAGAAAAGAATCTTGAAGATTTCTTTAAATTGGACTTTCCTAATTGTCGTAAGATAATGGTGGGAGACGGGCCTATGTTGTCAACCTATAAGAAGCAATATCCCGAAGTAGAGTTTGTAGGTTTAAAAACAGGAGCAGAGTTGGCTGAATACTATGCTAATGCTGATGTATTTGTATTTCCAAGTCAGTGGGAAACATTTGGTATTGTTATGATAGAAGCTATGGCATGTGGAACTCCTGTTGCTGCTTATCCATGCCAAGGTCCAAAAGATGTTATTGATCAAGGCATAACAGGCTACATGGATGAATCATTATCTACTGCTACATATCGTTGCCTAGGTTTAAGCAGAGACCGTGTAGCAGTAGGTAGCGAACGTTGGAGTTGGGAATATGCCTGGGAAATATTTAGGGCACATCTTGTTCCTGCAAAAATGGGCTAACTACTTCCCCCGCTAGCTGCGCTGTCATTTTTCTTATTAATTACTTCTTCAGCTTCTACACGTTCTGCTTCAATAGTTTTGCCGCGAAGATGTAATACTGTATTAACCTTTTGGTTAAGTCTAATAAGATCATTATCTAGCATACGTATACGATCAATCAATGCAATAAGAACTGTATTAGCATCACTAATAACTGGTTTGATTTCAGATGTAGCCCACGACCATACATATTTTATAATGGCACCTAATCCCACTGCCGCAACAATAGGGAATCCATACTTACTGATTAAATCTGCTATATTGTCCATTATTCATATCCTCTAACAAATTTTTCTATAGGGTCTAGTTTAATTAATTGGCGCTTGCCGTCGACGTCTACAAACTTAAATAAATCACCTTCTCTCCAGCCTATTGTATGAACATCAAGTTCTTCGTCTAAGATAATTTTGTCGTCACTTAAATCCCAAGTGTAGTCATAGTATAACATTAGTCTCTCCTAGCGTCTGACTTACCATCGGCACGAGCAATACGATCTACGTCTGGTTTTAATCCTAGCGCATTTGATACTACTGAGTCTATGCGTATAACATCGTGATTCATTGTCTTAACACGATTGTCTAATGCTGTAATGATACCGGCCATGCCCTTAACAGCTGACAATACTCCGGCTAGTAATAGTTTTATAGTAAGATATACAAAGTATCCACCTGCTATAGCAGCAGCAATAGGGAATCCTAGGTCACTTATAAGTTTGAATATTTCATTCATTGTAGTTCCTATTTTATTATTATATTAATATTTAGTTACTATTAATTCCTAACGTAACTGTAACTCCCACAAGTCGTGCATTGAATCGCCATCGATCCTGTATTCGCTTGCGTGGGGTTGGTTTGCTGTATTGTCACTGTAGCACCAGCTGTGCCATTTAATCCAAGAGAAAAACTTTTATCTCCAGATCCAGATTGCGTAGAGTTAATCGTATTGCCGCTGTTAACAGTACCAGATTGGCCTGTTATGTTTAATGTATGATTGCCGGTACCGGCTTGATTCGCAGTTATAGAATTTGCATTGCCCACTAGATTTTGTATTGATGTTGTATGATTGCCAACTCCATCTTGAAATAGTATTACACTATTACTATATCCATTGGGTATCTCAACTGCGGCTTTTTTATCACCTGTGCCCTGCTGTGTAATTCTCACATAGTTGGCATCACTGCCAGCAGTAGTTCCGGTAGTGGGAAGGTTGGCATTTACCCAAGTTTCGGCTGGTAAGTTTGCACCTATCGCAATTCGAGCATAATGATTGCCATCTGATTGTGTAATGTTAATGGAGTTATTATCCCCCACTTGATCTATGTAGACATTGGGATTCCACTGAGTACTTTGTGCCCAGACGATAAATGGAAACAATAATAGTAAAAGTAATTTCATTTTTGCACAATATTAATAACTGTATTGCCACCTGAATTAATACGATTACGTATCTCAACTGATCCTTGTATTTGTGTTAACACACTATTTTGTCGAGTAGGGGTTGTCACACATTGTTTATTTCCGCCATCATCACGACATAGAGTGACAACGGGTTCGTCAAGTGCTACTGTAACACCAGATGTAGGAACATAGTCTGGTAATAACTTAGGAGCACCTGATATAGGCTTTAATAAGTTAGCTGTTTGCGCTGATAATTGTGCGTTAACTATGTCCAATAAGTTAACTAAAAAATCTTGTTCCAATAAGTTTTGGCTGAGTCGGTCCTTGAACACTTCTGCTTGTGCTATATCAATAGCGTTGTTTAGTCCTTCTGCCTTGAGAAAATCTACATCTAATGCGCCTAACTTTAACGAACCCTTTGCATTTTTATCTTCTTGCAATTCTTTCGGAGGACTTACAATCAACATATTACTAATTTGATCTTCTGACAATTTAAGTATCACAGGCTGCTTAGGTTTGAAATCTCTGCTGTCTACTTTAGTTGCTTGAAATGGCTTATTCATTATAATAAATCCCACATCAGTAGTAACTGATATTTCACCGGTTTTGCAATCACGCTCTATATCTCGCCATCCAAATGGACAGCTAGGTAGTAAGATAATAGTACTGCGACCAAACTCATCTACTGTAGCAGTAAAGTCTGTGCCACGTACACCTATCGTGGCAACCGGAGTATTAACCGATACTGATTGCGGATTGTTCTTGGCAATTTGCCCACTAGCGTAACGCACAGTGCCATGTGCTACATTGACTGCTAACTTGCCACCCTTAGTAGTAGCGGGATCGTAAACAAAATCATCTATTACTAATCGACTATTTTCGTTTACTAAAACCTTTGTATCATCAGCAAAGGTTATTCCCACTTTTCCCTGAGTTGTCCGAACCGCATCTTCCATCTCCACTTTTGTCCCCTTCTTCCCTTCCAGATTTTCCTTCTTGCGTTGTATATTTGGAACTGTGTTGGTAGTTTCTGTGACTGTCCCTATCGCGGCGTCGGATTTCTGCGATGTACTCACTAAGCAAACCAATAGTACGACCATCCATAATTTCATCACTCCTCCGACTTATCTTGTATTGCTATTAACGGTAAATGTATTAGTGCTACCAACAGACTTAATGTTTATAATACTGTCTGAACTAGTGCCACCCTGTGTGATGCTGGTTGTATTGCCTGATCCATTATAGTCTAATTTAACAGAATGTCCATTAGTTGCACCACCGCTTTGTGTGATTCCGGTAGTATTACTAGCACCAACAGTAGTGATATCAACGGTACCCTTATCGCCAGTCATGTTAAGTGTTGTGCTATTGCCACCACCACCTGTTTGACTAATTGTAGTGAGTGTAGAGTTAGCGTTAATTGTAGCAACTAAACTGTTGTTTGCTCCGCCTGCGGTAACTGCTGTAAAATTATTTCCAGAGCCTAATACATTAACATTAGCGTTAGCTGTGTTGCCACTTTGTGTAATGCTAATGTAATTACTTTCACTCACGCCAGATCCAGAATTATTACTGTTAATGACAGCAGTGGCGTTGTTACCAGTTACACCGTATATAACGGTAGGATTATTCATGCCATTACCGGTAGTAGTTTTTACACCCAGGCTCAGCATATTGCCACTACCAATTTGATTGATGGTAATTTGATTGTTGTCTCCATAGATAGTACTGGGAGTACTATTACCTGACCCTATTCCCTGTATACCACGGACAACGTTGCCTGCGCCGTCTTGCGTTATATTGATGGTAGCGTTGTCTCCGCTTTGATCAATATAGATACTATTGTCGGCTGCGATTGATAAACTAGCAAATCCGATTAGTAGTAATGCCAATATTTTTTTTATTATTGTTGTCATTATACTTCCTTAAGGGTTGTGCCCTTGTTATTATTTTGGGGTCTCTTTAAAATCCCAAACTCCTTTTCGTTGACCTTCTTTAATCAACTCCACCACCGCTGCTTCTATAGTGGTTTTAACTGCCAATGTTCCCGGCTCGTTAATCGTTAGGCCCGATTCAGCCTCAAATGCCTGTGTTCCATTATCTAGAAACTTTAATACAGCAATACTATCTGATGTACTGTATACCGTTTTAGTAACTGTTACTGCCATCAGTACCTTGCCGGTATTAACGCTTATTGCCCGCAGGCTTATAGTAACAATGTCTTTACTATATTGAGTTTGTGGTCCAATGCCTAACCACCTAAACGCAGATCCACCAGACTCAGAGCTGCTATCATATCCTATAATTCCACCTTCTATCAGCATTCCAGCAAATATTAATGGCATCAGTGGCTTGGCTTCTTTACCTTCGTACGATTCTCTCATTTGTCGTATTAGCTGTCGTTCACGAGTAAGTCCATCTAATGCCACCCGTTCAACAACTTCAAACCAACGTCCATTGCCTACATCTTGTAGGGCTTTAATTAGAAACGTAACGCCTCCTTGTGTTACAGCATTACTCAAACTAGCAATACCCGGAGTGGGTTTACGCTGTCCAGTTTGATCAGCAAATGCGTATACTGCCACTACCACTGGCCTAGGATTAGCGGGAAGTGGTATTGTATCAAATTCCTTTTGCATTTTATTCACAGCAGTTTCTGGCTTAAACTCTTTTCCCATCTTCTGTGAAATGGAACATCCTGACAATAATAAGGCTAATAATAAAGTTAATATCTTCATGGACTAGATGCAGGAAATTGAAATGACCCTAAGGGTATAGTTACAGTAGTTTGGTTGCCAATAGTGTCTGTGACTTGCATATTAATATTTGTGCCATCTTTGCTCCAAAAGATAGTATTGCCCTCAAAGTTTAATGTACCTTGATTTGTTCCTCCGTTGGCAAACATAGCAGTTGCTAAGTTTTGGCTAATTTGGGCATAAATCCTACTTTCCAAATTATTAAGAAACTTGGCAATATTAGTGCTCTGCTTGTCTGCCTTAGCTTTATCTATAGCAGCTTGTATATCTTTCTTAACCTGAGCTTGACGAGTAAATTCTTGGTTCTCTATAGTCAGGACATGGGCACTATAGCCGTTTCCAGTAAAACTGGGTGACTTAAACTGATAGTCTGCTATCGGGGTCGCGACGGCTTGCAAGGAGATCGCGGTAAAACATAGCAGAGTTGTAATTATTTTTGTTATCATACTCTCGCTCCTAAAAGTATTTAATAAAAAATTACAACCAGTTAAGTTGTCACATAATAGACTTATCCCTTAGGTACAATTCCAGTCCACGAGGTATCTGGCTCGGATTCAATGTACCCAAGTATTCTTGTTTTTACTACTTCGTAGAATGAATCCAGTTGTTCCCCCCAAAATCCCATTAGGGTATCTATTGCTTGAATACAAAAATCCCAATTTCTTTTTCGATAATTATCCATTAGATCTTGGTGTAGTTTTGTAAAAATCTCCACTTTGACAAGTTCTTCCAGCGGTAAATTTTCCACTACGCAATATGCCGTAATAGGCTTGCTACTGCGTATAGTCACAGTATCTAATTCAAGAACTATATATTTTTCTTGTAGTTTTGTTACTTCAGCGGTGCCGAAAATTATATTCAATTCGTATCTCCTGTTAAATAATTATCTGAATATAGTTACCCAACATAAAAAGATGACCTTACATGAATTTTAATTTTGACCTTATTAGTGATATACATAGAGAAACCTGGAATCAGTTTGATTGGACCGGACAACCAACTGCACAGTATTGTATTGTAGCAGGTGATATTGCTAGAGATCGGGCCCTTGTAGTAGATACGCTAGAACACCTAAGTGAAGTTTATACCGGTGTCTTTTATATCGATGGAAACGACGAGCATAAAGATTATGCAGAAAACTTAAATCGTAGCTACGCTGAATTAGCTGATCTTATCGGCCCAATGAAGAATGTGGTATATATGCAGGATAATGTGGTTGTTATGAACGGCGTTGCTATTTTGGCCACTAATGGCTGGTGGAGTTATGACTTTGATCCTAATTTATCAGTAGACCAATCATTAGCCTGGGTGCAGCAAAAGGATGGAATTAGTCAGCAGGCTGCGATTAATATTAATGAAACAGCATATCGAGATGCCGGGTATTTGGTTAACAGCGTTTCTAAATTACAAACTTATAATGATGTAAAATCTATAATTATTGTCACACATACAGTACCAACTCCAGAAATTATACAACATGATCTAGAACTAAAAGATACATGGCGATATAATTCCATGGGAAACAAATACGTAAATGCTACTCTTGATTCAGATACTGAACGAAAAATTAAACTATGGTGTTTTGGTCATTATCATAGACCAGTGGATACCGTAATAGATAGGGTTAGATATGTCAGTAATCCTCGCGGACGAGGAAATACTGAATATTCTCAATTTGCGTATTACCCTAAAAGGATATCAGTTCCCATTAACTAGATTCCGGTTCTATTTGAATCTTCAGCGGCATATTTACTGAACGAGCGGCCATTGAAACCTCAATTCCTTTTTGTTCTGCGATTTCATAAGGTAACACAGCTACGACTGCGGAGCCGATTTCATGTATATCCTGTGTAATTTTTACAGCAGTATCTGGTGTATAATTAAAGAAGTTCATTAATGACTCAACAACAAATTCCATTGTTGTCCCATCGTCGTTTAAATAGATAACTTTAAACAGTGGAGGCTCTTTAATTTCCTGATTAACATCAGGTCTTGTGATTACATCTGCTTGTGACATACTAGTTCCTTAAGTTTAGTACAGGGCGTAATTGCCCTGTACTGTATTTACTATATTTTACTACGATTCGTACGTAATAAAAATAGTTTTAGGCTGAAGTGCTTCGGGAATATTACGTTCTAACCGTACGGTTAAAATGCCATTTTTCGACGATGCATTAACTACTTCGACATAATCAGCTAGACTAAATGTGCGAATAAAATTACGAGCACTAATACCGTTATGCGAATAGGTGTGGCCTTCGGGAAGTTCTTTGTCCTGTTTTTTGCCAGTGACAATAAGAGTATTGTCCTTAACTTCAACATTGACCTCGCCCTCACTAAATCCAGCGGCGGCTACTTGAACTTCAAAAGTATTTTCGCCTGTTTTAATAATGTTGTATGGAGGGTAGTTAGAGTTTTCGTTACCGTGATGCTCAATTTGATTCATAATACGACTGAATAATTGATCTACGCCGATAGCGTTTCGAGTGAATGGATTGAAATCCAGGGTGGTGATTTTTGTCATTGTTTTCTCCTTTAATTAAACGAAGTGACATTGTTAATAGGCCCGACCATCGGCACCTACAACAGTATTTATTATACTATAAAATCATTAACTACTAATATTATTTGGTAAAATTAATAGAATTTCTTGGGAAGTTCTTGGGCACGAAGTTTCTTTTTCCAACGGCTTTTGGCTGCACCCTTTTTTCTTTTTCTGGTAGTGGTGGGTTTCTCATATGTTTCCCTGGCTCGTAATTCGTCCAACAAGCCTGAGTCCTGTATTTTCTTTTTAAATTTTCTAAGTGCCTTTTCCACGTTTCCGTCATTGACAATTACTGTGTGTCCGTAAAGCTTCATTCATTCTCCCTTGCGAGTGTCGCTGGAGTATTTACTAGTTTTGACGTAATTGCCACTGATAATATACTCTGTTTGCGATATTTTGTCAGGTCGAACATATGAGGTAATAGTATGCGTTCTAACTCTGTATGTAGTCCTCGAGCACCTGTTTTAGTTTTAAGAGTACGTTCTGCTATAAGATTTAACGAGTCTTTTTCAAAATTAAGTTCAACACCATCTTGTTTAAACAGCCATTTATATTGCCCAACGTAATTGTGTTTAACATCGGTTAATATACTGATTAATTGGTCTTTGGTCAGACCTTGTAAATTGACTAAGTTGCCAAATCTACCAACAAATTCCGGTATCATACCATATTTGACCAAATCATCTGGTGATGCTGCCATATTCTCCAGGGATTCTTCCTTGGCAATATCAGCATTAAATCCCATAGCTGTTCCCTGTACTCGACTCTTTACAATTTTATCAAGGCCAACAAATGCCCCGCCGGAGATGAATAGGATATTAGTAGTATCAATTTCAACAGTGGTATCACCTCGTCGTATACCGGGAGGACTAATCTTAACTTTGGTTCCTTCGATTAATTTAAGCAAGGCCTGTTGCACACCTTCGCCCGATACGTCCCTGCTAACTGTAGCACTTTCGCTTTTGCGAGCAATTTTATCTATTTCATCTAAAAAGATAATACCGCGTTGGGTGCGTTCTACATCCGAGTCAGCGTTTTGGTATAATCTTAATATAACAGAGTCAACGTCATCGCCGACATATCCTGCTTCGGTAAGTGTAGTCGCATCGGCTATGGCAAATGGTACGTTCAAATATTGTGATACAGTCTTTACCAGCAGGGTTTTACCTGTCCCAGTGGGCCCAACCATTAATATATTTGCTTTGTCAATTTCGTTTTCAGGATTGCTGATACGTTTATAGTGGTTGGTAATGGCCACTGCCAAGACTATCTTGGCACTGTCTTGCCCCACTACGTATTGGTCAAGATATTGTTTAATGTCATGGGGGTCTGGTATATCCATTGTAGTGATGGATTTAGTTGTCCCTTGTTTGTTTTTTATTAACTTACCGCAACGTTCGACACAGTCGCTACAAATAGCAACGTTATCCTGCACGATAAAGGTAGTAACAGCATTCTTGTGTTTACTACAGAATGAGCAATGGTTAATTTTTTCCAACATGTTATCCTAGGTCGATTGTGATTTAAGTTTTATTGAAATACGTTCTCTTTCGATATCACTTAATAAGTCAGGATCGTACTCCCCTGACCCAATTTTTTCAATAAGATGATTTATATAGGCATCATCATATACATAACTATCGCTAAGATTTTTATTTGTCTTTATCCAGTTAACTCCGTTGTACTTGTATAATGCGCTGGGTAGTACATCAACTCGCAGAAACATATCACCTTTTTCAGCTACATTGGGAAATGCAATACCAAATCCTTTCATTTCCCCTGCCTTTATATCATTGTCTGCTTCCAGCCCTAATTTGATATTGATTAGATCTCTATCACTTAAATTTAATTTGTCGACGTGCTCAGAATGATGCCAGGGTAATTCTGATATCAATCCTTGATTATATTTTATCATATATTCTCTGAATGTTTTGCCAGGGTTTTCTCCTTTCCAAACTTCCATCGCACGTTTTTGCAGATCGTTGCCGTATGGTTCAATATCTTCAAGTATATCTGTCTTATCATTTAATTTATCAACTGGCAAGTCTTCGCTGGCTACTTTTTTTATTTGAGCAATTTGATCATCAGTTAACGGCCCATCGTCTGGTTCATATACGCTACTGTTCTTAACTATGGGCGCCGACACAACTGGTTCTCTACGTTTTCTTTTCCATACACGAACTCTATGTTTTTTAACACCAGGTTGGTATTTGCGTATTTTTTCTTTAACTGGCACGACAGGAACAGATATAGCAGCGGGTGCAGGTAATATTTTGCGAACCCAAGTCATACTTTCTGTTGCAGCAAGTAACATCATAACCGCTAACGGATCAAATACAGCAACAATTATCATAATAACCCAACGTACTGCACGTTCTAACATGGTTTGATCCGCAGTATTACCGTATACTAATTCAGCAATGTATTTGATTGGCCCAACTTCTACTTCTAATTTACGATATTCTATTTCCAATGCATATTTCTTTTGTGTTAGTGCTTCAATTTCTAAGTTGGCTGTTTTTATCTTTTCTTGTTGCTCATTTACAAGTACTTCAACCGAAGCAGTATCACCTTTGCCTAATTGATTACGTAGACGATCAATCAATTTGTTTGATTCAGCTACCTGTGTTTCTACTGACTGTCGCACTCGTAGTATCTCGTCACGAGCAGCACGAATAATAGGATCTTTGTTGGCTTCCGCTAACTTATTAATTACTGCGGTACGTTCTGTTTCACGAGCAGATTTCCAAATAGTAACTGCTCGTGCAGTGCCGGCACCCCATTCTCCATCGGCGTTAGTACTAACTAAGGCTTGTGCCTTTTGTATTTCTTTGGCATCAATAAACTTTTGCAATTGTGAAAGTTGCTCGTCAATTTTGGCAACTTGATCGCTGTACAGCTTTGTTTGTCCATCGATAATCTTTTGCTGTTCATCAATAACTGGCTGTATTCGAGATAATGCGCTGTCAATACGCCCTTGTTCTGTGCGAATTTGGCTGTTTACATTGGCATCTGCCCCTGTACCTGATGTTTCTAATGTCTTAGCACGTTCTTCAGCTTTGGTTACAATTTCAGCTTGACGTTTAAGTTCAACTGTGATACGTTGTATTTGGGCGGCGTTCTCTTGACCTGCGCCTACTTGTTCAATATGCGCTTTACTGAGAAAACCAAATATACCCATACTGGTAAGGAACATCAACACTATCACGGCAGAAACAAGATAAATCTTCATTAACAATTTAACGTTGTGCCAGAATTCATGAAGCCAAACTGTTATTGATAATTTAGCTGTTCCAAGTATTACGCCCATAATGATAATAGATATTGGGGCACCGGCAAATATTGCAGCTAACCCGGCAATAGAATAAAATTCTGCAATAACACTAAGACATAGTGCTACTGCCAGCATAAGATAGGTTAGAAACATAGTTAATTATTTGCCACAGATGGTAAAGTTATTAATTCAAATATCATTACGTATTTAGTTCCAAGTTCGATGTACTTCTTCTACCCACTCTAGACCGTCATACTCGGCAATTTCCCAATTAACTCCGGCGGGCACTTCCACGATCTTAAGTTTAGCATAATTGCCATCGGCTTTGCTACCCAATTGGCGAACTACATCAACTAATATGGGATCATCTCTATCAATTTCAATGGACCCCCAGATACTTCCATTAACTTCAATCTGAGGACCATACAATGATTCTGTATGTCTATCTGGGCCAGACACCAGTGTGTAGGCAATTCCTGCTCGTTCTAGGTAAAGAATTTTTGCTTCTTTGCTCAGGCCGAATCCGCCATGCTGCGTGTTAATTACAATGTATTGTATACCACGCAGATGACGGATAAGTTCATCATGTTCCGGATTTGTCATTTCGTTTAGTTGACTTCCCAACAGTTATAATAGCACCACGATAATGCCAGTCACCACCAATTTCATCACCGGGGCGATTTGCCACTTTTCTAAAACTTGTACCCGGACGATTCTTAGCATCTAATTGGAATTCGTGGAATTCCTCTGGCGTTAGTACATATTCCTCCACCGGACCCGATGCAGTCGCATCGGTATGTGCCAGTTCTAGTTGCTCAAAAATGTTAAATTTTCTACGCTTTACCTTCATTAATAATTTTCCTTGACAATGTAATACTGTGGTTTGGGATATTTCTCCAGGATTTTTTCTTCCTTCATATATTGGTTCATTACAGGAGCAGTAAAAAATAATTTATCAAAAACTTTTTTGTTAGTGCCAGTTTCTACTACGGTCAAATACCACGATTTCACAGCCATGTAATTTCCTTTTTAAAATTTCTCACCGGGCTCAGTGCCACGGAATCTAACAAACCTAGGGAACCTAAGACTATAAGTGCCGTCTTGGTTTTGTGTAACTGCATCTGCGGCAACCTCGACTACATGCCCCACTAAACTATCTTTATTTAACCAATACTCATCACGGTCAACATCAGAATAGCCACTACCAACATTAACTTTGATATTTTTACCATCATCAGTGCCTTCACATATTATAGCACCTAAACGTCCCTGATTGCGACCAGTTCCTTCTTCAAAACCAATTATATTTAAGTCGACAGTGATAACAGGCTTCCACTTCATCCAAAAACTTGAACGTTTACATTCGTACGGGGCGCCGATATCTTTAATCATAATCCCTTCGAATCCTGCGACTACCGCATCATTGGCATAACGTTGTAATTGGTTATGGCCTTCGCAAGTATCAAGGTCAACTTCGATACCATCCATGATATTAATACAATTAGTTTTATCGAATATAGGCCGTAATTTTTCCAATGCTGCTAATCGTTTATATTGTTGGGCATTCCAATACCCACGTTCAAAATCGTCTAGCGGAATAAAATCAAAAACATTATACACCATATCAGCAGAGTCAACATTAGTTTTACGTTGTGCCTGCTTCATTAATGCTTGAAAGCTAGCACCCATAATTTCACCATCTAGCACAACTCCTGAATAAGATTCAATTACCATTGTTCGTAAACTCAGTCTGACTGATTCAAGTGCTTCTACAATGTGCGGGAAGTTATCAAATGGTTTACCATTACGACTAAACAGTCGCACATTAGTTTTTGTTACCAATGCTAACACTCGTACTCCATCTAACTTTTGTTCCAGACGTTTTTTGCCCTTCATTTTGTTAGGGTGCCCATTGGAATCTGTGGCTAATTGGCATTCAAATACAGGAATAGCCCATTCAGTCTTACCTAAAATTTTGTTTAGAGTACGCTCTGTAATACCACAGCGTAGGTCTTTAATTAGAACACGGCGGCATAATTGATTCCATTCAACAGTATCAAACCGTTGACTCATTTCTGCAATAGCATCACGGGCAGCATGGCCGGTCAGGCTACGTGTACGCAATGCTTCCAACATGGCCCAAAATTTAGGCCATGGATTAGGTTTATCAACAAGTCCGTCTGTCTCAGGAACCTTCTTGACACCGAATACATAATAAGGGTTATATGCTTGATAGCAATTAAACAAAAAACATTGGGCGTTAGTTGAACCCAATTGTGCTGCCATCAATGCTTTCTCAATTACAGATTCCTTGTGTAGCCTACTGTTGTCACTTTCAAGGTCTCTGATCCAGTCTGCTGCCAATTTAATTCCTTCAAAATTTTCTGTACTGTAATCTATATGATTAGAAGGTATGCTTGTATTCATGATTTTAATAACGCCCATGTTGCTGTTTTTTCTAAATCTTCTTCAAATTCTGGATAAACATCATCCAGCTTTTTCTTGTTGATCTTTGTGTATTCGTGATTTACACCACACTCCTTGCTCTTGGCATTGATCTTTCGTTGAATATGCCAGCCTTGTTCTTCGCGAATTTGTGTCTGAAGTTTCTTGCCACGCCGACCCCAAACAACCAAATATCGATTAATTCTTTGGAATGACCATTCCTCGGCTCCAGTAATGTTTTCGGCAAGTAAAATTACACCCCATACTTTATCCTGATTCTTTTCTTCATCACGGCACCAGCCAATAAATTCATATTTAATACTCATGTTGATAATAACTCCATCATTTTTTTACCAGTTATAATTTCATGTATCTCTTTACTGTTGGTCGCAGTCATGACCATTTCGTCTACTACCCATTGTGACATATCGACATTTCGGAACTCTCTCATTTTTATAATGAGAGAGATAAATCCTCGCAATCGCCCAATGGTGGTAAACAAGCGTGGTTCTTTGAACCATTGATGATAACGAGGAGTACCTTTAATATAAAGTCCTGTTTCTTTATTTCGGATTACGTAGTACGTTACCATGATGAATTGTAAAATACTTTAAGACCAAGGAAAACTTCTGCTTTGGCGGCTTTAATAAAATTTAAATCGTCTTGTTTGTAAAACTCGTCAGAGCCATCACCAAAAAAGAATCCTCTTGTTTTTGGTAAATTACCAGCTTTGACGTCGGCTTCTAACCTATCAAGGTCTTCCCACGTAAGTTCTAGTTCAATGTTGTTGAACATATAACCTGTTTCTCCGTCTGCTCCTGGATTTTTCTCTACCCAAAGTCTTTCCATCCAACCTTGGAGGTTTGGATGTTTGCGCCAATATGCTAATTCAGTGGGCTCTCTAAGTTTGGTTGGATCATCGTCTTTCTTTTCGTAATTCTCATCGCCCCAGTATTCATCAAATGAACCGGCCTTGGCGGCAACATAAGCGTATTGATCTAATCCCATGTCTACTCCAAATGTTTAACGTGTAAATATTATAGTGTAGATAGGAATATTTGTCAAGATAAATTAGTCATTACCTTCAGCATGAGCTTTGTATTGTTTCCAGTGGCGCAAGTAGTCTTGATTGAATGTGTTATCTTCTACCGATTCCACAAATTCCACTAATGGGCGACCCCATTCGTAACATAGTTGATCCAGCTTTTCCAAAACATCGGGGCTGATTCTTAGTACAGAAGTTAGCCAATCTGATATGGCAGCATAGTCACCGGAGTTGATTTTCTGAACATACCAGTCAAGACGCTGTGGTTTCTTCAACATCTGGCGCCCAAGTTTTTCCAAGTGTGCCCAAACATGATCACCCAATTGTAGAAATTCATGGTCCGCTATATGGGCTCGTTCATCTCGGTCATGTGCTGCTATAGCGTTGGGATCGGTAATCCCACGCATCATGCGATCAAATTCATCGTCACCGGTTGCTTCCGCAATGGGTGTTGTAGGTTCATTCGGTGATTTTTTATAATTCTTTGCTATAAAAGCACCTTGATTGAAACTGGAACTTTTGGTAGCAGCCGAAGCTGAATTATTTCGTTTGCTCCATTCGTACCCGGCTTTATGTCCACTGCAATCTTTAGTGCAGGGACTATTCATAAATTTTGCTTCTATGGTAAATTCTTTTGCTCTCATACCAGTATTTAGTTAGATTAGCTGGTTGGGGGCAGGGGGTATGGATACTGAGATGGAGTTAATGCAGCCTCCGGTGGTGGGGGATTTGGCGCCACTGGTACATTACTAGAAGTGGCGATTCCAGTTGAATTGATATTAGTTTGTCCTTGCCGTAATGCAGCCACCAGTGATTGCCCACCCAGGGTAGTTAAATCTGCAACCGATTCAAGATATTGAAAAGAACTATTTGCCGAGGTGTCTTGCCCGTAGGTTGGTATCGAGATTACAAAACTGTAAATGGCTGGATTACTGTTGGGTAATAGATTAGCAAACTGCACACTGGCACTTTCTTGAATAGTTTTCTCAGAATTTAATTGAGTCATCATATTGTTCCAGTTTGTGTTTAAGTTGGCTGTTTGATTGGGGTAGGTAGTGATCAATGTGGGGATAACATTTGAGTTGACCGACGGAATAAGACCATTGCCACCTGCACTATTACTGGTCATGTTGGCTATCTGTCCGGAAAATGCAGCATTGATATTATCATACGTTCCTGCAGCCGGGCCAGTAGCAATTATAATTGGACCTTCGGGAGGACCATACGTACCACTAGCAGTGGCCTGTATGTCATTGTAGATGCTGACTAGATCAGACAAGTCCATGGAGTTAATCAGTGTAATAGTATTGGCTATGGCATTAGCAACCACTACCCCGGCAGCTATTCCCATGGAGTCATTGATAGTGATAGTCCCACTAGGTCCAGATCCTGTTCCCAGAGTATTGACAAGACTATTGGCCACTGCCGGATCAACGGCCGATGTTTGTGCATTAACTAGTGGCAATCCGAAATTTGTTTGCACATTACTAACAGCATTGGCTAATCTAGGTAAATTTAATGAAGATATGTTTGTTATTTGCTGTAGTGCAACCGACAAGGCCTTATTGGCCAATGCTTGGTCCGGGGGAATTATTTGACTTAACCGATCTAATGCTGTCATGATAGTGAGCTCAGGGCTATTTTTGGTAGGTACTGATTTAATGTCGAATTAACTGTACCATCAGGATTAGTATAAATGTTTTGACTGACTCCGTTAATTCCGGTAACAGTTAATGTTTGAAAACTAGTGGGAAATAACTTATAGGGATTTAACAGGTCTGCCATGGTGTTAATATTGGTGGTGGTAATTCCCATTATTCTTAATATTTGTGTTAATTCAGTACCGGTAATCTGCGTCATCGCTGCATACATAGCCTTTTGATCGGTATCTGATGCGGGTACAGTAGGTGAAGCTAGGTTCACCACGACATCTGGACTTACGCCTGCATTGGAAAAATATAACGCGATATCTGGTGTGATTCCACCAATGCTGGCTAACTGCTGTACTAATGCCAAGGGAGTTCCTAGCTCATCAAGTTTGCTAAGATCTATCAGTCCACCTAAGTTGGCAAGATCATTACCCCATTGTGCAGTACACACGTTAACGCTGGTGATGCCACCACTGACCATATTGTCTGCATTGGTATAAGTCCCGCCCAGATAATTTTGGCTGTTAACTGCCGAGTTAATAAAATTATTTGTAATCCCATTGTATCCCACAAGTGCGCCGAATCCTTGACAAAAAATACTTAGATTTGTTGCACCACCTAATGGACCTTGCCCCATATAGGAATATGCTGTTTCTAGTAGCAAATTGCCAAATAAAACATTACCAGGGTAGGCGATATTTCCTGTATGTACCGGTATACTATCACCTAACGCTGCACAATTTCCAGTTCCCAATGTGTATAACTCTGGATAAATGGTAGGAGATAATTGTGCTCCTGATGAGGTGGCGGCGGCGATTGCATCGGTCAATGCGGTAATGTACGGTAAGTTATTAAAGGTTGACATGTTAGTTACAAACTGAGCATTAACGCTAATGCCTTGGTTGTGTAATAAACTGTCAGTGACTGTTAATTGGAATGGAGTTAACAAACTAGCAGGTTGTGCCATTATGACCCTATCCTAACATTGGTGCTGGCATTTAATCTGGTATGCCCGCATGTGTCAACGTCCGACGCAGTTACTATAGGTTGCCCACCTGCTTTAACCGATGAATTTGTAGACATAGTACGTGCCGTGGTATGTGGAGGTTTGTAATTGGCATGTGAGCTAACTGAAGTCCCGCTAACCACAACGGGGACTCCATTAACTCTTACCGAATTTACTCCATTCATGGGCTTACCACCACATGAGTTTGCGTCAGTTATTCGTACAACTCCACCTGCCATATATTATCCTAAAATAAGTTTCTTGCTAGGAACGTCGATTCCGGTAGTAACTTTAATGTATCGCTGCTTAACTCCGTCTTCAGTTTCAGCAAACATTGCGATGTGCTTAATATTTAGTGCTACTTTTGCCCCTGGTGACGAGGTAAAAATGCCCTGCATTAACGCCGGGCCCTGGGGACTAGGCGCTACTGCCAATGGTTCTGTGATATAGATATAGTCTGGGTCTGAACTTAATACTTTTGTGACTATTTCTTCGCCCGATGCCATCTTAAATGTGTATACTTCGTTGTCTTTAATTTCCATATTATCCTTTTAACTCTGTCCAAAATTCTTCTGGCTTACTAGCCAATCCCTGATACCCACCCTGAATGAGTGTTGTGCCATTGAAAATCTGCGGTACACTACGTAGTCCTTGCTCAACCAAATAGTCACGAGCTTCTGTGCGAACACCTACATTCACTGTGGTATATTCAATACCTTTGCTTTCTAAAAGTGCCTTTGCCATGTCACAAAATGGGCAATCGTCCTTTGTATAAACTGTTAATTTCATCTTTTTTCCTTATGAACTCTTATTATAGCTGATATTTACCGGTAATAATATAGGCTATGATAAAACTGTAACGACTAAATATAATATTATGAAAATATTTGAAGTGTTAACTCGCGGTATCGCTGAAGGTGGGAATGTGTTTACCGGTAAAACTGGTCCAATTCTTCGTGAAAACATTCCACCTACGTTAGAAGCTTATTTTGCTGAACTAAAATCTATTTTTCCCAAGAAAGCGGCCATTTTCAATACTAAACATTTTGAAGGCCTAGGATCAGTGGGCAAAAAAGCCATGTCGGGAGATATAGATTTAGGAGTTTCAGCTAGTGATTTAGTGGATAAGGAAATGTCGGATCAGTCCATAGCATTATGGAATATTGATCCAGCCGACGTCAAGGCTACCTTTGATCAACTTACAAAACGAGCAAGGACTGCCAAGCCCGAGCAATTACGAATGAAGGCATTTTTAATTAACTTGGTGTTATATATCAATAGTCATGCTGCTAGTCTATATTGCGATGAAAAGAAAGTATCCGATGGTAACATATTTGGACTATTCCCACAGAAAGATATTGAAGGTAATGACGTTGGTCAGGGAGTTCAAATTGACTGGATGGTGGGCGATTTAGGTTGGTTACGTTTTTCATATTATTCATCTGCATATCCCGAAGGCTCCAATGTTAAAGGGTTGCACCGTACTCAACTTATGTTGTCTGCTTTCCAAGTAGCAGGATTATCATTCAACCACGTAAATGGTGTCAAAGATAAAGAGTCAGGTGAGATACTAGCTCGAGATCCGGTACAGGCATTGGCAATATTAAACCAAAGACTTAATACTAACATTACGCCGGATGTGGCGGAAGATTATTATAAATTACACTCCGCGTTAAAATCACAACTCAGTCCAGAACACTATAACCATCTGGTCAATATTTACTTTAAAATATTAGATTCTACTCGTGCCGATATTCCCGATGATCTACAGAAACAATGGTTAGCGAAGAAAGATGAACTGGGATTAACCGGCAAGTTCTTACCAGACGAGTCAAAATTAAAAGCTAATATGACAGAATCAGGAGTAGCTGGTGCAGACCGAGTTAAAAGCCGCGAGGATTTTAAACATTTCTTGAGTGATTATCAAAAACTTATTAGTCAGTTTCCCGGATTTACCAGCATGGTTCCCAGCGGAAGTTATAACTCAGATGCTACCAAGGAAGATTTTGGCGACATAGATTTAATAGTTCACATTCAATCTGAAGTAGATAAGAAAGAACTTAAAAAACAATTAGTAGATTTTTTCCAAAAACAACCTGATACTGTTATAGTAGGATTCAGTAACCCTAAGTATACTGGTAAAAGAACTTATAACTCAGGTGAGATTGTAACTGTTAGATATCACGATGCCGCGCTTGGCTACTCTGCACAGATAGATAATATTATTGCGCTGGATCAAAAGGAAGCTGGGTTTAAACAACAATTCCTGGACATGCCAGCAGCAGTACAGGGGTTGGTACTGGGGTTGGTAAAAATTGCCACTATAGAAACTCCGCCTGATCAATTATTTGAACAACTAGGAATTCCAAATCCAGGGCCTTTAGGTAAAGATCAAGAGTATGAGTTTAATCTATCCAGCAACGAACTACAATTGCGCCGAGTTCAATATGAACCTGGTACAGTTAAACAAGCCAGTAGGGAAGTATTATGGTCATCAACTGACTATGCTGACTTACAAAAGCTGTTATACCAGTATAATTTGAATGTCCCATTTGCCGATTTACTGCAACAAATTAAACAGACCATTAAGAATCCTCGCAGCAGAGAGCGCATTAAAGGTGTATTCTCTTCCATGGTATCTGTTAAGTCTGGAGAGGTTGGCTCACCTAAAGGTGCAGATAAAGAGCGTTCGCTTAATCTTGTTCAGCAGACTTTTGCAGAAAGTGCCGCGGAACAGATGCGAGCACTTGCTAATATTATGCGTGATTAAATGTTGGGTAAGTCGTCATAGTTTAAATCTGAACCCATAACACCGATAACATAATTGGTCGATTCATTTTCCTGCAATGCTGTTTGTTTGTTCGATGGATTACTATGTTTGGTGAACCATGGGATAGGGGTCGTTCTTGGCGCTGTGCCTTGATACTTGATACCAATATCCTTTAGTGCTGCTACGGCAGTAAAGTCAACAAAGTCTTTTAGAATATTAGCATTGAGTCCAATAACCGGACCTTTGTTAAACAAATAGTCTGCCCATTCTTTTTCTTCTCGAATAACATCTAGGTATATTTGATATACCTCGGCTTCACACTCACCCTTAATGCTGGCAAACCTAGCATCTTCCTTGACAACTTGATTGATAATCCAAGCTGTCCATTCTTTGTGTAAGATTTCGTCTTGTAAAATTAAGCTGATAATATTACCATTGCCAATGAAGATACGGTTCTCAACCATTGCCAAACTTGTGGCAAATGAAACCATGAAGCGAAATGCTTCAAGAGCGTAACTAGCATGTAGTGCTAACCAAATTGCTTTGATATGTTCTCTTTCATCAACAGCATATCCATTATCATTTAGCTCTTTGCGACAATTTAATCTGTGTAGATAGTCGTAGTATTTTCCAATACTTGCCGCCATGCTAATAATTTCTTGTGTATCGTGAATAGTGTTAAACACATCCTTTGGTACATTATAGATATTGCGAATAATATGGCTATACGAACGACTGTGAATGTTTGTTTCAAAGAATCCCCAGTTGTACATCAGTGCTTCAAGTTCAGGAATACTACACACAGGTGTAAACACTTGCGTGGGACCGCGGCCTTGTACACTATCTAATGCTGTTTGTCGCAATAAGTTACTGGTGAAGATATGTTTAACAGTATCACTAGCGTCTTTAAAATCTCCTGCGTCTTTAGTTAAAGAAATTTCCTCCGGAATCCAAAAGAATCCTCTGGCTTCGGCATCAAATTTTGTTAGTTTAGGATAACGAACCTCCTCAAATCTTTGCACCGTAACAGGTCCAGCTGGATCTAAAAACATCTTACGACTGAGGTAATCTGTCTTGGTACTTAAATTATATTGCGCTTTGCTCATTAATATTTTCCTGTTATAAGGTCTGGTTGTTTTTCTAACATTATCTATCCTTAAAGTTTACAGGATTCGCATGATTCTTCATCATCAAAATCAATCTGTTCAAGTGGCATATCTGGTAGTGGTCCTTCTGATTTAGACTTTGATCCTTGCTTGTTAATCAAACTATAGTATAATGTTTTCAAACCCCAGTAATGCGCCAACATTAAATTTTTAGCAATTAAGGTAGCAGGAACTTTACGTCCTTCAAAATGTGCAGGATTGTAAGGGGTATTAGTTGAAAGACTTTGATCAGCATAGGCACCGATAACTGCTGCTGTTTTCAAATAGCCAACACAGTCTTTTTGATCCCACATTAACTGATACTTAGTCTTAAGTCTATTGTATTCTGGTACTACTTGAATCAAACTTCCAGCTTTACTTTCCTTAACAGTGATCAAACTCATTGGCATTTCAATGCCGTTTGTACTGTTAATAACGACGGAACTACTTTCAACAGGAGCGACTGCCATTAGTGTAGCATTACGCACCCCGTATTGTTTCATGTTGGTGCGTAATGTTTCCCAATCTAATTCAGGAGTGAAATCTGTTAAATCATTAACTCCGGTAGCACGAAGTTCCCATGGAAATATACCTTGTCCATATCGTGTTTTACTACTGTGTGTACATGCACCACGCTCTTTGGCTAGTTCAACAGTAGCTTCTGTTAGATAAAATGCTTGATGTTCCATCCATGTTTTAACTTCTTGTAACGCATCGGCTTCACCGTATTTCAATCCACGTTTAGCATGCCAGTATGCAAGATTAGTAATACCAATACCTAGCGGCTGTATCTCGTCATTGCTTAGTTTACTTTGTATGCTTAGGAAATCTTGATAGTCAAGAATGTTACATAGACTACGCTGTAGTATGCGAGCAGCACGGCGCATATCTTCTGGATTACGGAAAGCACCCCAGTTAAGACTACCAAGAGTACAAAGAGCGATTCGGCCTTTATCATCATCTAATCTAGCAAATGATAAAGTTGGTAATAAAATCTCCATACAAAGATTGCTTTGATATATGGTATGAAATTCAGGATCAAATGGTCCTTGATTCTGAACATTGTCAGTGAACATAAGATAGATTCGACCGGTATCTGTGCGCTCTTTTAATATGCCGCCTTTGAATACATCTTCAGCAGCCATAGTTTTAGTTTTTAAACCTTTTTTCTTTTCGTACTTAACATAAAGTTCTTCAAATAGTTCGGTATCTTTATAGAAAGCTTCATACAAATCTGGCACTTCATTGGGATCAAAGAAGGTTATGTTTTCTTTATTTTTGAATCTTCTCCAGAAGAAAGCACTAAGCACAACCCCATAATCCATATGACGGACTCGGGTTTCCTCGGTTCCTTGGTTGTTCTTAAGTACGATAAGATCATCAAACTGATAATGCCAAATGGGATAAAATACTGTAGCACTAGCATTGCGGATACCTCCTTGTGAACATGATCGCAAATCTCCAAACCATTTCTTAAGAAATGGTATCATACCGGTATGAGTGACTTCACCACCGCGTATGGGACTACCAAGTGGGCGTAATCTTCCAATCTCAAGACCTATGCCGGCACGTTTGGCGGCATACTTGGCCATCATTTCCCCCGAAGCAAAGATGCTATCCAAGTTGTCATCGCTACGAATAAGGACGCAGCTACTAAACTGCTTAGTAGGAGTACCCAACCCAGCAAGGACAGGAGTAGCAAGAGTAAAGAGGCCATCAGATGCAGCATTATAATATTCCTTAATGTATTTCATACGAGCCGAGTTGGGCTCTTCTTTATGAAAGACTGTTGCCGACGCAACCATGTAACGAATTTGTGGTGTTTCGTAAATTTCTTTTGTAGCACGATTTTTAACTAGATACTTTTCAATAAGTTGTTCGATTGCAGCATATCCATACTGCTCATCTTTTGAATGATCAATAATGTCATTCATTCGATTCCAGTCTTCTTCAGTATACCATTCTAAAAGTTCAGCAGTATAAAAACCAGACGCAACATTTTTCTTTACAATTTCATATAAGTGCGGCGGCTCATACTTACCATATACTGTTTTTCTAAGCATTGATAATCGCTGTTTGCCGGCAACATATTGATAGTTAGTATGCCCTACGTCTGGATTGGAACCTACATCAATTAAGTCTACTATTGCGCGAAGTGTGATGCCATCAATTTCTTCGGTAGTTATGCCATCGTAGAAATGTAACTGAGCTTTAATTTCAACCATTGACTGACTGACATCAGCTATACCTTTACAAATTTTTGCTATTTGCGCTTGCCATTTTTCTATTTGCAATGGCTCTCTATCGCCATTACGTTTTACAACTGTAATCTTTGTCATTCTTTCTCTTTTGTTTTGTGTACTACTTATACCACTATATGCTGGGTTTGATAAATTTGTTCTTCACTTTTTGTGATAACGGAGTATTTACTATAACTTCCGTTCCCCAATTAAGTGTATATTTTTCTTTGTTAACCAATACTAAATTACGGTCGTCATCCGTTAAAACGAGCTCTGCAGATATCAAATCTGCATGGTCCACTAAAGTTATAGTATACAGTATTCCCAGTCCGCGAGCAAGATCACAGTACGTGTTGTCACTCAAAAGCTGCCAGGGGTCGGGCCAAGTTTCACGGTCGTCCCAGTGAAGATAATACCCAGTCCATGGAGCCTGATACCACCAATTACTAATCGTCTGGAGAGCTTGTTCCAGCGACATTGATTGAACTTCTTTACGAAGGTCAGCCCATGCGGTTAGTCTGTCAGAAAAATCCTTATGCCACATTAACTAAAATAACTGATTGAGTAACTCATTTGAGATGCTGCGTTTGCTGTAGAAACATATTGTAACGATACACTTTGTCCCACTTGTATAGCTGATAATATAACACTTAAATCTTCATTTTCAGTATAATCATCTGTATAATTAGGAGTATACTGAGTGATTACACCGCCACTAGAATATGCGTTAGCGTAAGTACTAGAGTAACTTACTGAACTTGTGCTAGGAGCAGGTGTATTACCAACTATATATGTTCCATTATATCCAGACGGAACTATTTCTGTTACCACAATTGTGCTGCTTATAGGAAAGGTAACGCTAGATCCAGAGGTAAATGATAGTGTTGAAACAGAGCCATTGCCAGTAGCACCGGTTACGTTTCCAATAGTTGGTGTGCTTGCTTTAGAAACAAATATTGTCCCAGTTCTAAATAAGGTAGAACTTTGTACTATTGAGTAATCTACTTTAAAACTCAATATACTAGTACCAACAGTTAATATTGTATCGGTGGAGTTTGCTGATAATGTTGTTACTAATCCAGACTGAACTGTTTTTGATCCTAGCTGTATTTGTGATCCATTTGTTGTGGCAATACTTACTGAGGTTCCCAATGATATTCTGGGGTACTGAGCAGCAAATGCGTCTGATCTTTCAAACATATCACCAACACTGGCATTGTTGTCACCTATTATGCTAATTACTGATTGCTGCGGGCTTGCCGTTCCGGCAAAATGATTGGCAACGTCATAAAAAATATTGTATCCACTTATATTAAGTGATACCTCTCCAAAAGTAATACCAAAACTGTAAATGTTATCAAACACGTTATTAGTAATGCGAGTTCCTGTTGGTCCACCACTGTCACCAAGAGCTAGTGTAACTCCTTGATACAAGATATTAAAATTACTATTGGTAACTACTATGCCTTTTGATACATAGTTGGCACTAACACCATAAGTTGTACCGCTAAACCTACATCCATCAAATACAACGTCGGTTGTGGTTACCATGTCACTTGACAATAATACGCACGAAGTATCGGCTATAGAAGATGTTAATGTCGAGGTAGTACCAACACTATAAAATCCCACACTCTGAAATTGACTATTAGTAGTAGAGTCAACTAAAAATATATTCATGGAATCATCTAAACTTTGAAACGCCATATTAGCGATAGTGATATCAGTTGGAGGAGTTGCTCCACCATTGCCAATATTAGCTCCTGTTTGTTGCAAACTATCAGCAGTTTGTGCTACACAAGTAGTTCCAACAGCACTACCTGTTGCTACCATTTGAATAATAGAATTGTCAGGACCTTCGCCATATAATGTAGCATACGGAGGAATATTTATAGTACCTGAAATAATATAAACTCCGGCTGGAAAGAATAGACTACGCCGAATTTGTGGATTGGCTTGTATACAATATAATTGATTTAACGCACGATTAATGGCAGCAGTGTCATCAGTAAGTCCATCACCTTTTGCGCCGAAATCCAATACAGAAGCAAATTGATCTAACCAGTTCTGTAAACTTAGCGTAACAGGGGTACCGGGTGTAGGGCCAGTTTGCACAGTGTAACCTGCTGCTGTTCCCTTATATGTGTAACTGGCACCTAAATTTAGAATATCAGAAAACTCTGTTAAAATTTCAGTATTTCCGATAACAGGGGCACCTTCTGCTAACGTACCATTACCAATATAAAGCTGACGTGTATCAGTAGACCAACCCAACTCAGCGCCGGCTAATTGAGGAAGATCCGCATTTAATCCTAAACGGTTGGTGATCTGAGAGATTTGAACGATTGCCATTTACTTGATTCCTTAGTATCTAGTATTTAGTTAATCGTGTAATAGAGCTCCAATCGTCGCCACCATACCTGTTCCCAGCGATCAAAGTCTTTGGGGTCCAGTATAAATTCCTGATATTGTGGGCGTTCTAACGGTTCCATGGTAGTGGGATCTACAGTGGGTTTTACACACATTAGTACTACACCTTTACGGATTTTTGTTCCGTAAACCTCGTTGTGTGCCAGAGCATACGCCACTAGCTGTATGAAATAATCATCAATCCACTCTATTTTTTTGGGTTTATTTGTCTGTTTGTAGTCAAGTATACTTTCATCGCCCAGGTGTATACCACATCCATCTGTAGTACCGGCATACAATTGTGGGAAATATAAGGGAATTTCTACTCCCCAAATTTCATTGACGTTTTTAAGTCCATCTTCAATAACAGTCTGTGCCATTTTATGGCTTGCCCAACTGTAGGGATTAGATCCCCGTTCGCTTATTACACCATTGCGTATGTAATCTTCAAGATATTTGTGCATCCTGGTACCGCGATTAGCAGCTTCTGTAGTAATAGCTTGGGCACGTTCTGTGCCTATGGAATTGCGCCAATTTTGTAGGGCTTGCTTTTTTTCTGCTGGCTGAGTGGCACTAAGAACTGTTGTTACCGAAGGGACTCGTCGTCCGTCTGGAGTTTGATAAAGTCTTTTTCCGGATTCATCAGTAGTTCGTGATAGGTCTTTATAATCAAATTTAGGTATATACATTATACTAGTATAACTTAGTGGAAAACAACCATCAAGTTATATGGTGAAACTTTCTCCGCAACCGCAACGGGCTGCTTCTTTGGGATTGATAAAATCAAAGCCTTCGTTAAGACCTTTGCGTACCCAATCCATTTTCATACCTGCTAGATAGGGCATGTCTTTTGGGTTAACCCAAATGTCGACTCCATGACAGTTGTAGTTGTCATAGTCTTGTACTGTATGTAGCTGATCTACGTATTCTAATTTGTATGCCAATCCACTGCACCCAGTGGTACGAACACCAATTAATAAACCAAGCCCAGTAGGTCTCTGTGCAAGATTAAATTTAACTTTGTTTGCTGCCGCTTCTGTTAATGTTATCATCGTTTTGCCTTTTTAGCTGCCATCATAAATTTTAAATCACTTACGTAATCTTTAAATACTTTTCCATCTAAGTGATCTATTTCGTGTAGGAAACATTTAGCATCAAGTTCACTGAATACGGTACTGTGTTCCTTGCCTTGTATATCTTGCCATCGAGCATACACAAACTTGGGTCTAGCGACAGTTAATTCAACTCGAGGAAAACTTAAACAACCTTCTCTATGTTCCCACAGATCTTCGGATAATTTACTTACCGCAGGATTTACCAGCACTAACTGTTGGCCAGCATATACACCGTTTTGCACATTCATCGCTATAGCACGATATGTGACGCCTATTTGATTTGCAGCAAGCCCCAGCGCCATCTGACTATTCATAGTGTCAAGAAGATCTTGACTTATGTTTTCAACTGGCGGATTGTTAAAGTCCCACGGTTGGCACGGTTGTAGTAGTATGGGGTCCGGCCATCTCTTGATTGGTAGTATCATGTTTGCTTATATAATCTTTTACTGCTGCTTTGATCGCATCTTCTGCGAGAATTGAGCAATGGATCTTAACGGGCGGAAGTGCCAATTCTGCGGCAATGTCTGTATTTCTAATTCGTCCAGCATCCGCAAGAGATTTTCCTTTGACCCACTCAGTGACCAGCGATGAACTTGCAATTGCTGATCCGCAACCATATGTTTTGAAACGTGCGTCCGTAATAATGCCATTCGTCACCTTTATTTGTAACTTCATCACATCTCCACATGCAGGTGCTCCCACCATGCCTGTGCCAACGTCATCATCATCTTTAGCAAAGGACCCTACGTTTCGGGGGTTCTCATAATGATCTAGTACTTTTTCGCCGTAAGCCATATAACTTTTTTATTTACCTTTAATTAATCCAGCAAGTTTTGCTTGTATGCTTTTAGCAAAGTCTGGTTGTGGGAAATTCCATCCAATAAATGCGCCTACTGCAAGCCATAATAATGTTTCAAACATGATAACTCTCCTTTTGTATTACTGTTGTACTTATACTTGATTAATTTGGTACCAATATAGTAACATAACAGTTACAATTTGCATCTAAGATTTGTTCGTGATGATATCCATAGGGAGGCATAGGAGGAGGGGTATATACTGGGTTGGGCTGCACATACACAGGGGCTGGGGCATAGTACGGTGCCGCCGCCGCTGCGCCAACGAGTCCACCTATAATTAATCCACCGATAGCAGGGGCGACCCATCCGCCTCGATAACCACCACCATTATAGCTATAACTATTGTAGTTATTATGGCCACCTCGATAGCCTCCATTTCCACCGTTGCGGTATCCATGTTGAGCCAAAGCTGAAGTTGCTGTAATTGAAAGTAATACCGTTAGGATAAGTTTTTTCATGTTAAAACTCCATTAAGTGAACGACAAGTTAATTATATTTAGTTTTTAATTAATTGTCAAGTAGTTTAGCTGAATTATTTACTTTAGGTTACTGGGCATTGCGGATTTGGCATTTTGTGCTACGATGTTTTGGGCATTGTTCACCGGCATTGTAGTATCCCCGGTGTCGTTATTACCTTTAAATTTAATAATTTTCGAACCTGGTTCGTATGGTAATAGTAAATTGCTTAATGGTGGACTAGCAGTTAGTGCGGCAATTTCTTCATCATCTGCATCATTATTGGGATCGATATCAAGATCGAGCCCAAGATTTTTTGCTGCATTGACGAATGCCCCCACCGATATTTCTTTTTTTGCATTAGTATCGTTAGCCCGACCTGATAGGAATTGTACCAAAGCCATTAGCTTGGTATGATCAAGAGGGGCAGAGTTTTCTACTTCAAAAATTAGCATTACCGTTTAGCCCGACCTATTCCCGCTGTATCTGGCGCCGGTAATTCTTCTGGAGGTGCTTCTCCTCCGGGTGCTTCTCCACCAGGTGCTCCGCCGGGCATTCCTCCTTGGTCTGAACCGGCTCCTTGGTCTTGACCTGGAAGTGGTGAAGGTGCCGCTTGACCAGTTACAATACCCAGTGCTTGATCCATTTGCTGTTTAGCTGATTGAATATTCTGTACTAGTCCACCCAAGGCTGCTACCGCATCTTGATTAAATTGCATTGCTTGATCAACACCTACTTGGTTCTTCATTTCATCAACCAATGCTGGTAGGTCTTTAAACTGCATACTAGATACTTCTTCCAACATTTTCTGAATGTCGTCAACCATTGCTCTAGCTGCCAGCACTACCTGGGCTTGCTGAATTTCTGATTCGCGCAGTACATTATATAACTGGCGACGAACTTTTCTACTTTCTGTTTGTAAAGCTCGCTTGGCAATTAACTTTTGTTCTTTTACTGTCAATGGTAGTCCACGCTTAACTTTAGCCATAGCCATGTTAATTTCTTGAACTTGTTGTTGACCAGGAGCCGGGGCTTGTCCTGGATTTGACGCTGATACGGCTGCTTGCATCTGCGCCGTTTGATTACCAGCTGCCTGCTGAACATTCTGTTGTTGCTGCTGAGCAGTTTTTAACTGTTGTTGTTGGGCTGCTTGTTTTACAGCATCACCAGCGGCGGCGACTGAGTTAGGTTGCGGAGCAGTGACTGCATCTTGTTGTTGGTTCTGAGTAGCACCAACTGTTGAGGCCATACCTACGGTTGGTGTTTCTTGTACTTTGGCCCGTAAAACACGTTCCATCATCATTAGTTTTAAGTAAGTAGGATTTTGCTCGCTACTATGAAAAGCGGGAGTTGCTCGGTGTTCATTTACCAGCTTGCTTACTTTTTTCAGCATTGTACGTGCTTGACGTGTTGATATTACGTCAACGTTGATGCTGTCACCGAAGTAACTTTCAAATACCTTAGCGGCTTGTTTTGATGGCGTGGTCGCGGCCAGTTCGAACAGTTTCATTATTAAATCCTTTTTGTTGATAGTATTTAGCGTAATTTACGCATTTTGTTAATTGTTGCTCCACCTGCTTTTTATGGATAATCTTAGTTTCTAACTTGGTTTCAACAGTCTCACGGAATAGCGAATTTTTACTGCGTTCCGCTACATTTGCCCGTGTGTTAATATCATTAGTTAGATCCATTAGTTTTTTATCCAAAATTAGTATATCTCGAGCTAAGTTATAATTGGAAAACTTAGCGGCTATACACCAACTTAATGCTGTTTTTGTGCTGCTAAACGTACCTGCATCGGTAGCAGAACAATAAACACGACATACATTTTTTTCTTTCTTAATAACATATCGACCAAATACCTCATATTCACCAGCCTCATTTTGGAAAATAAGGTTAGTAGTTATGTTAGGAAACTCTTTCCTAAAGGCTTTATCAATATCCATGTCATTCATCATTTTATAATATAGTGTGCTATAAAGTATCCTACGATTGCCACTAATGTTCCAATAATCCCAACACCCCATCCGATTAACCGATCACTGTTTTTTTCAGCCATTTTTGCCAAAGAAACTTTAACGTCGGTTATTTCAGAACAAAGATGAGTAATTTTGTCATCTACTGTGTTTATTTTATTTTCAAGTGCGTTGTACCGCTCAGCACATAATTCAACATGCGCTTCTAGACTTTTCTTCTCAATGTCGGTGGGTTCAACCATAATGTTTCCTTAACAGTATATTTAGCTTAATAAACTAAACCATATATTTTGATCGACACCATTAACTACTAAAAATGGGGTTATATTTTCGTTATTTCCCAGTTGTATTAACATGGGAACCCCAGCACAGTCGGATAACAGCATCTCAGTGGGGTTTTCCTCAGATCCGTATACATAGGGTGTATCTACTTCAAACCCAAAATTCCATATGCTATCAGATTTTGTCGGGTTATCTAATTTTGCTATCTGTGTGCGCAATCCAATCAATTGTGTTACAGTTTCCCAATTGCGTTGTTGATTTCTTGCATGATTCCATGAGCGTTCATCTACAATATTCTTCCCCGAAACGTCAATAAACGGAACTCTCGAGGATTTATAATGCCCGGTAACCCCGGTGGCAGTAATATCAAACAAAGTTTTACAAGAAAATCTCATTCAGAGTCTTTGGATAGTTCATATAGCATTTCAGCCTGCGTGCATATATCATTAAGTGATGGATTATCTCTTCTAGCATTAAATATTTTTATCCAACGCTTATATTCAGCTTTTTCTTTGTCAAGAACTTGATCGGTGGAAAGTAAATGCCGGTGTGTATCGCCAGGTTTACGGACGTACACCGTACGTCCTCCGTCCGGGCTTTCAAAAATTGTTATTTCAGTAATTTTGCTGACCATCATAATATGTGTGTATTTAACTGATTAAAATATAGTGTCAACAAAAAGCCCCTTTCGGGGCCTTTAATTATTGCTCGCTTACAAACAGATTAAGTTTTTTAGCTTCTTCAATAATCATATCCGTACTGGGAAAGTCTGGCATTGTGGGAAATTGCAAGGCTAACTGTTCTTCAGTAGGACCTTCTACTCCAACAAAGACTTCTCGTTTGGACATAAATTCGTCCATAAGATTTTGTCGTTTTTGGAATACTGGCTCATATAATGAATCCTTGGCCAGCTTTAGTAATTCGAGACGAATCTCGTAAGGTGTTTTGCTCATAGTTTTCTCCTTGTGTGAATGTGTGTGTGTTAAAACACGAGCAATATTACTTAGTCATAGAAAAGACAGCCAACAAAAAACCCGCCTAAGCGGGTTTAGTGTTTTTAAAGATAACTTTAAAATTACGCTGCTGTTGTAGCTGTTGAAGCTAAACGGAAACCAACGTCTGTTACAGTTGCGCCAGATGCATCATAGCCTGTACCAGCAACGTTAGAACCTAACGCACGGATAGCGGCTTGTAATGTAGCTGCTGTGTAAGCTGCTGTTGGGTATAAAGCCAATGACATGTTTGTAACGTTAGCGGTAGCAGCAACTTGATAAATTGCGACTGTCGCTGTCTGCTGAATAGTTTGCAAAATTGTCTGGATTGCTCCGTTAACACCGGCTTGGGCTGAAGGATCAGCACCTAAGTCTACTCCGAAGAAGTCCAGTTTTGGACCCATGAAGTTAACTGGTACACCTGCTGGTGCGTATGTTGCGTTTGCTGCTAACTGTGGGCCGTTAAGCGTGTCAGTTGCGAATACTGGTTGTGAACCACCTGATACTAATGGAATTTGTGCCATTTTAAATCTCCTAGTTGATGGACTCTGATGTCCTACTTTTATTTAGTCAGAATATGAAAAATGGCTATTATGGGTTGAATTATATGTAGTTTTGGCGATTATTGCGTGTAAATTTAAACCGATCAACTAGTTTGCTGATCCCTCCCGGTGAGGCAACTACCCATCCTTCGTGGCCAGGTTGTTGTCTATCCAACTGCTTCAATAGGTCCATTTTAATGTCATGTAATAATACAAACGCTGTGAAAGCTGCGCCCATTCCATCTAAATTAGAACTGGGACTCTGCAGGTATTCTACAATATTTCTATATTTGCGTGGAGTTACCGCATTACGCAACCACGTACCAAATCTTGAAATCAATGTATCAGCTGTAAACCCTTCTTCATGTTCACTCTGTATCACATTGTTTATAAAATCCACACATAATCTTGGGAGATCACTTATCTGCATCTGCCTAAGTTCTGCCGGATTAAACAACGTATCGATATCATTACCATGCAACTCTATTATACTTCGTAGTTGTTTAGATAAATCTCGATCGGTGAGTTTAACATTTTCAGTTGGTCTAACTGGATTAATAATTGTTAGCCCAGGTACTGAATTAAGTTTTATATTACCAATGGGTTGTTTAGCGGCACCATGATCTTTATAATAGGTATGTATAGCTACACCCATATGGCTGTTGGCTATACTTTCCCCTAATTCGCTATTTGTTGGAATTTTATATTCCACGGTATTGGGCTTAAAAACTAAAGACCCGGTGTCTTCTATAGGTTTTTCCGAGTACAATAGATCACCATGAATAAAACCTCGAAACTTCGGAGGTACAGCTCGGGCTAATAAGGGCCATAAGAGTTCATATATAGGCGCCAGATGTTCTTTACGAGTTCCCATGTCATCGGCATCTCTGCCATCTAAATGACTGACAAGATTAGCGGGATTAGAAAATAACCCATCGTATGTTTTAGCATTATATCCGCTAACATCGGTTAATATAAATGCACCGTCTTGATCTCGGCCAAATATAATAGCTGGTTTTCCGTCCCATTTTACCGTCGCTGAATTGGGTGCATCCTTGGACAAATGTCTAATATGAGTAAGTGCATCGGCAATCCCCGCGACACCTTTTCTAAATACTAAATCTTCGATATGATCTATTCCACGTGTTCTGCCACCATGAATTTCAGGTAGATCAGATTCTATTAACTTCATCATACCCCGATTTACAATTCGATCACGCAATCTAGAAAGAAAATTGATATCAGATTCGCTCTGTGGATTAGGATTCTTTATAAAACTAAAATCAGTTTGTATAAATCCCCTATTAGGATTGCCATTAATCGGGGTTTTAAAATAGATCTTTGACCCTGAATTTTTTACATATTCTTTTGAGTTAAACTCTTGACTATCGCACCAATGCCGCAATTCGGCCATTAATTGATCTGGGGATATCTTATTAGCGTCTATATTAAGTTCTAGTTTATGTAAACTATGCTGGTCAGCATTACTGATATTGTCCAGTAGGTTTAAATCAACCATGTGCTCAAGCCATTGCACCGTTGTCTTAATGTCCGTTTGTTCGATACGTTGGGTATCCAATTTTCCTTCATTATCGTTAAACACCAGATGCATCTGTTTTCCTTACGGTACGGGTAAATTTAGCTGGATCGCGTAATTTAATTGCATTAATTAATTTGCGAGTAAGGTTATCTGCTTGCTCTGGGGTATACGTCTGATCTATTTGCTCTAATAAACGAATAGCCGATGAGATTATGTTATTGGCACGGTTTTCGATAACATGACGTTGATCATATTCGATGTATATCGAGTCTAATTCTTCCAATAAACTACGGGTTTTCTTTTGCATTTTAATCAGAACCTTTCTATTATTTATTACTATTCCAAATATAAGGATCCGAATTAACTACTCTTAATTTGTGATAACATTTGTTTTAACTTATTACTTTGCAATTCTGCTGTAATTTTTCCTGTTTCTTCTTTATTTTCAGTATCCACTACTCTGCTTTGTGTTTTAATGTTTTCCAGTACATTGGGACGCTTAAATGAGCTTACTGCACTTGCATCTTCGGGCAAATCACTAATTCTCATAGTTTCTACGTTGTATTCCAACTCTACTTTTTGGCCCACACCAGTACTACTACGCGATTTCATACACTGAATTTGATAACGGCCACGTTCTTTCATAGCCCTGCTGGTAAAAATACCAAATACATTATCTGCTGTGTTAATCTTACTAATACCACCAGCGATATGACTATGGTCAAATTCAATTTCTTCCACTGCGCTTCGATTTAATTGCGATGCCGTTACGAATAATACGCCCAGTTCTTGCGATAAGTTGCGAAGTTCTTCTGCTACGTATTTGTCCTTGATAAACTGATCGTTGGGATTTACTTTGACAGATACTGGCATTACTAAATCCAAATAATCCACCATGACAAAGTCAACTTTAATGCCAGTTTGCACTTGAACTTCTTTCAAATACGCACGAATATCATTAACATTGCTTTGTGCAGGTAACGCCTTGACACGATATTGACCAGCTTTTTTGCTAAAAACTCTAACTTTCAGTTCTGCTGAATCTAGATCTTTCCTAATATCTTTAGTTGACATACCGGATAACATGGCGTCAGTTCTTAATCCAACTAGTTCTTCACTAAGTTCCAGGCTAACGTATACACCACTTAACCCCTGTTCCAACCAACTAATAGCTATGTTCATCATAACCAAAGATTTGCCTGATCCAGATCCGCCTGCAAAGATATTTAATTCGCCGCGGCTAAATCCACCATATAATATTTTATCTAGACTTGGCCATCCTGTACTTACTTGACCACCACTGTTAAAATATTTGTCATTTCTTGCTTTGGGGCTGGCAAAATAATCTGTTCCCATATCCTTCTGCAGGCTAATCTGCACCGCATCTTTAATTAATTTTTCTACCGGGGCATATTCACCTTTTTCCAATAAGTCGGCTGATTTAAGAATAGCTCGTTCAAGTTCCTGGCGTTGAGTAAATTTCTCAAATTCTTCCATAAACCATTCTAAACTACCATCAGGTAGATCAGGAATCGCATTTAATTTTATCCCGGTTGTGGCTGATACCTGTGCCAGAATAGGCAAAGAACTATGGTTAGCGTAGTGTTCTTTAATAAACTCTGCTGCCGGCCTAACGCTGCGATCAAAGTTTTCTGGGTTATATATATTCTGCACACGAATAAAAGATTCAGCATCGTGTAGCATCATCTCTAAAAATAACCGTTGTGTCTCAATTCCGTAGTCGTTTAACAAGTTGTCTTTTCCTTAATTCAATTTTAATTCTGCTGGTCTCTTTAGATTGCAATATAGTTATTAATGTTGCAATCTTACCTAATTTTATCACTGCGTCATTTACATCTTTAATACCTTCTGGCCAGTCGGGAATACTAACTGCCCAGTTTAATTCTACTGCACGATCCACTAATTCCATGCCCGCGATATCCTGATCCGGGACCACGATTATTTCTTTACCTATATTGCGTATTAACCTAGCTTGTGCATCGCTTACTGTATTATGCATTAATGCTAATCCGTCAATACTTAATGCATCAAATATACCTTCTGTTACGATTACATATTGCCAATCTTGTTGTTGCAGGTCAGTACCAAATACATATCCTGGCTGAAAATAATTGATCCATACCGGTTTACGATCATCTAAAAATCGTACCGTACTACCAACTAATGTGTTATTATAGGTAAATGGAATAATAACCCCGGTCCGTGCGCCCTTAGTTGAGCTAATCATATAAGGATAGTCAATCGGTGCTTGCCTGCGGCGTAAGTAATTCCAAATATCTGTATGCTCGGGAGTTACAAATTCTACACCTCCCATGTCTCTTTCTTCAAAATGTATGCCTAATATAGCATCAGCAGTTCGTTGTCTATCATCTATCATGCCCTCAATACTACGATGCCGCAGACTTTCTAATTGAATTCTGTCGATTTCTTCTGCAGGCACATTGAGCCAAGATAAAAATTTACGTGCTTTGATGCTAAGATTGCGTCCTAATATAAAACTAGCTGTAAAATTACAATTAAAACAATGATAACTCCAGCCCTCGATACTGCCTTTAAATCCGCCACGTTGACGCCGATCTACGCTTTCACCATTATGTATGCAACAAGGTCCATTAAATGACACCCAGCCTGAGCTGGATTGTTTTCTTTTTGCAGGTAAGAAGGAGATGATGTCAATCATGCTATAGTTTAGCAGATGTGACTACGCTAAATCAACTTTATCGGTATAATATGTTTGTAATATAGCCAGTTGATATAATGGGAAATGCACCTTGGTTGGCAGGGGGAACAGGATATGCCCCAGGATTAATTCCGCCAGCTGGAATAGGCCAGTAACCTGCGCCGCCGTCTAAAATATTAAATCCAGTGACAACACCATATTGATTTATTATGGATTCTACTACAGCACCAGATCCATTGCCCAAAATATCAACCTTAGGCGGGGCCAGATATCCAGCGCCACCATTTTGCACTACCATGCCGGTTAATACACCGTCGGTACAGACAGCATACGCCGATGCCGGAATCCCTGGAGGATTTGGAGTAGAGAAAAGACTATTATTAAAACATAGTCGAAGTAATGGATACCATCCATATACGTTCATATGAATGGTGCCGGTTTTGTTCAAGTAAGTAGTAGATTCTGTGACGTTAATCCAAATACTTTCGTAATTTTGCGCCCATTGTGCTTTGATGGTTCCGGTATACCCTATCAAGTCCAGTTGAATTGTAGTTATAAAGTTTCTGGGTTCGATAAAACTTGAGAAAAATTCTGTATTCTGATAGTTGTTGAAGAACATACTGCCATTTCCACCATAATACCAATTACCGGCCCACCCAGGATAATTTTGATATCCTGCGCCATCCAATGAAGTCTGCGCACTTATTTTTATAGTGGGTACTGTACATGGGATAGATGGTACAAATCTTGGGAAAACAGAGTTAACTAAATCAATTGGCGCACGAGCTCCGGCTTGTGCATTTGTAAATACTGCCTGATTTAGATTGCCACTTTGCACGCTAATAGAATAGTTAGCAGGTTGAGCTACTAACTCCAGTGTATCCTGTGCCGGAACATATACTTTCACTTGCCCAGTTGCAGCATTGAGTATGGTCATTGGTTCTTGTAATAACAGAACTGTTCCAGCAGTATTTGTCACACGAAACGTAAAGGTACACCCGTTTACATTAACCGGCTTCTCATCCTGGTTAACAAAGGAAAATAGGAGTACATTATCTACCCCTAAATTAAGAGTTAGTCTTTTAGCGTACACAGGGTCGTACCTCATAGAAAAGTATTGCCCACTGCTGTCGAGCAATAGCACTTGTGTTCGTTGCTGATAAAGGTAAGCGGTGGTTGAATACATACATCTTATTTAGCTAAATTTTGAAAGATGTTTTTGAACATAAATATTCAGAAGCGATAACTACATTAGATGAACAAAGAAATCTTTGAAAAACTAACCGAAAAATATCCATTTATAACTCTATGCGTATACTCTACTCAGGAATATGTAGGGATAATACAAAACCGTGATGATGCGATTACCACTATGTACGACTTTGGTAGTATCATTGACATGGAAGCTAAAAAGCTATTTTTAGAACTAGCCAATGTTTGGTGGTGGGAAAGTAACAGAAGTATCCCCATTAATATATTCCTTAAAAAAGAATGGGAACCATTCAGGGGCTATATTCGTACTTTTGTTAACAAGGACCTTGAAATAATACATGGTCCGATATGTAGTCTAGCAGAATTAGCCCGCAGCAAATCAAAACGTAGATCTATTACACTTGTTCGACGGATGCCGGACTAGAGTCTTCTAATAGATTCATATGTAATGCCACTAGTGCGCTGTATGAAATAGAGTGGCTTTTTTTAAACGTAAACCCTCGACTATCATCACCGTCCCAAACGCTAGCAAACACTTCTTTCCAGGGACGATTTTGCAAATGTGCTTTTCCAGGTCGTATAATTGCTATAAATGCCGCCATCCTGGTGATGGAATCGGGTTGCATACGTGCCAATAAATCAGTATATTTCCCTATATGCACAAGATTGTTAGTCCATTCGGGATCAGTCCAAAGACGTTGCCAATTAGGTTCCTTGGCTAACAGTTGATCATACTGTTCTTGGGTCTTTATCAGCTTGTACACATTCATATTCAGCAGATCTATTTTAAAATAACCACGATCTTCGGCTTCTTTGTAGTCTATTGCTGCACATTGATGTATAGGATCGTAGGGAATGTCCGTTACATACACCCCGGAGTTATGATTCCGAACTTTTCCCTGTACTGTTTGCCTTGCGGGAACGGCTCTAATCAGTTTTAATAACTGTTCCCTATCTGCTAGGTCTAAATCAATATCTGCTGACATTACCAACCTGCCTTTTTTAATAGTTCTTGTGCCTCTGCACGATTTTCAGGATCTTCTTTTAGTTTCTTAGTCCAGATATCCGGATCAATATATGACCATATCATTGTGCGATGTTCACTGGCAATGTCTGACAAAAACTTTTGCCCGGAGTCGGAATTATACAGTACCCATGGACTAATACGACCTGCAATAATAGCCTGTACAATAGCATTGTGATTGCCGTACCTTAAATAATCGTGCGATGGTGCCCCTTTATCTTCACTCCAATCCAGAGAATGCTCGATTGCTCTAGTTAGGGCGTCTTCCATACGTTCTACCTTAAGGTAAAACAACAGATATTCTTCATACAATGTGTCACTGCACCAGTAATCTAATTTTTTATTTTGTTTTAATATCCATTCAATAAATCTTGCAGGATTTACCACTCGTGTATTGACACAATAGTTTCCAAATTTTACAAAAGCCTTATAGTATGGGCTATCGCAAAAGTTATCATATGTTTTAGACTTGGCTGAACCCTGAGTTAATTCATAAAATTTAAGATATGCGTTAAATCCTAATCGTACTCCTGCGTCATCTTTTACTTGTCTACGCCGTCTTGGTTCACACGAATGCGCAGCCAAGCTAGATTCTCTTACAAAAGATTTTTTACAATACTGGCAAGTATTATTCATTCTACTCGTTCAAAATGTCGTTCTAGTTTATGTTCTTTAATATAAGGCCATCGATCACATAACTGCGTTAGCGAAATAAACACTGGTAATAATAGTGCTACCTCATTTGCTGTGATATGACGTACTGGTTTGTACCGCCACCGATCGCCGTCATTGTCCAGGATAATAATTTCTTTAAGTTCAGGTACTACAGCTACTTCTTTCTTCTTCCACAATGACCAAATCATTTTTTTGTCTCCTGCCCTAATTCTTTTAAATAGTTGTCCACGTCTTTTTTAGTATTAATTTTTGCCATCAAATCAATTTCATCATCTCTTAAATGAGGGAATAGTTCTGTCAGCTGTTTTTTAATACCCGTAGGTTCTTTTTTCTTGGGAGATATCCAGTTATGTCGAAATACTCCCATGCCCGGGCTTACGCTTGTAGCGCATAGCCATTGTAATTTAGGATGTTTGGCTGTGGCGAAGAAATGTTTATTCAATCTTTCGTTAGTGGCAATTAAATAATATTCCTGCAATTCGCTACTGCCCTGAACACTACTACCCCATCGAATCATTAGATAGTTACTGAATTTCTTACGTTCTTCATCAGTAAGGCTATCATAAAATTCACGATCCTTGCGATCAAAACAGGCCATTTCGTTTGCAATACCAAGTTTATCCACGTTTAATTTGTCCCGCTAATTCACTAATTTGATCTTTAATACGTGTAATATCTCGTCGCATTTTCTCAATAATCCGTACGTTGGCTTCGTTTGATGCTTGCAAATTTTTAACCATAGTTTCTAAATCAACTACCATTTTTTCCTTGACCGCCACTCTATTGGGCAGTATAGGTTCATCACCTGGTCCATATTGATCATTAGCTGTTACCATATTAAAACGCCTTATTATAATTAACAATCTCGCATGTGCGACTTATGTCTTTAACAAAATATACACAGTCGGGCTTCTTACCTTCGTTTATAGGAACACATAATAATTGACCATTTTTAAGTTTGGGTGCATACCAAGTTACATCTTGATATACATCTAAAATTTCCACTTCCAAAAAACTTGGCCTAAAACTAGTTAGTGGGTTAAATTGAAATGCCTTAAAACCTCGATCATTGAGTGCTGACAAAGGTATTACTTCCAGGTCACCCGCCTCGGGATCACCAATTAATAACTGCCAATCAACGGGCATACGTACTCTATACTCACCTATTCGTAATACCAGTGCAGGACTATTAAAACTTTCCAGGAAGATTAGTGGAATATAATGGTAGTCGGGATCTTGTGGATTGGAATTATCCAAAATACTAAATCGCATATCATCTATTTCTTCTGGTAGGTGATTTAAGTCATATGGTTCGTTGTCTAGGGTTAATATTTTCATATTGTTATTTTACTTTATATAGCCGCATATAGCAACCTTTTTATTTCCATTCCAATTTTTCTTGGGTATATGGATAGTTGGCGTCTTTGTAAAATACTTTACGTTTGGTTAAGTGACGTTTAGCAAATTTACAAGTTGATGTTATGTCCCATATTTGCACATGGTCTTTGTCTTCAGCCTTTCTAATGCCACGCCCTATACTTTGGATAACCCTAACAAAAGATTTACCAGGCTCAATAAGCACCAGATTAAAGATCCTAGGAATATTGATGCCAACAGCGGCGACACCGTAAGTTGCCACGATAATTTTACCCGTGCTAATTGCGACCTCAGCATATTCTTCATCTCTTTTAGTTCCTTTAGTTGCCCCACTAACAAATACCGCGTGATCTCCCAGTAATTCCACTAGTGCATGACCCGCAGCAACACGGTCAACCAGCACTAATGTATTGCCCGTTAAGTTTACCTTTCCCACTAGTTTAGCTACAGTTTCTAGACGTTCTTTATTTTCCAACAAAAATTTTAGTTCGCTTTGATAGTTTGCGAACTCTGCGTGGTCAATTAATTGAACGATGTTAACATGACATTGTGCTAATACCCCTCGCTCTTGCAATTCGCTAGCTGATAACTGATTGGTAACGGGCCCAAGACTACATGTTAATGCTTGGAATTCAAAAGGTTCCTTGGGAACAGTACCAGTTAATCCCCAGCGAATGGGGATACGACTCATTACTGTAGTGAGTAATGTTTTAAGTGCATCTGCCTTGGCCATATGTACTTCATCTACCATTACACATACTACGCCTTCCAAAAATTCTTGTATCGTAATATCTGTATTATAGTTCTTGGTATTTTTAAGTAAATTATTTAGGCTTTGCCACGTGCATATAGTATGAGTTTTACCAATGTCTTTTCTATCACCAAAGTAAACTCCCACATCTAATTCCAAACTTAGATAATCTCGTTCGGTTTGCGTCACCAGTGACTTATTAGGCACAATTACTATTGTTCTACCATGTGCTTCACAACGTTGGCTCAGAGCTGCGGTCATAATCGTCTTACCAGCACCAGTAGCAACTTCTTGTATAGATTGTGGATTTGTCAAAAAGTTGTTAATGATTTCAACTTGGTAGTCGCGCAGTTTAATAGGCTGACCCGCCAGTGGATGACCTTCTCCCCACATGATATGAGAAAAAGTATCTTCCGTTACACGTTCAAATGTAAAGCTAGTTGAGTAATCTCTTTGATCATCAAGTTCGATATTATAATTAAAATTATCCAATATGGGAATAATCTCGGGCAGCAGATTCACATACGTGCTACCGCCCAATTGAAAATATGCTACCTTACCGTCCCATCGCCCCAGTCTAACTGCTGGTTGATAACGTGCTCCTGGTACATCATATTTGAAAGTATTGACTAGTTTTCGTCTAGCATCTAACTCAAGTCCTTCGATTTTAATATTGACCTCATCCTTAACTATGATAGTGGCTGTTTTCATAGCTGTACATCTTCCATTCCCGCTGCTCTAAGTCGCACAACATGTCCTAACATAAAATTTTTGGATTCAAGTGATTTCATAATGCCCAAATAACGATTGCGTAGCAACGCAACTTCATTGATAAGTGTTTCAAAATCAATAACGTCATCTTCGCCATCGACATATTTTTCAGCATCTCGACTGGTCAATGCGCGAGCGTAACCTTCTAAATATTTCTGAAAGAATTTTCGACGTATTTTACGTAGTTGTAGATTAAGAAAGTTTAATACTGCTTCTATTTCTTGTAATTGGTTAAACCTATGCTCAGTGATGCCCGGTAGGGCAGTAACATTCTTTTCAATAATACCCCCTATCTGGCAATCCTGTTTGGCTTTTACGAGTTCGGCTTCATAATGTGAGATAAAATCTGGTATCACACTTAAATCTGCCGCAACACGACTATACCACATGCTTAGTCCTCATAACCGTCATCTTCGTCCCAGTCAAGGGTATCTTCTTCGTCTTCATCATCTGGGTGATCTTTAAGATAACTGGTAAGAGCACGTTTGATATCCGAGTCGCCTTTAAACGTATCTTTAATATCATCGGCAGAAATATCATTGTCAATTAAAACTGACACTATTGTTTCTGCCGCTTCATCACGATCGACTGTATTAACGAAACGCTTTAATTCATTATAAATTTCTCTTGCTAAATCTACTGACATTGTTATTCCTCCGTGGTTATGTCTTCAATACTTACTGTTGCTGGATGTTTTCCAAAGGTTTCCATAATTTTATCTAGACAACCATCTTCATTTGCTTCCCATTTTTTGCGAAATTGTTTGATAACTTCGCCGTCCGGGGTAACAAACACTAGACTGTTGCCTTCTTTTTTCAACATTTGTCGTTTTTCAGCTAGGTCAACCATGCCGCTGTATGGATTCATGCCGGTTTCATAAGGGATCTTAATCTGCATACCTTCAAATGGTTTTGCGTATCGTGTTTTCATTACTTTACATCCAGCACGAATACCCATAACATCACCAATTTTATTGCCATCTTCATCTTCTTTCAACTTCATTTTCTTCATAGCAACAACAATACTAGAAGCATAGATAAAGCCTTGCCCACCTGAGATTTTATCATCGGGGTCAAACATATCTTGACTTGCATATGTATGATTGGTACATACCATACCCACGTTATAACTACCAAACATGTTTACACAATTACGAACTAGTGATGTAAGTGCTTTAGGTTTGCGACCCATGTCACCTTTCATATCACCATCATCAAACTGCTTAACATCAGTTGGAGTTAACAACATACCCAGTGAGTCAATAACAAACAAGACCTTAGGACGTTCGCCTTCTGCGAGTGTTTTGTAATCGCTCATAAATGTTGCGATTGTCTTGGCTACATCATCTATCATAGCCATGTTGAGTTTAAGTAACTTGCTTTCATCAGTATCAACGCCAAGTGCTTGTAACCAAGATTCATCTAATGCGTTTTCTGAGTCAATTAATACGACAAAAATGCCTTGATCTTGTGCGTTTTTAACGATGTTACCTGAACAAATGTAACTCTTACCAGCACCTGATTCACCGGCAAATACTGTTACCTTACCCAAGGGAATACCTTTGTTAAAGTCCCCACTAATAAGATAATTTAAGGCAAAATTGCCTGTACTGATCCAATCTGTCGGATCATTATATCCGATTGACATACCTTCAATTGATTTGGTAATATCTCGACGGAACTTACTGAAGTCATACGGCTTAGCCATGGTTAATCCTTATTTTTTTCATAGATATAATAACATAAGGGTTGCCCCCTATGTTATTGAACGGCCAACTGCTTATGTCTTTTGGCGTGCTTTGATTCTAGCTAAGATGTCTGCCGGATTCATTGGAGCAGCCGCAGCAGCAGCTACTGGTGCTGTTGGCATGTCATCGTCATCATCAAAACTACTTGAAGTAGCGGCAGGAGTTGGCTTTGTAGGCACAAATTCTTCATCATCTGCTGGCGCTGCTGCTGGTGCCGAAGATTGTGATGCTGGTGCTTGTAAGCCTGCTGGGCGGAAATACTGTCCCCAACGTTCTGCATCATAGCTTTGCCCATCAACTGAAGCTTCAAACATTTCTGCAATAACTTTAAGTTCGATTTCTGTTGGACGCTTTGGTAAAAATGTTGACAGGTCAAACAATCCATACTGTTCAATTGCCGCTTGTTCAGCTGCTAATAGAGCTGATTCTTTACGTGCCCATTTAGATGAACTGTAGTCAGCAAAGCCACCTTTGGAGCCCTTGGTAACACGGAAGTCCAAGCCACGCAGATAGTCTGTTGGCAATTCTTCTAGTTCAGGATCCATCAATGCTGATTTGATTGAAGTAAAGATTTGTGGTCCAATAATAAAACGACGGATTGGATTTTCTGGAGTCTTGTCGTCGGCGAGAGGATTCTCACGAACAAAGCCTTGGAAAATGTAATCACGCTTTTTCCAATACTTGCGACCCATTTCTTCCATTGATTTATCTTTAAACCAATTGCGTACTTCGCTTAAGATTGGGCAAGTATCGCCCCACATTTCTACACATGGAACACGTACTTGTACTTGTTTTGATTCTACTTCGCCCTTAATGCCAGCGAATGGTAACCGAATCATAGCACGTTCTTGCCAGAAGAAAGTGTTCTTTGAATTACCGTCTGGGATAAAGCGTAGTGTCGCGGCAGTACCTTCTGCAATGTTCCAGTGTGGATAAATTGCGTTGTCGCCTTGAGATTGGTTTGTGTTTTTTGCTTCTGTTTGTGCTAAACGAGCACGGATTTCTGCTAATGATGCCATTTTATGATGCCTTTCTAAGTTAAGTAAAATGTGATGCCTATCTAAATGATTAGATTATTAGTTGCTTGCCTATTAATTATACACATCTAGGTCTGTGTTTACTAACAAAACGACAAACAAACTAAGGTTAAGTTTGCCGTTCTATTCGTATGTCTTATTTATCTATTTTGTAATTCCTGCTAGAAATTTAATGCGATCCATCATGTCTGCGTCTACACCCTCTACAGATTGCATTCTGCCAGAGTGACCATATGCACCAGCAAGTGCGCTGCGATCGCCAGTCGTTTCCATCATGCTTTCTTCAAAATCATCGGGACGGTCTGAATGGTATCCGCGATGGTGATGATACTCGGCTGCTTTATCTAAAGCGTCAGGATTTTCTTTTGATGCTAACATTTTTTTAAGTTCGGCAATTCTTGCTTCACGTGCCTTGCCTTGTTTCCATTCTCTGTGATCATCACTCATAGCATAATAAGGATCAGCGGCTGCTGCTGCTTCTAATTTTGCTAATTCTTCTTCTGGTGATAGTTCGGCTTGTACAGGTGGTTTCCATTTGTTAACGGGGGTCTTCCCTGCATTGTCCAGTACTCTCCGTACGAATGATGCAAAGTTATGTTCGTGTCCGCCTATCAATCTCCAGAGTTTACCGGACTTAGTGGTAATCACAACATCATTATCAGCGTCTTTTTCGTAAGTTCCGTATGGTTTACCATCTAATTCAATTTCACCATTACTAAATTTTATTACATGCCCATTTTGTGAATATTCTTTATCATCCATATTTTCTGTTATAGTAACACCTGCTAGTTTGGCCATTTCACTTAGTGCATTTTGGTCTGCTGCCGGTGCGGGCGGTGCCGCTGGGGCTGGTGCCGCTGGGGGCGTTGTCCCAGTATTATCAGTTGATTTTGCCATTTGTCCCAACACTTGTGCTATGGCAGGATTATCTTTTAATTCTTCCAGACGATCTTTAATAACTTTTCTGGCATCTGCATTAGGATTTTCTTTGGCCATTTGTTTTAATTTTTCATTTAACTTGTCATCAACAAATATATCAGCCAGTTGAGAAATAACATTGAACCCATCCGCACCCACTGCTAATTCGGTACTTAATAACTTGATCAGTTCGGCTTGTTGTTCCTTGGACTCGGGAAATTTTTGCTCCTTGGCATCGTCATTATCCTCAACTACAAAGTTTACCCATTGTTCAAATATATTAGCTTCTTTCATTTTTTGTTCCTGTTGTAGTTTTGCCAGTAAGGGTAGTGCTTGTTCAACACGTGAATCAATATTTTTTTCAACAAACATATGACGCAAATCTTCTATAATAACATCTTCATCTGTTATTTCGGCTGGATCCCATGATTCAAAATACTTTGTGTACCCTGTTTTTGTACATAGACTTTTTAAATTATGCTGTAGTGTTTCGTAGTATAAGTTGGCACTTTCAACTAAGTTTGCCGTGTCGCCTTCAAATATTCTTCCCTGATTAGCTCGTTTAAATCTACTGAGTAAATTCATTTCTTGAACTATAGTAACAATATGATTACCACGAAGGTCGTAAGGTTTGCCACCTTGTCTAACATGTTCTATCATGGCGCGGCCAGCTGCCAGCTTTGTAAATGGTAATTTAAATCTTTCACCGTCGGCTGTTTCTACATACAGTGATTCAATATAACGGAAACGAGCATCATTTTCACCAATAACACGCTTATGTTTGATCATTAATCGTGCTTCTGTTTCGACACCGTTCCAGGATTGCGTTTTTGTTCCGGCCCAGCTTTCGCTAAGAGCAGTTTGCCCTTGCATGGTATATTTCAGTTTGCTTAAATCTTGTGCATTAAATCCGCCGGGTATATTCTCACGAACAGCAAAATTCTTCAACTGGTTTAGGAAAGAAAACCAACCGTCTTTGTCGTCGGATTCCATGGTTTTACCCAGATTATCCCCAAAGAAAAGAGTTAGTCCTTCGTCACTTATAGAAACAACCGCAGTCCCGTAATTCTTATTTGACTGCCCCTTATACTCAAAGGAAAAAGATACCGCCTGAGAGGGCGGGACATCTTTTTTTATTCCGCCGGCGGCACGGCCCACAGGATTAAAATCTCTGGTGACCAATAAATCATGTAAATGCTGGTTAACGTTGTCGGCTTTCATAATATATTATTTATGCTAATACATGGCGGCGATGAAAGGTAATGGGGGAGTAATATTTTCTCCATGATCCCTCATTTGCGTATCCATATCGGGGTGATACGTCTGTAATAGGATCATCATCCGTGTAACCAATATAGTGGCCATGACCAAATCATCCGCAGACCCTGTTTTTGCTGCGTATCCAATGCCAGTTGCCACAAAGGTTTTAAGCTCAGATATTAGCGAACGACTGGTTATCGTCATCCTATTGGATTCTATCAAAGTTTTTAATTTGGCACAGGCTGTTAGTTTATTTTTATGGCTGGTATTGAATCCTTTGCGATATCTACCAGCGCCGCGAGTAGGATCTGACAAGAAATATCCCTTGATATTCTCTTCTCCGAACTGTTCAATAGATATAAGAGCTGCTTCACCAATAGTGTTGTTCTCTACCGAATAGTATATTGACTCTTCGTCCTTGGTAAACCCATAGATATACTTTACTACATCCGCAAGTATGCGCACCTGTTCGGGAATAGGGGTTCTATTGTGCTTCCATTCACCTATTTGATGAGTAGTATTAGCTTCAAAAATTTGTATAGCAGCAGTATCACCACCAGTACCCAAGGATGGATCAAGACCCACACAGTACATCTTACCGGCTTCTGGTTGTTTATACCAACGTACTTGTGCAGTCTTGTAAATGGGCTCAATCCCTTCAAGTTCTATAAGTTTAGCCGGCGCAATCAGGGTCTCATCGTTAATAATGAACTCGCAGTCCATCTCCCGACGGAAGCGATCCTCACCTAATTGTGAACGTTGCTCTGCTGCCCACTTGTCATCTCTATCAGGATGCTCACGCCAATAGCTACGGAAAGCACGAAAGCCATTTATCCCCACTTGTTGGGGATTACCATGGCTGTCTTCCATTTTATTGGCACCTTTCCACAATAATGCAAACTGATCTTCGTCACTGTTTGGAGTGGAAGTTATAATACATTTACCACCAGTTGCTAATGTTGGGCTAATTGATGTCCAGAATTCCTGGGCGACACTGGGTCGTACGTGTGCGAACTCATCCGCATACAGTAGTGATATACTCATACCACGACCAGTGTTTTCAGTAGTGGTAGCTGATATAATGCGTGAGCCATTGTCAAAATCTATAGAGCCCAAGTTGTAGTTAGTGGCACCTGCACGAATATGATTGGGACAAAGCTCGTAAGCAAAACGAACACGCTTCATAATCTCTTGCGAACCATCATACTTGTGTGCTGATATAAGAATTGTTGAATCGGGTATAAACATAGCATACCATAGCAAGTATCCTGCTGCTGATGTGGACTTACCTGTTTGGCGCGGCATCATGGCAATAGCAAAACGATAGTTATGATACGAATCAATTAAGCGTACTTGGTATTCAAACGGACTATATAATTGACGACCCTGTGTAGGATGCTGAATATAGAAAAAGTTGCGCATGAAGTACTCGGGGCCGGTTACCGGATCAGCACATAGCGAAAATTCTTGCAGTTGTTTTTCTGTATATACTTCTTTTTTATAAGGCGTTTTTGCCAACGCCTGTGAATCATAACCCATGTTATCTTCTCCGTGGAAAAAGAGCGTACCACGCGGGTGTACCGGGACGTATACCTGTAGATTTTGCGTATTCAAGTTCTGGAGATATTTTGGCCTTTTGTCTCTCGGCTGTGATACGATTGTATTCGGCTAATCGTGCTTGGCTACCTAATCCACCTAATTGCCCAGCAATCAATAATTCATGTATAGGGTCATCTGGTTCAAGGTAGCAATCATTGTCACTACTTTGCACCAAATTTTCTGTTGTAATCCTATATTGTTTAGTCATTGGAACCACACTTAGCACGTTTTGCCTGTGTTAATTTACCATAATCTACGGGCCATTCTTTGCCCGGGGCTAATTCGGTAGCGGTTGTTGGGAACGCATACTTAACTCCGGCGGTCTGCATAATCTGTGCCACGGAAACACGAAATTTAGTTAGGTCATTTCCTAAATTAGGATAAGGGGCAACATGCGGAAACTCCCATGCGGCAACTTCATTTGTTTGATTATTGATAACAATTTTATAAAAGCCATGTGGGACAACTACGCCATTGCCAATAGTTTTATTACCGGGTCCGTATAGTCCGCCAGTTATAACAGTATATGATTGATTAAGTTGCACTGTCCATCCACGTATAGATGCTTCAAGTAATTTCCAAATTCCACGATTCAATGATCCTGCTTGCGGGCTCATGTTGGTCATTAGGAACGATTCAAATTCAACTTGTGTGTCCCAGGATAAATCACCATCAGGTGCCATGTGTCCCTTATCATATCCAGTTGCTATGTAATCGTCGGGTCGAGGCCCGTTTGGTATAGATTGGTCAGTAACAAAAGCATTAGTGCGTGCGACACAACCCAATGCGTTAGGTGGGGTAAGTTCGTACATTACAAACTCTGGTATTTTAGCTGCTGCGTCATATCCCACTAGGTACGCTTGTCTGCAAATTGGTTGCAGTTGTCTAGAACTTTGCGGAAATCCGTATGGGGCATGTACTTGGCACGCTGACACTGTGTTAGGCTCACGTTGGTTCCAGGCAAATACAGTAGATGACAATACTGCTAGTAATACAACAACTATTTTTTTCATATATGCTCTACGGTCTTAGGGTTTAAAATGTTGCCTATTTTTAAGCCATTCAGCTTCTGCTTGTCGTCGTATTGCATCTCGTTCTGCTTCGGCCTTGGCGTCAGCTGCTCGTTTCTTGGGCAGTTCATTTTGATACCAATCAATATAACTAAGCGCAGTATTATTTAAGTACCACGCAACATCTTTATATGTTTTTAATTTTTCAAACGCCTTGGGATCTATTTTTCTAAATGGTCCATCTTTTTTAGCTATCAGTGTTTTGTTCTCTTTACCAGCAAATTTAGTGAAAAATTGTTCCAGGTCCAGTTGATAATATGTATTGCAATCGAATATTAGTTCATTTTTAATAAACTCCGTGGGCCAAGCATGTACATATGTTGCCGCCCATTTTTCTGCGTCGTCCACCATTGAGCCTGTATTATTCTGCATACGAATTCTTTCTTCTTCGGAGGGATCTAATAAAGATTGGCCACCTAAATCCACAATCCTAGGACTCCAGTAGGGTGTAACATCATCCACGGGAATAAAGATACCTGCACGCCCATGGAATTGAAATATATTGTCATGCGGAGTCATCTGCGTGAACACCGGATATTTTATGTCCAATAGACTTAATATTGCATCCTGCCCTCTTTTACCCATACCGCCTTTTATTCCGGCAAACTGAGTGTCACTATTATCTACTTTAAGTAGCAATACTTCTGCAACTCTATGTTTGAATGCACGGAATAACAGCGGGTGGTTGCCTATTCGTTCGCATAATTGTGCTGCCACCTTGATACGATTTTTAAAATGTTCGATATCATCCGCACGATTAATTAATTCTGGTAAAAATTCTCTTGATCTCATCTTCTTTTGTAGCCTTTAAATGCTACCACTGGGCTTTTTAGAACGGTATCCGTTAACTCATCGCTGGTTTTAGTACTTACCAATTTTTTGTCAGATGCCGGTAATCCCATGTCTTTGAGTGCCATATCAATCCATTTACCAATATCGGGATCAGATGATATAACGATTTCGTTTTCTCCCCAACTAGATGTAGGATCAAACTCTGGATCGCCTTCTGCTTTTCTTGCTGCTTTTCCCTTAGCACCGGCCAGTGCTACACTAAATCTATATTGCATGTAAGCGTTTTGATTTTGTAGTGCTGGAATAATATAGGTTGCAGGTAAACTACGGGCGACATCTGCGTGTATAGATCCCTTGTCAAAACTTGCATCTTCCGAGATAAATTCACGGGCTCTCATCTGCGTTTATATCCTTTAAATGCTACTACTGGACTTTCCGTGTTTGTTGATGCTAATTCTTCACTATCTAAATCACCGTCATTTAAATCTTCATACTCTACTCCGGCAGCTTTATATGCCAATTTAAGCATAGCCTGTTCTTCTTTAGTATAGGCATGCGCAGTATTGTGTTTACCTACCCAACTTTCAGCATCCATTTTTATAGGATTTATTCCATCACTACTTGCTACCGCCATCATTACACGATTTAAATCATATAGTTTATCATAGGTATCCATTCTCTTTGCGAACACATTTAACCCGCGAGTAGATTGTTGTTGGCGTTTGCTAATTTTGCCGGAGGCATTCTCAGCAATAAACTCACAGGCTCGCATAATTAGCTTTGCCCGTTTACGCCTGCGGTAGCAGATGAAGCAGTTCCTAATTCACGAGCAGTAAAGTTAGCACCAGTGATGGTCAAGTAATTACCAGCACCGACAAAAATCTGTTGACGACTATTTGCTGATATTTGTGGTGCAGCAGAATATAAATTACCGTTAGGTGGTGTAGTCACAGTAAAGACATTGGTGGCATTTGCGGTAGCATTAGCACTTAGGGTCACACTGGTAAATGGAATCTGCGAAGCTATAGTTGCTCCGCCAGGAATTCCAGTGCCAGAAATTGCACTACCTGCAGGCAATGTCATCGCTGCACTGGTAGTGATAACATTGCTGAGATTAGCAGTAGTGCCACTAAATGTAATTTGTGGTGGCAACGCAACCTGATAAACGTTATATGTGACAGCAGTATTGCCTGTAACAATTTCACATTTATCAGTGTACCAAATTACATTTGATGCCGATGTTAGTACATTTGCCTGTGCCATTTATACTCCCTTATTTTCTATCGCAGAAATAGTTTTATACAAATCTATCATACGTTCGCCTTCAGTTACATGACTATGTAAACGTTTGACCTGACTCGCCACAACAGGTGTTGTTGTCTGCCCAGTTGTTTTGGCACCGTTTAATCCACCTGAAAGATTTTGTGTCATCATCCGTGTATCGGCTTTAACCTGATTAGTTGGATAGTCTGGAGCGTTTGTTGTAACTGGAGCAACCGCTTCTGCAATACCAGCTAACTCACGTAACCGTTGGTTTTCTGAGTTACGCTGTATTGATTCCGACGTTGGTGCATTAGCTTGAGAGCCTGTATATTGTTGCTTAATAAGTCTGTCAGCGGTTTCTTTAGGACCGGCGCCGGCAAAGTATCCTATGTCTTCTGGGAACCAAGCAGCAGTTCCTCGAATAGTTTTATATACGTAACGTTTACCTTTAATCCAGAATGGAACCTTTTTATCAGCTTGTGGTGGGATTTCTTCTGGTTTAGTTACCTGGGTAGCGTTGAATGGAATACTAGGGCCTCCTGTATCCGGACCGTCGGCGGCATCCGCTGTCGCGGCCGCCATGTTGGCAGCATCATAGCCCGCACCAGCACCGCCACCACCAGGGCCGCTTGTATCCGGACCGTCTGCGGCGCCTGCGGTAGCGGCAGCTTGTGCAGCATCGGCAGCTCTGTTAGCACCTACTTGCATCGCGGCACCTGCATCGGCATCTGCCGCGTCAGCAGAAGCACCAGCTTGATCTGCACTGCTACTGGCTGTGCTACCTGTTGGGAATAGACCATGATATTGATTAATTAAAGAACTAAGTTCTGGATCAGGTTGTTCAGTGTTACCTAACTCCTTGTACAGGGTCTCTATTTCTTTCTTTTCCGCATCATTCAAATCTTCCAGCAATCTCATTTTATTAAGGAAATGACTAATACTTTCGGTATAACCTTGAGGCGTCGCTGCGTTAAACGGTTCAGCTGGCGCTGGGGGAGTTGATGGATTTCCAGGATAGGTTCCAGGATTATAATGGGGATCAGATGCTGCGGCCGCAGTTATAGAATCAGGACGTTTGCGTGCTTGCGCCAATAGTTCCTTGAATCGTGCAATCTTGTCAGCTTGTGACTTAGCGGCTGGTGCTGCGGCTGGTGCTGCGGCTGGTGCTGCGGCTGGTGCTGCGGCTGGTGCTGCGGCTGGTGCTGCGGCTGAAACTTTTGCCATTTTTGCTTTAGACTCTGGTCCCCAAATACCGTCTGGTGCTGCGCCTATTTCATTTTGTTTTGCCACAACAGCGGCTTTAGTTTTTTGTCCAAAGTCACCATCTTGGTCTTCGGGTTTCATTCCTAGCAGTTTCTGCAGAGCCTTAACTTCCGGACCTTTACTTCCCACTGCCAACAAACCACCAGCTGCTGCTGGGGCTGCTGGTTTCGCTGCGGCTGCTGGCGCTGCTGTCTGACCGCGTGGGCCTTGATTAACTCCGTCAGCGGCACCAGCAACAGCCTGCGCCTGAGCCTGTGGGGTAACCTTGGCACTACCATCAGGATTAGCATCGTTAATACCTGCGGCACGACCCCAGCCACTACCGTCCGCCATTGCACTAATAATATGCTGATCGGTAGGATCTGCGCCGCCAATCTTTTGTTTCATTTGCGGACTTAATTTAGCATAGGCGGCTGCTTGCGGGCTACCAGCAGGCCAGGGACCGTTTGGGCCCGTAGCTGCCGGCGCTGCTTCATCTATTTCTATGAAATCGGAAGGCATACCTTGTGATCCATGCATGTGTTCCGCATCATCATCGCCGCCGACACCCATGCTGTGCAGTAATTCTTTAATACGAGCAACATCATCACCACTTACATCGATAGTAATGTGTTCATCTTCTTCACCTTCGTCACCTTTGGTTGAATTGGTTGTGATGTTGATACTTTCAGATAGCATAGTGTTGTACTTACGATTCCATGAATCATAAATTCCTTTACCTACACTCATGCCACCTGAAGATTTGCCACCTGCCGCTGGAGCCACCGAACCGGAAGTTGTTGTTTCTTCAACTTTCTTTTCTTTTTTATCTTTCTTTTTGCCGCCTTCTTCATCCTTACCTAAACGACCAGCAACAACATCACCTCGTGTTACTTTGTCATAGGGTTTAGCATTATTCGCTAAATTACCATCGCCTTTGCCTTCTTCAGTTTTTTTAGCTGGTTTATCACCTTCCTTGGCTTTTTTGGTAGGCTTATCACTGCCCTTGGCCGGCGCGGCAGGCTTGGCTGGTGACTTAGACTTGTTGGCTTTGATAGCTTTGTCTACTGACCCAGCATGTTCTGCTTTGCCAGATTCTTTTTTGCCATCACCATCGTAGTCTTTTTTAGCTTTAGCACCGCCAACTACTTTGGCTATGCCGGCTGCTTTTCTAGCAGCAGGAGCTACGTTATTCACAAAATGACCCATACCTTGTTTTACAGCTTCTAAATCAATTTCACGACCTCGACCATGCCCTGGCATTGATTGGCCACAATGTGGACATTCGCCACGACCTTCATCCATTTCTTTTGATCGAGCATGTTTAGGAACGTGTGTACCCGCTAAACGAGCACCACCACCGCCTTTACTGCCAGCAGGACGTCCACGCTTACGGGGGCCATCTGAACTTGCTACTGGTTTTTCAACTTCATCGCTGTCAAACGGAACTTCTTTGCGCTTACGTGTGTAAACTGTTCCGCCTGCTGGGCTTCTGTCACGACTATATGCAGAATCTAAATCAGCAGTTGGCTTTCCAAATTTTGAATCATATTCATCTGATCCTGGGAACATACTTCCTTCAAATTCCATGCCATTGTGTGCATCAGCAGCACCCGGACGGCCATTGTATGGGCGACTGGTTGAACGCGATTTTGGATTAGCAGGTGCAATTTTATTTTTTAAATAACTTAAAATATCCTCTTCTGATTCGTCCAGAGGAGCAGGTTGGTTCTTAGGTTCGTCGTTACAATGCACTGGGCATTCATCTTGTCCCAATGTCTTGCAGCAGCACTTGAGTTTGGCTTTCTTGCCAGCGCCAGTCTTTTTCATTGACTCGGATAGTGATCTAGGTTTACTGCCGGATGCCACGACTTCGTAATCATCAGGATCTGTATCGAAATGTTTTCCACATAGTCTGTCTATCGCATGGCCTACCGATTGCCCAAGAACATTTCTTGCTACTAATTTCCAGGACGGCATTCCATGGCGTTCGGTCCACATATAAATGTCTTTCAACTCATTATAGTCATGTGTTTCGTCTAGGTCAGTCATAACTGGCGGCTGACCAGTGTCTCTCTGGCCAACACGTCTCTTTGCTGTACGTTGATTCTTTTGCGCTCGCAGTCTGGCAATTGCCGCATCATCCCAGTCTTTATTTCTAGGATTCATATCTTTTGGTTGTTCACCGTGCATATCACATTCTCCCATGGCACATTCCGCACATTCCTCACCTTCTGCCATACCTTGTTGGCCACCTTTTGCTCGGGCTTGTTCTCTAGTAGGACTGAATCCTTCTGCTCGTGCTTGTGCATGTTGGCTAGGATAAACTGATGCTTTCATTAACTTACCATCTATAACGATATACCAGTCAGATGGATCTAGATCATGACGCTCATCATCTTCTCGATCTCTTGCGCCGCCAACACCACGGAAACCACGGTCTGCTTCATCAATATTACCATGTCTGTTATCATGCATATGTCGGTCGTTCATACCCACAAGAATTTCTTCAACTACACTAGCAGAACAATCTAAATCCATAGCAATAATATCTGTTAATTCGCCAATGGCCTCATCTGATATAGGGAATTCTATGCCCTTGTGTTTTACTGCCTGCTCTACCTCAGAATACCAAGAGTCCACCAACTCTGCATGTTGATCATCAGGATCTCTATCGTAGTCGCCGCCGCCTTGATGCCAAATAGAGTTTGGATCAGATAATTCTCTGGGATCATGCCCCCATTCGTTAACTTTTTTCTTACCTTTGCCTTGTATGTTAAGGGCAAAGTTAGCACGTTTCTTTTCTAGAGGAGTACCCGATTTCTTAAGACTGTTTAATTTTTTGTCGCCAATTTTCTTGTCTTGTGGAATACCTTCTTGCTTATGTAAGGCACCTTTCTTGACTGTTGTAGCAGCTTTGCTCAATGACTTGTCTTTTGCTTCTAGAGTATTGCTACCATACGCACCGCCGGTGCCATCTTCCATAAGACTACGTAAGTCTGTACGTAATGCTTCTTCAAGTGTCTTTTTAGCAGGTGATTTGGCGGCAACAGTTCGTGTTTCAACTAATGGTGTCTTGGGTTCAGCACCGATGCTGGTTAGTCTTTTGTTTAGGTCATAAAATGGGTTCATTACTATTATCCTTTAGTTTTTGCGCCGGTTGCTGGGCGTTTGGGTCTTTTTTCTGCATGAGTTAGTGGACTAGTATTGCCCATTTTCAAGTCATTCGTTGTTTCCGCTGCCTTAGGGCTACCGCCGGCAATAGTAAAGTTTGAACGATATGCATTTTTTAATACAGCGTGATCATACGGATCAGCCGAATAATCTTTCTTCTGTTCTTTCTGTGCTTTGTCATCTGCTGGATAATCAGTATCATCTAGCAATGATGGCGGTTGATCTGCCAGTTTTTTCTGATAGTCATCGTTATTATCATCATATACAGATGTCTGCATAACAATTTTATTTTCATCTAACCCAAGTAAACGAGCGATCTGTTTGATCTGTGGCTCAATTGCTGGGTAACGAAACATAACATCTATACTGGTGACTTTATCGTTTTCAAATGCTGGAAAATCAGCAGGCTTTGCTTGAATGGGCGTGGATTTTTCAGTACCAATTTTAAGTGGATCAAATTGTTCCAGACGTCCCTTCAGCGCATCGTAGAAACCCGAGGGCAATTCACCTACTATCTTAATGCGATAGTTATAGGTTCTTTCGCTTTCTGCCAAATACTCTTTAAAATTTTTCATGATTAATTCCTATAGTATATTTATGTCATTTGTCTTTTTGTGCTCGATCCCCAATTAGGCGATCCAGCAGGTCATTGCGGGTTAATACCTGCCCCTGAGCTGTTGGTAAGTTATCCAAATTGCCGGTTCGCTTGGCTGCGTCTTGATCCAACTTCAGTTTCCTAAGCTGTAAATCAATCATCTTTAATTTCTTGTTTAATTTGGTTGTTTTTGCTGTCAGAGCGTGCCCCAGCATAGTACCAGCTACTGCAAATAGCTCTGCAGAGTAGCGACTATCCACATTCATACCTAAATCACTTAAATCTTGATAGCTTTGTTTAGCCAGGTCTGCTATATCGTCCAATTCTCTATCAGATGCCATCAAGTCCCGTATTGCGGGTAACGCTTCGTCAATCTTATCTATAGTGCTGTCAATGTTAACTATCGCGGTACGTGTTTCTTCCATGGTCATGTTTTCCACAACTGGAATATCTTCTGAATCTTCCAGTTGGTCGAAACCAAAAAGCTGCTCTAATTTTTTTGTCATACTGTTATTTACAGTATTTTACGGGAGACCATTTACTTTTTACGTCCAGAATGAAAGATATCATTTTCTGTGATGACTCGAAAACCTAGTCCATTTTGTTTGGCCCAACTTTGCGCTGCGGCCCATTTTGAATAGTTGATAGCTATAGTGGCTCGTTGACTATCTTTCATATTTTCCACAAGTATACTTTGATTACGTGGTTTTATTTCTATTAATTCGGCTTTGTTAGTATTTTGCGGCCCACGGTATACTACAATAAAATCAGGCACATACATGGTCATCTTGCCATGTAAGGGGTGTCGGTAGGGAATTCTAACAGGTTCACTCGCCCAGTTTACCACATTTTCATTGTGATCACAAAAATGCATGAATGTCTGTTCCCAACCTGAACGATAACGAGGCTTTCCCTTGCCCACATACTTGTGAGCGTTGGTTACTTCGTATAATCCTTGACGAAAACTGGGCATAATTATTGTCTAACGTTATGGGCAGCGTAATAGTTTGGTATCACAGTTGCCTGAATACCTAACATAGTTGCACGACTCTGAAATGTATTAAGATAATAGGCAAATACCAGTGTTACCTGAGGGCCTGATAAGCCTTCGATGGATTGTAACAATTGCATAACAGGAATTCCTGATGCAGCCGCAATTCGAAACATTGTTGTTGTGAAATTATTTGCCTGTGCTGTGGTACCAAATACCGATAATAGATAACTACGCACCGCATCATATTCCTGTGCAGGCACAGCCTGTTGATAGTCGTTGAACCTATCAAATATTTGTACGGTTAAATCAATAGCAGAATTAATAGCATTAATAGTGGCCATGAGTAATCCTTAACCGTAACTTGGATTATCTGGAGTGCCGACAAAGTTAACGCCCGCCTTTGCCTCATATTCTGAATTAAACACACTTTGAGCTACATTTGCTGATGCAACTGGAAAAATCATGCCATTTGGTGAATTAACCGCAGCCCTGGTTGCATCGGGTAAACTTTGCAACGCCTGTGAAATAGCGTCATACTGTAAAGCTGGTTGTACAATGCTTAGTCGATCTACGTTACTAAATGTATTGTATACAGCTGATGCAGCTTGCACAGCACCAATAACGTTTTGTAATCCGTTTTGTCCTGTGTTAAGTGCCTGCAGATCTTGAATAGATCCATTACGTGAACTCACTAATCCGCCCTGGCCAAATACACTTTCGTTACCGCCCGGACGAGTAATGCCAGAAGGTATAGTGTCGTAGTGTGAGGGATCGGCAAATCCAGTTACGTTAGTCGACGGTTGTCTTGCACCAATAGCGCCACTCATATATTTTACAGTTTCATATTCTATTGATACATCATTTTTCATGGTGCCGGAACCTTCGCCGTAATCATACGTGTCACTGCTCCAGCTGGTGATAACGGGATTAATCAATATCCATGCAGCAAATTTCTTTTGACTCATTCCATAAATTGTGATGTCACGGAAGAACGGTGGTTTACCATTAGGTGCAAATAGGTTATTTGTACCGCTGGAATAAGTTTCTCCCGCATACCCCCAGTCAGCAGTCTGCAGGATATCATTATATATAGAATCTTGGTAATTAAATCCATTACTAATACCCATAACTTGCCCTAGTGTTCCATTTATATTGGGAACTCGACCAGTTGGTACGTTTTGATATTGTTGAGTCGCATCTTTATAGTAATATGTGAAGTAGTTATACCACATATTGCGTATTAAATCCGATTGATCGTCATGAAAAGATATTCTACTGGCTTCATATCGAATTTTACTTTGTACTATTCTTTTGCGATTATACTGATTCATCACCGCAGTATCAATTTTAAACTTTGGGAGGTCAATACTTTTAACCATCATACCAATAGTTTCCACGGTGCCTGATCCGTATGCAGCCTGTAGTTGTGGAATTTGCCCGGTGTTTATATTGAAATAAACATGATATAAAAATTTAAGACGTGGAGTTAATTGATACCCATTGGGTATAAAAGTTCTTGCTGCGTGGGTATAGTCTTTTAGACCGGGTACACTTTCTATACCCTGCCCAAATCCCTGTAATAAACTGCTACCCTGGCCAAAATAACCTGTACCTACGCTCATATAGATTAGAATGCGTTAGTATTTACAGTCCCTGTCCCAGTAGCAAGAGTGCCCACTGTACGGGAGATTGTCTGACCAACGCCGTTGGGCTCACCAGCAGTATTAACTTGAATAGCATTGTCAAAGGTTATGGTCAATGCAATTTTTACAGCTTCGGATGTATTATAATCCATTTTACCGTAGTCAGCAGATTTCAAATAACAGCCAAGTACGTCCCATTCTTCCAATACGGTTGGCTCATTTGCGCCATTGCCACCATCAAGGACTTGTAGTTGTATTGTGAATTTATAATCGATTGCAGATGCAGCTGAACTTTGTTCCATAAAATCTAATTGTTTCTGTAGCTGTTCACCAACTAATCGACTTATATTGCCCTGTGCATCATCACGTAATGAACAGGTCATATCACCCCATGAATGTTTTCCAGCCAGTTTAATTGTACTGTTGTAAATTGGTAATTTAATTTCAGTGAAATCAACTTTTGGTCGGGAAATATCCATAACTTGTTTAGATAATTCCGTAGTAGGTGTACTAACTCCGAAGTTATTGAAGAACACACGGAAGCGGTACGACAACTTGGGCATTAACATACCCTGTGTTGATGCACTTTGCCCGTCTGCGCCCAGTGGAACAGTCATGTTAGTTAGTGAGGATGTTGCCATTTCTTAATCTCCGATATACTTTATTTAGTTAATAAAGTTGGGCGTTTCGCCCAACTTTCTTTAAGCAGCAGCCTGCGCCGCAATTGCTCCAGTGTTTTCAATACGTAATGGAATATAAATAAATTCCACTGCTTTAACTGGTTCAATTGCAATATCAACCCATAACTGATTTTGATCAATTGTAGTTGGTGTATTGTTAGTATTATCACACACCACCAGATAATCATAAAGTCCACGTTTGGCCACCAGATCAATCATCAAACTCACAATTGTATTGCTAATTTCAGTACGTGTAATCTGATCATTGGGTTCAAACAGATATTGTTTACCAATTTGGTTAAGTCGGGTACGTAGATAGCAAACCAGACGAGATACGTTGATACGATCCAATGCTGTGTTAGTTCCCTGTAATGTTTTGTTACCAAAGTTAGTAATTCCCACACCTGGAATAAAGGTAATTGGATTAATATTTCTTGGATACAGAACGTCACGCAGACCTTGTCCCACACTCAATGTTTCAAATGCACCTGTAGTAGGATTTAAATATCCCAATTGGAAAGCATTATCAACTAACCCGCGACGTGTACCAGCAGGGGCTAACCAGGGGTAAGAAACCTCATCACTGCGAATAATTGTACGGATCATCATATGACTTGGATACGTAACTGCCTCATTTCCAGTTAAATCGGTAGTCTTACAACTTGGATAGAATGTTGCGCTGTAACTATCACCTGTGGCCAAATTACCGTCGCCAGTTGGTAATCCTAATCCACCGTTATTAGATGCCCAGATAGCAATGTTATTAGGTGTCAAACGCAAAGGTGTATCAATAATGGCAAAAGCTACATTATTAATTTCATTGTTTAATGCCCTAACATTTAGAGCGCATTCTGGATAACCAGTAACTGCAATCAGGTTATACGCATTTTGCTCTTCACGAATCTGTGTATTTGAATCCAGTGACGCTTTCATAGCAGCAACGATAATTGCTCGCTGTGCATGACGTCCCATATATGGTGCTCCATCTGAGCGATTTCCAGTAGCCGAAACCCACGTATTAGTTACTGTTTGGATTGACCAATAAGTAGGACTACTGCTGGGCACATTATTCGTGCTATTTAGAATACATGCATACACAACACCACTATATTGGACATATTGGCCAATGGTGTATGCGGTAGTTGACGACCAGTCGTAAGTTGGATATGCTTGATTATTCCAAGCATCTAATTCAAATGTTTTAACATTAAAACCTGAACGACGAGTATTCCATAATAGAATACCGGTTGGTGACAGGTCTGCGTTAGGTGCATCTGGATCCAGGTAATTACTGGTTAACAAACTTTCAATTGTTGGCAATGCATCACTTACTGGATCTGTAGTGCCATTAGGTGCCCAACGTGCATCAGCAAATATAATTCCACTTGATTCTGTTGCATCTGCATTATTAAGTTGTACCCATTGCGGTACTCCTTCAATATTTTCCCAACGATATAATGCCGGATAATTTTCCAAATCGTTTGAGTCAACCCATAAGTCACCATATACTAACGGACTTTGTGATTGATCTGTTTGTGTTGTTGGTGCGTCAGTACTGATGATAGGACCTGCAGCATTACATAGTGTTAAGTTGTACCCACGAGCATCAGAAGTCACTGTTTGGTAACCGACCCATTCACCATTGCTCTGAATCATAATGTCAACTTGAGTAGGATCACTGTAATACCAGTATGTACCAGTAGCAGGATTCTCATTTGGAGTTGAATTAGATGCAACGTAAGTAAACGTTGGATCACTTACCCAGTTACTTAATCTGATACCAGCATTAATTCCATCAACGTAGTTCTGGCTACACAGGAATGTACTGGTTGTAAAGCCCGCTGTAGTAATAGGAGTACCGGTAACATTGGTAAGAACAATATCACCACCTGCGCTGTGTGTGAACACAATAGCACCTGTACTGGCAATAGTAGCACTAACATAAGGAATAGCCGCAGAGCTTACTGCTGCTATGAAATCACTTGGTGTGGTTCCTGATATTGTACAGGTTACTGTAGTATTACTGGCTGTCTCTGGTTGTGTTGCTATAATAGTAAATTCGTTACCCGACACAAAGGTTTGTGAAGTTTCATCACCAGTAACAATAGTCGGACCTGCTACGTAACGTTCATAAATTGTAAACCCAGCCGTACCATTATCAAATGGGTCATAACGACCATATAGCGTACCGGCAGAGATATTTTCACCACCTCCCGATGGGTCCAATCCATAAATCGCCAGCGCATTGTCAGCATAATTTGTCACCGGCTGAACAACAAATATACCCAGTGTAGCACTGAATTTTTTCATTACTAGGTTTGCACCTTTATTTACGGCATTAGTTTTTTGCCATACTGATCCGGTTACCCCAATAGCAGTTGTTCCTCCCTGGCTCCATGTTGGAACTTGGTAGCTAGGTGATGCTTGGTAGAATGGAATATAATTTGTACCCGCTGTGATACCCAACGTAGTAAGAACCGTGCCTGTACCAGCAGCTATAACGACTGTACCTGTAGGAGCGCCAACTCGACCACCACTAACATAGGCAGCAGTAGTAGAAGAATCGTAACTTACTGAGGTTGTTGTACATGCGGTAACTGTATATTCTCCATTGTATCCAGCTGGGGACATGTTGCTTACCGAAATTTTGCTACCAACAGCGTAAGGAGCACTAGCCTGTGTAGCAAATGTTAACGTTGCTGTTCCAGAGCTACCCGATGCTCCAGTTACTGCAATGGTTACACCAGCTGCGGTGTCATCAGCATAAATGCTTAATTGGCCACCTACATTACCTGCATATACGCCAACTAAAGCAGCAGAAGTAATCGCATTAGCGATACCAGTAACTGTATTATTTGGACTTGCTGGAACTGTAATAACTGTGCCGTTAACTATAAATGTTTCTGCGGCAGTTATACTTGACGGAGTATTAACACCCTGTACTGTTGCCCAGGAAGATTGCCATTCAGTACTACCCAGTAATACCCATGTATTATATAAAGAATTGATTCTAGAATCGTTTGATTGCGTAGATGTCGGACCACCACGTTTAAAGTAAACGGGATTGGAAGTATATGTTGCTGTTACCGCATAATTTCCAATACTACCATAACTTTGTAGCGGCACCGATGAACTAGGATTTAAATATTCAACGTCTGTTATTACAGTTGGAATTTGGTTAGTAAATGTGCTGGTAACATCATTCCATTGGAACAATCCCCAGGCGGTATTTGCTGTGTCTAACCAATAAGAACCACCAACTGGATTACCCGTTGGGCGAGTTAAACTGGCACTAAGCGCAGCCAGGTCAATATCAGCACGTAGCACATAACATTGATTAGTAACACCAAGAGCAGAATAAGCAGCTAATAAGCCGTATTCATTAAGCTCGTATCCATTGATAGGAGTACCATTTGTAGTGGTATAGAAGAATGGGACTCCGTAGTTTGCGGACAATGCACGTTGGCTAGATGCCAAGAACAATTGATTAGCATTGGCGGCCGTTGTACCAGGAGCGACCCCTGTACCATCTGAAGATAGTTTATTTGCCGCGGTGGCAATAACCATCAGCGGCACTGAATTTGTTGCGGCGGGTAGGTACTGACTTTGGTCAACTACCGTAACTTTTACACCTGGGGATACTAATGTGCTAGACATAATTTAAATCCTTATAATTAATATACAATATTTAGTTCATAACTGAAAAAGACACTGATAACCGTACCCTACTTAGTAGGTTTTGTGGTAAATATCAGTATGAGACCTATTTGTAACGTCTGCAATCAGCGGCCCAGAGCTGTGGCATACCATAAACCTGATGGTAGCGTGCAATATCGACGACTTTGTGAATATTGTATACGGCGTGGCCGTAAATTGAAACCTGCGGTACCCAAATGGACGCAGGCAGGATATAAAAAGAAGGCGGTGTGTGACCGATGCGGCTTCAGATCAAGGTGGGCCGCTCAGCTATTAGTATTTCACATGGATGGGAATTTAAATAACAATAAAGTTAGCAATTTAAAAACTATTTGTCAGAACTGTGTGGTGGATGTGGCTAAGTCTGATCTACCTTGGCGGCCTGGAGATCTTGAATCAGATGTTTGACCTGTGAGTATAAATTATCAAGGCCGTCAGCATTATTATCAACAACAGCATCAAAATTAGTTCCAATCCAGCTCCATTCACTAGGATGTACATCCGATCTAAAGTTCATGGCTGCTGAGATGCCAGCATTTGTATCAACCGCCTCTTGATACCATTCAGGCTCGGGGCCGCGAACTACCCTAATAACAATACCACCCGCACTTCTAATAGCGGCTATTTCATTGGGAAAACGACAATCAGAAATAACAATATCATCATGTGTGGTACGTAGTTTATTTTCCAATGATGCTATCCAAATATTATCATCAAAGCCTTTTCTACATACCTCTGTGCCCCAGTACTGTAGTACCCAGCGTGGAGTGATATTCCTACCAAGTCTTTCACTCCACCATTCATCTCGCTGTTCTCGCCATTCTCTACTTTCACGAGTGCGACCTTCGAGTAATTCTCGATTCCAGCCAAATACAGCGGCAACTGCATCCTTCAGTGTATGCGCGAAAGATTCACGACGAAATTGATGTATATTCTGTAGGTAATCAGCAATAGTGTCTTTACCGCTGCCGATAAGGCCGCAAATTCCTATAATCATATATTGTCCTTTAGTACATCTGATGTCATTAAATACCAGCCCTGGCGGTAAGATCCTAATTGTGTAAATCCTAAATCATTATAAAATTTGGGAATTTCTGTTGTAACTATAATTACTCTGTCCCGAATATGTGCAAATTTTACAGCTTTTTCGGTTATACGTTTTCCCAATCCCTGATTACGATAAGCAGGGTCAACACATACCCAGGTCAAGTCATAAAAGTATTGTAAGTTAGATTCGCTGACAATACCAAACCCCACTAATTTGTCACCATCCTGGGCTATTACATACCATTTAGGTTCTTCAATTAGGTTTATTAGGTATTTTACTTTTTCAACTTCGATACGATGCTCTACATCTTTTGATATTAATGACGGCATTTCTCCGGCGGGAGTGTAAACGAACGATTGTTTGAGTAATTCACCTACCGCAGTCGGGTTAGGCAAATGGTTATATACTTCTACAGTAATCATCGTATTTTTTTAATACCTATCTGTCGAAAAGTTTCTTGCAACATATCTATTTGCCGCTGGCAATCTTTTAAAGCATGATGTTCCGCGGGAGGTTTTGGACAATCAGGCCATAGACTGTAGATGGTGCGAGCATCGCGAATTTTGTAATATTGCCAAGGAATGTGTTTACCACGGCTTTTAAAAGCATGTTCCAGGATTGTGGCGTCATAAGTTGGGCCATTCATCCAGATAAAATCAGCGTGCCAACATATTTTATGTAGCCCATCTAGGGATTCTTCCAGGGAAACACGATTATCTTCCGCAAATGCCTCGGCAGCGGCTTGTGGTTGAGTAGCCCACCATTCAACAGTGGCATCGTCAATTATTCTATCATCTTGGCTTTCAATGGTAACACGAGAATAGAAATCTTCTTTAAGATATCCCCGGCCAAATGGATCAAAGGCTTGTGCTGCTATGGTTAAAATAGCAGCAGCTGGTGTAGTTGCCAGTCCCTCGATGTCGATCATTATATGTTTTGCCATACAATAAGTATAGCAAGATACTAGATATTAGTCAATGTCTTTTACTTGGTTTGGGCGAAAAATCCATTCATACCGTGTATCTACATCACCAACAGCTCTACCAAACTTCCAATCAGGGCCCAATAATTGATTGAAGAATCTGACAGCATACTTGTCGTATAAACTTACACGACTGTCTTCGTTATTATGGGCATGGAACCAAATGAAGGTTGGACCAAGTTGATTTACCATTGGTGGCAATCGTTTTTTTAAAATTTGTGCTACTGTGCTGAAGATTCTAAACTGATCTCCTTCGCCTGTTATGTCCGTACTACCATTAACCTTAAACACAATATCTATTGCCCAACCTTGGTTAGTCCATATCCCTTCCAGCAAAACTTCTATTTTGCCATCCTTGGTAGTAATTATTTTAAAATCTTTTGCGCCATGTTCTATTTTGAATGGATAGGGGTTGTTACCCAACTCAGTTAAGTTAGATTCGGCTACGATTTCACTAAATCGCATTATCCAATTACCCAAGTTAAGGGTTGTGATCCATCCACATAGTCCACTAAATCCTTAAGACATTGGGCAAACATTTCCTTGGCTTCCGCTTTCATAGTAGTACCATTTAGGGTGCTACCGCCCTGGGGGCCGGCTATAGTACCAAACTTTTCACGAGCTTCACCAATAATCATCTTGCAATTGGCATGCATCCAGTTTCGTATCCACTGGCGAATTTGGTAGTCGCTTAATAAGTTCACTTCAGGTTTTAGGTTGTAGGTCCATAGTAGAACGTTTTCTCCCACACCCTTGGGATCACGTATCAATTGCAGCTTTTTCGTTACTGGATTCCACGTATAGTTCATATACGCACCAAACATACGACCAGCTAGCTCAACATACTGACTGTAAAAGTCATACGTTGCCAAGCCCCCTGCCACGTTGAAGTTCATCAAATACACATTCATTGAAGCTTGGCTGAATGGGTCAAAATTGCTGGCATACGGGCCGGTTGAATCACCAAAAGTACGTCTAAAAATCTGACGAACCTGGATAACTTCATCGGGTAAATCATAAATGTTTACGTTGGTAACTAACTCCATGAAGGTGTAGCTTTCTTCGTAAGCATTTTGTGCTCGCTGTCGGTATGTTCCTATAGCATTACGATAAGCAGACTCAAAATGAGCGGCATCCAACTCTATATCAACAATCTGATCTGCTAGTTGCAGTCGTACATATTCAATTAGATTCTGCTTTAATGTTTCTAGGGTGCTTTCTGATTGCTCGGCCATATGGACTCCATGTCCATATATTTAGCCGAGTTACCAAGCCTTTAGGATAACCAAATTATCATTGCCACGCCCATTCCACTTGATTTCTGTGGCCTTGATATCCTTAAATGCCTTTCTAGCAGCAGGTTTACCCACGCTCATAATGGCCTTTAATTGCTCCTTGGGCTTGCGCAGAGTCTTTTGTACCGTGGTAACAGCATCAAATGCAAGTAGGGTCGCTCCTTTGATGGTGAAAGTACCTGCATGTGAATCTGCGGTAACGTGTACCAATTTACGTTTAGCAGTATCGTATAAGAACGCTTCTGTTGCACCAACCAGGCTAACCGGAGATTGTGATTTAAGTCCTAATTCTGCAAATTCCTTAAGGTATTTAAAATTCATTGCAATACGCTCGGGACTCTGCGCCTTTTTAGCACGTGGCTTACGTTCTACTTTCTTCAGAGAAATATAGGATTGGCAGTCAGCCAGGAGAGCTTCACAGAATTTTACACAGTTTCGCAGTTGTACCTTGCTAAGGTGGCTATAGCCTTCCACCAGTTGAGAATCCTTGCCTTCCACAACTTCTTCCAGTTCCGCTAACCGCAATTTCCACGGGGCGGTGATAAAACCAATCATGTTAGGTGCAATATTCATACCACGAATTAAGGGCATATGCTTGACGTTGGCTGTCATTTTTGCGCCAGATTCAATAAAATCATCGTACATAGCTTCAAGTTCTGCTGCACATTCCGATGCTTTTTCACGCAGATGATCCTGGATTGTCAGCTTTTTCTGGGCAGCAACATCCTGACTTGATGCAGCAACTTCTTGTTGTTTAGCAGCCAATAGTTTAGTAAGATGCTCATCCAAGATAGATTGTTCATGTTCGTTGAGAACCAATCCCATAAGCGACATTCTGCAGATCCAGCCGGTAGTGGTTAATACGTGGGCGTCGGAGATGCCGCGTAACAGTTTCACTTCCCGAGTTTTCTTGTGCCATTCCAGGTAATGGATAATCATTTCCCTAGCATCCTTACGGGTGCAGGAATAATTATACCAATTAAGTGCTTTACTTAGGGCACCTACTCGATCTTCATCCTTGGGTTGCGTAACCCATTCTGGCTCGGGACCGGTAAATTTGGCGTCCTCGCCTCTATTGATAATACGTTTAAGTGTGGGTAGTGTCTTTGCCATGATGTATTGTACCTTTAAAGTTAAAAAATGTCAACGTAATAGTAATGCAAGAGTAATGTGTTGTTCCAAACTACTCAACAGAATGTCAGTTGATACTAATAAATCTCGATATCGGTTGGTTTCCTTTTTGAGGCGTCTACATTCTACCGACTCCCTACTTATTTCCCGCATAACTGAATCAATATTTACGATCATTTTCTTCAGATCCCGCAGAGCCACTTTGTTTTTTACCCTAACCAGCTGATTTTCCGCTGTTGATAATCGTTCCATCAAATCATGTTGTCCGTAATTGAAAGTGTTTATTTCATCCATATAGTAATTATACATATTTGGGTATTAAATGTCAAATGGTATTTTAGCTAAATACTCGACTATGCCTAGACTCAGCCTATACCGCCCAAATCGAACCTACGACTATCAATTTTTGGATAGAACCATATCCGAAAAGTATACTGTTGGTGGCGTCGACGTATTTGTACACAAATACATGGGGCCGATTGTGGACACAACCGACAATCCCGGCAACGCCGATGCCACTTTGCCCGTGTACACTTCTGAAAATCCTTTGTTTATTGAGGACTTATTGCTGCTGGAAAACCGAGACAGAGCGTACGACCCCAACATTTACATCATGCGGGGCGTCTATACACACCAGGATATCAATTTTGATTTGACTCAATTTGGATTGTTCCTGCAGAACGACACGCTATATATTACGTTTCACTACAACGATATGATTGATTCGTATGGGCGTAAATTGATGACTGGTGACGTGCTGGAATTACCAAATTTGAAAGATTACTATCCCTTAAACAGTAATATTACTAGAGCATTGCCCAAATATTATGTTATACAAGGTGCTGATTACGCTACTGAAGGCATGAGTCAAACGTGGTTGCCACACACTTGGCGAGTCAAGGCCACTCCCATGGTGAACGCACAAGAATACAAGCAGATCATGGATCAAACACTGATGCCGGACAATATCTGGGATAACGGAAACTTTTACCCCCAGGGTATGGTAGTGAACAACGGGGGAAAATATTATGAAGCCACACTCAATGTTCCTCCCGGTACTGACATTACCGATCCTAAATACTGGGCGTTGATTGAGAAACCAACTACCCTAGGTGACGTCAATTCAACACGCAACAAAGACCTACAGATCAATGATGCGCTGGTAGTACAGGCTAATATAGATGTGCCTCAGTCAGGTTACGACAATACTGCGTTTTATATATTACCCACTACCCCCAGCGGAGAACCCAGCAGTGAAGGGCTAAGTGCTGATCAAACTGGGCCCACTGTAGATGGAACGGAATCAGGTGAAGGTACAACGCCACGTAGTTTTGGATGGACCATGGGATACTTGACTGGTGATAACAAGGCGCCCAACGGACTGCCAGTTACTCCCGGAGCCAGCTTCCCGTTAGTGCCCGCAGCCGGTGATTATTGCTTGAGAATGGATTATTTTCCTAATCGACTGTTCCGTTTCAACGGCACAGCGTGGATTGCCATCAGTGATGATGTGCGTACACCATTAGATTGGGGTCCGGAAAATCTTACACAACGCAGTTCGTTTGTCAATAATACATATACTGTACCCACTAAAGATCAAGGTAATATTCCTTCCCGTCAGTCGTTATCCGAATTACTTAAACCACAAGCTGATAATGGTGACCAAGGTGGAAACTTACCACCTAACCCAAGACCTCCAGGTCGATAAGGAGAATTAAAATTCAAAGTTATTTCTACGACGGACAAATACGCCGCTACCTAACACAATTCGCCCGTATGTTTTCAGGATTCCAAGTGGAATTCGGGCGCAACGAAGCTGGTGCAGCCAATACAGGTGACACATTATACCGTGTGCCGATTAGATACGGCGACAGTACACGGCAAGCTCAGACTATTTTACAAGAGAATAGTGCTAGTAATATGCCAGCTACTCCCTTGATGACATTTTGGATTACAGGCTTGGACTTTGATCGTCCTCGTATGCAGAATCCCACGTATGTGGACAACAAATCTATTCGTCAACGCGAATATGATCCCACCACCGGCTTGTATGAAACAACACAGGGCAATGCATTTACAGTCGAACGGTATATGCCTGCACCATACAAACTATCCATCAATCTTGATATTTGGACATCAAATACCAATCAGAAGATGCAGATTTTAGAACAGATTTTACCCTTGTTTAACCCCAGTTTGGAAATACAAAGTACAGATAATTATTTGGACTGGACTAGTTTAAGTATTGTGGAATTAGTATCGGCTGGGTGGAGTAGTAAACAAATTCCCGTAGGAACAGAAGATCCTATTGAGATCAGCACTATTAAATTTGTACTGCCAGTATGGTTATCCTTACCCGCCAAGGTCAAGAAGCTGGGCGTGGTGGAAACTATTATTGCTTCAATATATGACGGATCAGGTGATTTAGTCAACGCTATCGCCGACAGTGATCTACTACTGGGCACACGTCAGTACATTACGCCTTTTGGTTATCAAGTAGTGCTAATTGGCAATAAATTACAAGTACTGACACAGTCTGCGGTGGTTGATTCGACCAATAATCAGTTGACACCGCCTGATCCTGTTGAGCCCAGCAATGTATTATGGACACCAGTTTTAAATATGTATGGTGGAATTCGGCAGGGAATTAGTTTGATAGCACTACGTCAGGAAGATGGTAGTCAAGTCTATGGTACTATAACTTTTGATCCCACTAATGACCAATTTCTACTGTATTCCGTAATCGAAGACAGCGTTCCTGCCAATACACTTGCACCAGTTAACTCGGTAATTAATCCTCGTGTCAGTGGTCCCGGTCAAGGATTGCCTACTGCTGCGGCTGGTCAACGTTATCTATTAACTGAATCTACCGGCAGTGACAATGGGTACGCACAAGCCTGGGCAGGTTCCATGGGACAGATATTAGTCGCCCATCCCAATGACATTATAGAATATGATGGCGCACAATGGATAGTTTCTTTTAATGGTGACTCTAGTCCTGTAAATACTCAGTACGTGGCCAATATAACTACAGAGATCCAATATCGGTGGACAGGTTATAATTGGGTCAAGTCATATCAAGGGTTATATCCAGGTGGAGAATGGAGTCTTATAATTTAAAAACTGTTTCAGCAGTTGGTATTTGGTTTTATAGCCAAGCCACAAATCGTTATCTATATCTTATTCGCAATGACCCCAAACATCCAGATTCCTGGGGATTACCCGGGGGTAAAATAGAATCAGGTGAAAGTATCATGGCCGCCATGGTACGTGAATGTGAAGAAGAACTGGGGGCAATGCCTGATTATATTCGACTGATACCTCTGGAAAAATTTACATCAGCTGATAATGGATTTTGTTATAACACATTTTTCTGTGTGGTCACTGGTGAATTTACTCCGGTATTGAATGACGAACACTTGGGTTATGCTTGGATTGATTCGGGCACATGGCCCAAACCACTTCACCCTGGGCTATGGAGTACCGTAAATTTTGAAGCAGTGCGCAGTAAAATAGCGGTGATTCAATCACAACTTCAGACATCACAGTGACAGACAAAGTCCCTATGATCCATGGTGCGGGTGTTGGGTAGAGATAACCAATCGGCGGGCATATTATGTTTATTACCCACAAAAGTAAATATTGTGTTGCTGTATGACTCTACAATCCCTGTAACTTGTCTTATCCAGTCGCTAGTTCCCGAGGGCATTTCTTTGTTGTACCCTAGGGTATAAATTTCCGTGTGTCCGTCAAATGCTGCAAGGTAAATGGGTAATACTTCCGTACATATTGCGGGCTGTAGTGGAATCAAATAAAATTCGCCAGGTTGACGAATACAATTTCTAGAGGTGGTATATACAATATTACTGGCGGAATATTGATTTTCCACCAAGGGCTGTAGGTTGTTGATGTCAGTATCTACTGTAAAATCCAATCGCATCTGCTGTGCAATTTTGGCTGTCCCATATGTCTGTAGCTTTAAACTACCCAGCAACCCACCACGATGAGTTGATAATACTCGATGATTGAATTTTTCTTGGTCATCATCACTGCCTATAGCCACGGCACGACCCGAGATATGTTGATTAACAATCGGGTTATCAATCCATGCTTGGGTTATCTGTTTTTTACCACCAGAAAATTTAGTTTCTGTAATTACCAACTCGCCTGGATAATCCTTTCTGTATCTAGCTTCCATATTATTGAATATACTCAACCCATGATAATGTTGCTTCATCCCAATAATATAAATTTCCATCAGTGGGATATGGAACTGGTGACGACCATAACCAAGTTGGGGCTGATATACTCCAACTAGGATAAGGTTGTGGAGCATAAAATACATCATTTATGTCGTCATATGTGTATCCAATTCCAGCATAATTTGCCCGTAATGCTTTAGATTGATCAGGGCCAGGTTCTCTGGGATAAACATTTGGAACGTAATAAATTCCACCTTCAGTATTATAACTGGTTTGTACCCAAAGTTCACCTGTTGATGAGTACGATGAAGATTGTTCTTCAGTAACTGACATTACTTCAGTTACTATGTTATTTTCTACTTTAGCGTAATATGGCATTTTAATTTCCGTATCTTTATGCTGTGTAAACAGTATTAGCAGTAAATCCCAGCACAATAGCTGTGCCTGTGTTGGCGTATGTATACGTTCCGCTTACATTACCATTACCCGGATAATTAGCGATAGGAATAGATATAACTATAACACCAGATCCGCCAGCACCGCCTGTGCCGTTGTTAGCACCACCACCACCACCACCGGTGTTGACTGTGCCTGCTACTCCGGTATTTCCCCCGCCACCGTTACCGCCTGTACTAGTTGTCGCTGATCCTGCTGCTCCGCCGCCTGCTAGCCAGTAGTTACCAGAGATTAATTGGCCAGCTGTTGAACCTGGAATCTGATTAATTATGCCAACTCCACCTGACGCTGTACTTGCTCCATTTGCACCTACACCACCTGCACCACCACCGCCGCAGAATACTGCACTGGAGTTTGATCCACCATTAAAACCTTGGCCAGGAATTCCAGGACTTAATGCTCCATACGAGCCATAGTTATTTTGACCGCCTAACCCGCCGCCAGAACCTCCTACGTTTGCCCCTGGCCCAGCGCCGGATCCACCACCACCTGATCCGCCAATTGCTGTGATTCGTGATAATGATCCTGTTCCAAATGTACTATTTGATCCAGCTGTGCCAGGACCCGATGATGTGCCACCTGCACCGCCTGCTCCTATGTTGGCAGTATAAGCAGTACCTGGATTTAATGTGTATGCTGCAAAAGACGCGACACCGCCTGCTCCGCCACCGCCACCTAAAAATGCACCACCGCCTCCACCACCTGCGACTACAGCCACAATTATATTGTAAGCTGCTGCGCCGGTATTAATATTTGCCCACGCTCCGTTGGTATACGCTTCTAGTAAGTTTGATGTGTTACTATATCTAATCATACCGTTAGCAGGACTTGCGGGTCGTTGTGCTGTATTACCCACGTTTAGAGTAATAGCACCTGTGCTGTTTGCCGTAATATTTTGACTATTATTGATATGTAATGCTGCTGTTCCGTTAGTTTGAAACTGTAAATTACCACTGTTATCTACAGTTTCTACTAAACCTGAACTATTTGCGTTGATTATTGTTGTCATGATATATTAGCCCATGCTGAATTTATATATCCTTCAAGTTTTGACGTAGTGGTATTGTATCTAATCATACCATTTGCTGCGGGGGAAGGACGTTGTGCTGTATTACCAACTGGAACTGTAAATGCACCTGTTGAGTTGAATATTATGTTTTGACTTGTGTTAATTGTTAATGCTGTGTTACCATTTGTTTGAAGTGTGAGGTTACCAGTGGCATCTCCTGATTTGGTAAGAGTGCCAACAGTTGCGTCTGATTGTAAGTTTATAATTGATGCCATACTGGTATTTAGCTGATATTAGCTGGATTAATTATTACTGCCTTATACAAAATTATACAAAAAAGAAGAAGTTTGTAGAATTACTGGTTGTAAACACTATCACAATGGCGCCGCCGCCGCCAGCACCACCGCCCAAGATGGTGCCACCCCCGCCGCCACCAAAGCTACCGCCTGTGCCCCCAGGATAACCGCCACCGCCGCCTCCTGCACCTGCGCCAGCACCTGCTGAAGTTAGTTCTGTGCCTGCGGCACCTGAGCCCGCCGCGGTGAAACCGGAGACACCTGCACCACCAAGACTTCCACCTCCACCATTACCACCGTTGTTTGTGCCAGTTGCAGGTCCTCCTGCTTGTCCAGCTCCCAATGAACTGGCAGCTCCCCCACCTCCACCTGTTTTATTTGGTGTAGCAGCACTAGCAATACCATCACCACCAGCCCCGCCATTGAATGTGGCACCAATACCGCCAGCACCTCCTGCAAATGTGGCACCCTGAACGCCGCCACCGCCACCACCAGCGGAATATGCACCAGCGTTAAATGTCGTGGACCCACCAGCACTACCATTGGCCACGGTCGAGGGCGCCGCCCCACCAACTCCTATGCTGTAGGTAATTGTTGCTCCTGGAGTTGCAACAAAATTATTGATAACTGTACATCCACCGCCACCTCCACCTGATGCTCCTGTGGTGGTGAGGTTAAATTGCTTCTGGGCTCCACTGCCACCGGCACCAAATAAAATAATTTGATTTTTATTGCTCCAATCATTGGGCACCACAAAAGAAGAACCAGAGTCAAACAATGAGTTTGAAAAGTACGTAATTACAATAAGACCAGAGCTGGCACCACTTGGATTAGTTCCAGACCCAATACCTCCGCCATATAAGCCAGAGGCACCAGCAAATGAAAAATTTGACGGTGAACCAAACCTTCCGCCGCCACCACCACCGCCAGATCCATAGTTTGTTGAGCCAGAAGACGTAGGGATAGTTGCAATATCAATACCATAACCGCCAGTTCCCGGAAACGCAGATTGACCAGAAGTCGTTGAATAACCCGCACCACCGCCTGCGCCGTTTGCGCCATTGCCTCCAAAACGATCTCCAGCAACACCACCTAATGTTCCATTAACAGAAGTACCTCCTCGACCTCCAGGATATGTATTTCCATTTCCACCTGCAGTGCCTCCTCCGTTGCCTCCGCCGCCGCCACCGTAAGTTCCACCTGCGCCACCTGCCCCACCAACTCCGCCGGGGCCACCCGCACCGCCACCACCACCGCCTATCCCTGCCCCACCCGCACCGCCATTGAATGTGGATCCAATTCCTCCGGTTCCGTCGGCTTGCCCGCCTCCGGCTGACCATATGCCTAAGGTGGTGGCTGCACCATTGGTGTTGGCAGTTAGTAGGGAGCTCGTAGCGGAAAAATTTAAAACAGTTCCGGGTGTTAGTACTGCGTTAACTACACGAGTATAACCACCGCCGCCTGCGCCATTGCTGTTTGCTGGAGGACAACCCCCTTGACCTATTAATTGAATAGTATTGTTAGTGTTGTTCCAGTCACCCGGTACAGTCCACGTCCCAGAACTTGATACAAGCACTACGTATCTAGTACTCATTAAAAATTTTCCATGTATTGAGTGTAAAACGAATCAATAGTTTCATCATTTATTTCTGGTGTGTTTTCTTTAACTAATATTGTGAATTCTTCTTTGGTTAAAGGTACAGGCGCTAAAAATGGATTACCGTCCCATATTTCTCCGATTCTAACTATAGCGTTACGCGGAACATCAATATATAAGTACGCAGTATCTTTTGCTGATTCATGCACTGCTACCACATGATTTTCAATCATATTAGTCATTTTGTTAATTATTGCAACTGTCATAATTTTTCCTTACGAAGAAACTGTTACAGCAACAACGTCCCAAAACGCTACTTGAGAATTGTAGAGACAACCAATGTAATGTGTTTGCGTAATAACAGTGGTAGTAGGCAATGTTACTCCCACTGCTCTATACGCACCTGAAGTTGTTGTCCAAGTTAACGCTCTTGCTGTACCATCATCTTTAATACGTATCATTAATCTTTGCCCATCAGATGGTGTGCCTGATGGTGCTGCAATTGTTGCAGCAGTTGCCAATGCTGTTACGTTATATTGTGCAGATGTTGCTGTTGGTGTTATTGTTGTACTAGATGCAATTGAATTAATAACAGGAATAAAAACACCAGTTATAGTTCCAGTCGCTGATATATTGCCAGTGGTCGCCACTGTATTGTTAACGTTCATCAATACCTGTGATGAGGTTACGGAAGATCCACTCACAGCAACTTGCTTGTACAATCTATTTGTACTGACATCAAACCATTCGTCGCCCAGTTGTTGCCCACTGGGCTGAGTGTTGGCAGTACGATTTACAATATAAGCTCTACTGCTCATTATCCGTGTCCTTAAGCCTGGCTTTCTGTCCAACCTAAACGAGCATTGACTGTATTGGTTGTGACTGCTGTAATATTGGTAGCACACAATGTCAATACATCTGGGCCATCTGGATACTTGCCTTGATCAGCAGTGGGTACGTTATTGTTGATACCACCACCTAGAATACTAGTTCCCAAATCCCTAACGCCAAGCAAATCAGTATCAGTTACACCCGGAGTAGTGGTAAAGAATCCAAAAATGTTTTCTCCACCTGATATGGTTTGCCCAGCAGTATGAAACGCAATCTGACTCAAGCTGGAGCCGCCAAGGTTTTGAAATGTCCCACCACTAACACGACCGTTAAGACGTCCAGTAATTAGTAAAGTCATACCAGTGCCTGTACTGTAAACCCCGCATTGCTTCAACACCAACTGCATACGATTTTGAAGTTCGCGTATGCCCATTGTACCCACCAGACCTGAATCTACGCTGGGTGCTACACGTAGACTGATTAGGGGTTGTGTGACGCTTGCGCCAATGTTGGCAATGGAGGTTTGCATACCTGCCACAAACTCAAATTGCTTGTCATCGTCAAATCCACCATCCATAATCACTGAGCTACCCCAGTGATTGATAGCAGGGGCACATTGCGGACTGTACTGTTCTACTTTGATGGGTGCTGTTGCACTATATGTAAATGTAGTGGCTGATGTGCCGCCAGTTTGTGCTCTAGTTAATCCGGTAAATGTTGTGGCTGTTTTACCTGTATAAGCTATGTACTCTATAGCACCAGTTGTGGCTGCTGCGGTGACTACTAGTGTGCCTGATGAAGCAAACTGTGTAGTATCGGCTACAGTCATGGTTGTTGTCTCAGCTGAACTTAGGGTAGCTGTCAAGTTAGTATAATAAGGCAAACTGCTGGATTCGTATCTTGCCGGTAAGTTACCCGAACGGAAATAAGCTTCTGTATTAATGTTGTTGTTTATTATACGATGGCAGTAAATCACTTCACCACGATTATTTTTGAATCCAAATCGCACAGAACCTGCTCCATACCAGCTGTAGTCCATGTAGAACATCTGTATTTTGGTAAGATTGATGTTGTAAAAGCTGGCACCTGTACCATCACAACGATCAATGTTCCAGTTGGTCTGGGAAAAACGTGTGTCTACTGTTCTACTGAGTACACAGTTGGTAGCTGTAGCACCACGATATTCTGGATAGATAGTCATGCTGGTATCAGATGTTATATGTTGTACTATATAGCTTTGTCCACGTATTACAACAAAATCACCCGGCTTAAATTCACTGGAAAACTTAGTTACAGTACCAGTAACAGTGGGACTGTCTTGAGTGAGTGACGATGTTCCAGATGTTTGCAAGGTACTACTGCGCCGCACTACCCACAAAGTTTGTCCATCAAATTCAAAAAATGCTCCATTCTGACTGTCAAACATGCCTATGCGAATCGGAGCTCCGTACCAAGCGTTGGGTGCTACTGTAATACCGTTGCCGGTAGCAGGTGATGCTGATGGAGTGCTTAAAGCTGTAAAGGTAAACACATATAAGGTTGTTACTGCGGTAACAGTAAATGTACCATTGTAAGCCGACTGATCAGCTCCAGTAATAGTTACGGTAGCACCTACTCCTAGCCCATGGCTAAGGCGAGTAGTAACTGTAACTGTGGTACCAGAACTGGTTATGTTGTTTATAGTCAAGTTTGGTTTCATGATACTGCCGGTACTGAACTGTATGGCTTTACCAGACTGATAGCGGAACTGTCGTCTTGACTGACGTATAACCTGACTGCCGTGATACGGTAGTTGATTACTGCTTTGAACACCACCATCAAAAGGTCTATGTTCTATATAACCCAAAGTTCTTGTATAAAGTGAAGCGTTAAGAACTGCGGTGATTGTTCCTGTCGCCGTACAGGCAAAAGTAAATGTGTTGGCAGTTGGAGTTGTCGCTACTACCCAACTGGAGTTAAGTCTACCAGTAGCACCTGTGGTACCAATTATGAAAATACCACCGCCTACACGTAGTCCATGTGGATTAGTAGTGGTCACTGTGCCTATAGTACCATTCAATACAATTGCACCGGTGCCAGCAGGAATGGCAGCGCCTGTGAAAAAGTCTGCAATAAACAAATAAGTCTTGGTGGCATCAAACAACGCTGCGGCCGGAGCTGTGATCGTGCTGTAGGTAAAGTTGGTGTTGGCAGAAACACTTTCTACTATCCACCATCCGTCAGCATAGGCCGTATCTAGCGTTCCTTGTATGAATATAGGTCTGCCCACAGTAATACCAGTGGTGTTGTTGATAGTTACTGTGACTGTAGTAGTACTGGCAGTCACGTTGGTAATTTGATAAGAACCCGAGGCACCACGATATGAGGGTGTGCTGGACACGTTACTGATACCCTGACTGGAATCGTAGAATGATGATGGACGATTATTGTACAGAGTCTGACTTTCCCATTTTGTAGGTTGAATACCATATTCAAAGTCTGTGTCAATCATTGCTGTTGGTGTACTAACCCGAAGTTTGTCTACGGGATCACGATAAGTTTCACTGGCTTTGATTTCTGTGTAGGATTCTTCAACCATGATTGAAATCTTGTCAGTTGAAGTCATGGCCGATGTATTATAAGCCAGAATAATAGTGGTAGTTTCTAAGCCAGTTGTAGTACTAACCTCATTAGTATAAGAAGTGGCTCCTAAACTAGGATCACTAAAGTTATAAATCACTGTGTCTGTAGTAGTGTTGGTAATCAACAACAGTTGTTCCCTACGGATATTTTTACCTATAACCTGTACTGTTCTGGTTGAGGGGGTAAAAACATACCGCTCAATAATTACATTTTTTGCCATTTTTCTTAATCTCCTAGTGCGATTGTTTCGGGCGAATACGGATACCTGCGTGTTGATACTGTAGTTGAATTACTTATGATAGTTACAGTGGCTTGATCACCAATTGCCGGTGAATTGTAAATGATTAGATTACTACTTACTGAGTCGCTTTTTACCCTGAATCCACGATAAGAATCATATGGTGTAAAAAATGGACCTACAAATGGCCAGTCGGCAAGAGTAACATAAGGTGATAATGTTTGTCCACCCACAACAACTTGTAAGTCTGAACTGGATACAATACTAGTCACATTAGCCTGTTCATTTCTCAGAGCAAATACCGAGGTAATGTTATCAAATTGATTAGAAATGTTATTTAACATCACAGCGGGTTTTGCAACACCGGTTAGCTGGCTACCATTACCAGTTATGTTTCCAGAGGCACTAATATTGACACTAGAGACATCGCCCGTAGGTGCTGATATACCCGTTGTTCCGTCTATAATAACAGCCATTATGTCTTATCCGTGTATAATTGTGCGGCAAAATCAGCGGTACTGTTTACTGACAAATTGTTATAAATGTTCATTTAAAATCCTCTTACACTTATTTATTGTTGTTTGCGTTTTTAGTATAAGTTGAAGGGTTCTATGTATCAATTGGATTAATTATTGCGGTGGAAGTTGGTCTATCTATAGTCATAATACCCTGACAAGTGACATTCCAGTTTTCTGATGTGCCGTCTCGCTCACTCGTACTAGGCACATTTAGCACGAAATGCTTGAACAGGTACTCTTTACCATTATTTTCAAACACACGCCAAACGTGTTCTGGTGTTCCTCTTCCCGGTTGCCCTCGTGTTTGATTGAATCTGATCGAATATTTGTTCATATCACTTCAACTTGCGGAAGTTGACAAGATTGATTGTTGGCTATTCTCAGCGCCTGAATGTTGATGTGAACAAACTTAACCAACTCATCAGATTGATTTGCGGTAATAGAGTGTGCTAACCAAGCCGGAGTCAAAATTAACTGCCCCGCTCGTGGGTTTAGTACTACAAATTTAGAACCATGTGTAACTTGAGTCGTATCTGATTCATCTAGATCCATTTGAACTTTGCCTGCACGTGGGTCGTGTAAGAGTAGTTGAATGGATTTTTCCGGAACTTCTAAAAAATAAAAACCAACGATTTGATTACCATTTCCGTGTGTATGGTGTTCCATGTATGAATGTTTTTCATAGGTTTGAAGCCACATAGATTCATATACAGTTTGGTAATTTTCCATCAAGTAACCTTGACGTTTTAAAATGTTCCAAGATGTCTGTAGTATGTATTTTGCAAAATCAAAAATTCTTTCGTCATGAAAAAATGTACCAGACATTTGTTTATTGGATTGGTTGTGATATTCGGAGTCTTCAGCAACCGTCTTTACCAAATCAACATTGTCTAAATCAAACGCTGAGTATATTGGCGTAGAAAACAGAAGATTTTCATCAAAATCATTTTTGTCAATACTATTCAAAATTAAATTCTCTTTATGGTGCGTTAGATACTGGGTTGGTAATACCTAATTCTGCCATTCTTTGTGCTTCGGCAGCAATTTGTTCATCAGTTGGAATCCAACCATAGGATGTCCAGATAGTTTTGTTATACTGTAATTGTAATTCAGAGGTAAATGCATCACCAACCGCAAATGTTTTGGAATCATCTTGTGCTAGTGTGTCATAAGTTCCTGTTGCTTGAGCAGGAGTTGGTGTTGCCTCTTGAGTAACTATTTGCTTTACAGCACCGTTTTCTATGAATAACCAGTTTTTAAACATTGTGTGTTTCCCTTTTTTAAATTTTCTAAATGTAGTACTTCGTAATTTTGTGGAAGTGCTGAGGTATTTAAATTTACTATTTGTAGTACTTCTTCTAGCAAAAGACCCTGTTGTATACACATATCTAGTGCGGGTTTATGCTTTATAATACGTCTTGCGGTTTCTTCACTTAGTCTTCCTGATGAGAGAATCTGTGACTGTGCCTGTCGCACCAAGCGAAGTTTTAATTCATCAAAAAAATTGATTTCGTACATTTCATCATCTGTTTTACCTGGAATACGAGTTTTTTCAGCCTCGTCCGAAAGTGCTGCTTCAAAATCAGTTAAAAAATCAATTTCGTTAACACAATCTTGAATGTTTTTTTGATTGTGTGGTTTATTTAATAGATATTGTTTGTACTCGTAAGAATCTTTGTCTAGTGTTGTTTCACTATGTTCTTCACTTAATTCTGCAAGGGCTAATGCTAGTTTTTTTTGTTCTAGTTGATTACGAACAACTCGTAGCTTTTCCCATACAGTTTCACCCTCTAAATCGTAAATATATTGTGCGTTATGATTTTGTCTTGACATTTAGTTTATGCTCCGGTATTGTCAAATATTTAGTGTATGCTTTGTCAAGTGTATATTTAATTTATAGTCCAGCTCCAGCCAGAGCATATCTCGCTGTTCCCGCATTTGTTTGGCAACCAACTAGTGCTCCGCACGCATTGATACGAGTTACTAAATCAGAAAGACTGCGACCTATTCCACCATAAAACAATCCATTTGCGCCAACCGCAGCTCCAGCCAGCCCAAATCTTACTGTTCCCACATTTGTTTCAGAACCAACCAGTGCACCACATGCATTGATTCTTGTTACTAGGTTGCTTTGACTGCAGCCAGAGCCAGCATAAAACAATCCATTTGCACCAACCGCAGCTCCAGCCAAATATCGTCTTGCTGTTCCCACATTAGTTTGCGAACCTACTAGTGCGCCACAGGCATTAATTCTGGTTACGAGATTGCTGGAGCTACCGCAAATCTGTCCACCATAAAACAATCCGTTTGCACCAACAGTGGCACCAGCAAGACCGATCCTTCCTGTTCCCACATTTGTTTGGGAACCAACCAGTGCACCACATGCATTGATTCTTGTTACTAGGTTGCTGGCTGTGCCGGTACAGCCAGCATAAAACAATCCATTTGCACCAACAGTGGCACCAGCTAGATAATATCTTGCTGTTCCAACATTAGTTTGCGAACCTACTAGTGCGCCACATGCATTGATTCTGGTTGCTAGGTTAGTGTAGCAACCACCAAATCCACCATAAAATAATCCATTTGATCCTACTTTTGTCCCAGCAGGATATGTTCTTGCTGTTCCCACATTCGTTTGAGAACCAACCAGTGCGCCACAAGCATTAATTCTGGTTACTAGGTTGCTGTCAGCAAAGTTAGAGCCAGCATAAAACAATCCCACAGTGGTACCGCTTGACTTACCATAAAAGTTAGTAGGCATAGTGATTGCGCCGGTTTCTACACCTGCCAGTGTTCTTACTGTAGCACAGTTCAAACTAATCTGAGTTGTGCCAGTTCCGCCAAGTTCAAGTTGAACTGACTGTCCTGCGGTAGTTCCGCCTAATGATATTGGACCTGATGCATTTAATGCCATATCTTATACCTATGGTGTACCGAACGCAGTAACGTTATTTGCAGCAATGAGATTTCCGGTGCTGTTCAAACTAAGAATATTTGCTCCACCATAACTGAATACTAATTTTGTGCCAACAGCAGTGATTGTAAAACCACCAACGACAACAATGTTACCAGCTGTCATATTGTTACCGGTAATATTTCCGGTAGAAGAAATTGCGCCAGCTGTTAAAATATTGCCAGTACTTGACATTAATCCAGCTGTTAAAATATTTCCGTGTATCGCATTACCAGTACTTGACATTAATCCAGCTGTTAAAATATTTCCGTGTATCGCATTACCAGTACTTGACATTAAACCGGCAGTTAAAATATTACCGCCAGTTATGTTGCCACTGGCACTATTCACACCGGTAACCAATAATCCGGTGCTAGTAACAGTAGCGATAGATACCGCATTACTTTGCAATACCAAATTACCAGTGAGATCACCAGTTTGGACTAAACTTGTTGTGGTTGAGGTTCCGGCTGATATATTACTCATATTTTCTCTTTAGATAATTACCCAACGTTGCCCAGCGGTAACTGTGACAACTACACCACTATTAGTAGTAATTGGTCCCACACTAAATCCATTTGTACCTGCTGCTATAGTATAATTAGCTGTTACATTGCTACCGTTAACTAAAATTCCGTTTGTGGCTGCTACAACAGGAGCACTTATTCCAGATGAAGTAAATGTCGCTACGTTAGCTGTACCCGCAACACCAACAGTTACATTACCGCCGCTTGTGGTAATGCTTACATTACTTGTACCATTACTTATGTTTGAGCTACTACCAGTACTGATACCAGTCAGTTGACTGCCGTTACCCAGTATGAAGCTACCTGTAATATTGCCAGTTGCCGATACAATACCGGCTGTTAAAATATTTCCGTGTATAGCATTGCCAGTACTTGACATTAATCCGGCTGTTAGGATATTTCCACCAGTTACGTTACCAGTTACAGATAAATTACTAACAATGCTTATATTACTTGTGGCGTTACTTGTTCCTGCTGCTATGGATAACGGATAAAAACTATTAGCACCAATATATAATACGCTGTTGTCAACTTGGTTGATAAAACCACCAGTACCATTTGATGTTATTCTTAGTCTACCAGCTATCAAAGTACTGCTATCAGCAGTAGCGATGTTTCCAGTAACACTGACACTTGTACCTGTTATAACACCACCAACCACTGATGATGCTGTGGTAGTTCCTGAGACACTTGTTGAAGTACCGGTTATAACGCCACCCACTACTGATGCTGCTGTTACCGCACCAGTGGCACTGATCAAACCGGCTGTGTGTAGGTTGCCACCTTGTATATTACCAGAAACGTTGGCTGTTCCAGATACATCAAGTTTAGCCCCTGGTGTGGAGGTACCAATACCCACATTACCGCTATTGATATATGATGATGACGATGAGTTAGCATCAATTACTACACGCAGGACGTTGGATCCGTCTCTGGCAGCAAATTGAAAATTATTTGCTACGTCAACATAGATACCAGAGTCGTTTGTCAAACCAGTTGTTCTAGCTTGAACCGCATACGCAGCAGATGCCGCTGTTTTTGTTATTAGAAGATTACCACCCGTAACAAGATTACCGCCAGTAACAGCACCAGTGACACTGATTAATCCACCAGTTAATATGTTACCGCCAGTAATATTAGCAGCACTTGTAATAGTTGAAGTTGCTGAAATTAATCCAGCTGTTAACACGTTACCGCCGGTTACGTTACCAGTGGCGGTCACTAAACCAGCAGTTGTAATGTTGCCGCCAATTATGTTAGCTGCCGATGTAATTGTTGAAGTTGCTGAAATTAGTCCAGCTGTTAATAAGTTACCACCAGTTACGTTACCACTTGCCGAAACTACAGAACCTAATAAACTTGATCCTGTAACAGTACCTGTTGCGCTAACTAAGCCAACAGTTGTAATATTTCCACCAACTACGTTAGCTGCTGAAGTAATAGTTGATGTAGCCGAAATTAATCCAGCTGTCAGTAAGTTACCACCGACTACGTTAGCTGCCGAAGTAATGGTACTTGTAGCCGAAATTAAACCAGCTGTCAGTATATTACCACCAGTTACGTTACCAGTAGCAGTCACTAGACCAGCTGTTGTAATATTTCCACCAATTACATTGGCCGCCGAAGTAATTGTGCTAGTAGCACTAATTAAACCAGCTGTTAAGATATTTCCACCAGTTACATTTCCAGTAGCAGTCACCAGTCCTGTGGTTGTAATATTTGCACCAACTACATTGGCTGCTGATGTAATTGTACTCGTAGCTGAAATCAATCCAGCTGTTAGTAAGTTGGCACCGGCTATATTACCAGTTACACTTAACACATTACCAACAGTATTAAATGTTAATCCTGCGGTAGCTGCTAAGTTACCATTGGTATTAAATTGTATCTGTGTATTTGCGCCTGCCGCTGTAATGTTACCGCTAATACTACCAGCAAAAGCTCCGACAAAGAATCCCGCTGTGGTAATGTTACCAGTAGCACTTATCTGTCCAGCTGTTAGAATATTGCCATGTATCGCGTTACCAGTACTTGACATTAACCCCGCTGTTAGAATATTGCCACCAGTAATATTAGCTGCACTTGTAATAGTACTTGTAGCTGAAATTAAACCAGCTGTTAATAAATTACCACCTGTAATATTCGCAGCACTTGTAATAGTGCTTGTTGCTGAGATTAAACCAGCTGTCAGTATATTACCACCAGTTACGTTACCGGTAGCAGTCACTAGTCCAGCAGTTGAAAGGTTACCACCGACTACGTTTGCTGCTGATGTAATTGTACTTGTTGCTGAAATCAATCCAGCTGTCAGTATATTGCCACCAGTTACGTTACCAGTAGCCGTCACTAATCCAGCAGTGGTAATATTACCACCGACTACGTTACCTGTAGCAGTTACCAAACCTGCGGTTGTAATATTACCACCGATAATATTAGCTGCCGAAGTAATGGTGCTTGTAGCCGAAATTAATCCAGCTGTTAACAAATTGCCACCTGTTACGTTACCAGTAGCAGTCACCAGTCCTGCGGTTGTAACATTGCCACCAATTACGTTACCAGATGCACTAACAACAGTACCCAATACACTTGATCCTGATACCGTTCCTGTTGCTGAAATTAACCCAGCTGTTAATAAGTTACCGCCTACTACGTTGCCAGATACAGTTAATAAATTGCCAACTGTGTTGAATGTCAATCCAGCAGTAGCAGCTAAGTTGCCGCTATTATTAAATTGTACTTGAGTGTTGGCACCGGCAGCAGTTACGTTACCACTAATACTACCAGCAAATGTTCCAACAAAGAAACCTGCTGTGGTAATATTGCCAGTAGCACTTACTTGACCTGCTGTTAAGATGTTACCATGTATAGCATTGCCTGTGCTACTCATTACGCCAGCAGTTAGGATATTTCCGCCGGCTAAGTTTCCAGTAGATGTAATTCCAAGGCCCGCTGTTATATTACCAACTGAACTAATGCCTAAACTAGATACCCAGACATTAGATGCTGTGTTATATAATAGTGTTGCGTATTCCGCGCCCGCAGGACCAACTCCAATACCGCCATTGTTAGCTGCTGTTGCGTTGGCAGCGTTATTGGCCATATTAATTTGTAAATCATTTGTGGTAATTGTATTTGAATTAATTGTGGTTGTTGTACCGTTAACAGTTAAGTTACCGGTAATAACAACGTTACCATCAGTACCACCTGATCCATTTGGATCAATAGTTAATGTTGGGCCAGCACCTACAATTAAGTTACCACTTAGTGTGATACCACCAACTGATATAGTTCCACTTGTTGTGAAATTACCACCAGTCGTGTTGCCTGTTACGCTTAAACTTGTTAATGTACCTAAACTAGTGACATTTGGCTGTGCCGCTGTAGCAAGAGTACCTGTAATTAATGTACCTGATAAATTACCGCCGGCAATATTACCAGTTGTACTGATTAATCCACTTGATGTTAAACTAGTTAATGTACCAACCGAAGTAATATTTGGTTGAGCATTTGTTGTAACAGTTGCAGCAGTTCCAACAGCCGATCCTGCTGATACAGCAAATGTTGCGTTTGCTACAGTACCAGTTACGTTACCACCGGTTAATGATGTTAATGTAGAACCATTACCAATGTAATAGTTTGCTGTTATATTTCCAGTTGAACTAATCAATCCTGCTGTTAGAACATTGCCGCCAGTTACATTAGCAGTAGCACTTACCAGACCGGCAGTAGTAATATTACCACCAACAACGTTTGCTGCTGATGTAATTGTTGAAGTTGCCGAAATCAATCCAGCTGTTAATAAGTTACCGCCAGTTACGTTTGCAGTTACCGAAACTACAGCGCCTAATAAACTTGATCCTGTGATAGTTCCGGTTGAACTAATTAATCCTGCTGTTAATAAATTGCCGCCAGTAATATTACCATTTCCAGCTATAGTTCCAAGTACACTAACACCAATTGGTGAAAATACAGCAACGTTGCCAACTGTGCTAACTGATATAGTTACATTTGCGTTTGCCGCAGCAATGTTTAGATTACTTCCACCGTTTACAACATTGGATACACTTGTAATAATACCAGTAAGTTGCGATCCATTACCCAGTATAAAGTTACCAGTGACGTTTCCTGTTGCTGAAACTAAGCCGGCCGTTAAGATGTTGCCGTGTATTGCATTGCCAGTACTGCTCATTATACCGGCTGTTAGGATATTTCCACCAGTTACATTACCAGTAGCAGTTACTAATCCAGCGGTAAGAATATTTCCACCGATTACGTTTGCTGCGGATGTAATTGTACTTGTAGCTGAAATCAATCCGGCTGTTAATATATTACCGTGTATGGCGTTGCCAGTACTGCTCATCAATCCAGCAGTTAATAAATTGCCACCAGTTACGTTACCTGTAGCAGTTACTAGTCCAGCAGTTGAAATATTGCCGCCAATTACGTTTGCAGCGGATGTAATCGTACTTGTAGCTGAAACTAATCCGGCTGTTAATATGTTTCCACCAGTTATATTACCGCTTGCTGAAACTAATCCAGTTACATACTCTCCGGTTGGCGCAAATACCGCCACATTACCTACTCCACTTACCCCAATAGTTATATTTGCAGCAGAAGCGGAAATAGTTACATTACTATTACCATTATTAATATTGCTTGATGATGTACTAACACCTGTTAATAAAGAACCATTACCTAGAATATAATTTCCAGTTACGTTACCAGTAGCTGAAACTAATCCTATGGTTAGTAAGTTACCTCCTATGATGTTACCGGCTGCTGAAATGTTACCAGATGCGCCTATATTGACAAATCCAGTCGCCGACCTAGTCCAGGTATTATTACCTGAAGAATAAGTGTAAACAATATTGTTTACTGTTGCAGTTTGCCCATCAACGGGCGATACGGGAAAAGCCATTAGTACCTTCCAATTGCTACTTCAATTACACCTGGTAAATTAGAATTATAATCTTCCAGTGATTTACCAATGATACACCCAGGCAAGTATTTATTAGAATCTAAAACAGTGGCTACTCCTTTTATGGTACTAGAAACCAATCTATCTCCCTTACGAATTGTACCCACTACGCTGCATGGAACACGCCCCGTTAGTGCTACTGGTAATCCAACTGCGCCTGAATTCATTAAGTAAGCAGGTTCAGTTGAAATAACACCGGCTACTCTGGTATCATGCGATATAGTTGATGCAGTAATTTCATCTGCACCGCCGAATATAACTAAAGTACCAGGAGAATAGCTGTTATCAGCAACATAAGTTTCAGCCAAGTCAGCGTATTGTGCTGAAGTTGCCTTAGCAAATACTGTATTAAAGTATGTTGTCGCATTACCAATGTTACCTACACCGTTAGCTTGTAAGTTAGTAAGACCGGCTGTTGTCCATGCTGCTATCGCAGTACCTCCAACAGTAATAGTAATATTACCGTTACTAGCATCAATGTTAGCTGAAGTATTGCCATTTGTAATGGCATTAAATGTGCCGTTTACACCAGCTGATGCCCCAAAATCGTCAATCCAATAGTAGCTCGTGCCATCAAAAGTAAAACGATATTGAACGTTAGTTGTGGTGTTGTACCAAAAATCGCCCACGCTTGGACTTGATGGAGCTGTGCCACTTGATGTTGATCTAATGCCTCCACCAAAAATGTTACCAGAAGTACTGATAATCCCACCAGATAGTATATTTCCGCCAGTTATGTTACCAGTAACGCTTACTGTTGTACCTGTGTGATTTGTGGCAGAAATATTGCCACCAGTTATGTTACCCGTAGCGGAAATTAATCCAGCGGTTAGTATATTTCCGCCAGTTATGTTACCGGTGGAAGATACTAATCCAACAGTTACTACATTTCCCCCAATAACGTTTCCTGTTACCGTTAAAAATGTCTGAACTGTTAGATTGCCATATACGTTTGATCCACTTTGTAATTTAGCCATAACTTAATTATGATATTCCCGTCACTTCATCAAAAATTCCGTTAGATCCCGATACATTACCAGTCTGCATAGTTCCATCAGTTAAAATACGTAACGGAACGTTAACGGGTTGTGTAACTTCATCAAATACACTAGCAAAACACGCACTATTAGCAATCCGAGCGTTACTGTAAGTAACTTCATCAAATTGAATCGTGTTTGCCAGCAATAAATTGCCTGTATTAAATAACCTAGCTGCTAAAAATGCCATTAGATTTCTCCTTTAACCGAATGTAAAGTCTACACTTTGCAGTGAGGTATTGTATGTCATCTGTGCGCCCGGACCCGCTGCGTTCGCACTGTTTGCCATTTTAAACGAAGCACTTGTAATTATATTTCCAGTGGCAGTTACAAAACCAGCTGTTAAAATATTTCCATGTATCGCATTGCCAGTACTGCTCATTAATCCAGCAGTTAGTATATTTCCACCTGTTACGTTACCAGTCGCAGTTACTAATCCAACTGTTGTAATATTGCCACCAATTACGTTTGCGGCACTAGTAATTGTACTTGTTGCCGAAATTAATCCAGCTGTTAATAAGTTACCACCAACTACGTTACCAGATACAGTTAATAAGTTACCTACTGTGTTAAATGTTAAGCCTGCGGTGGCAGCTAAGTTACCACCAGTATTAAATTGTACTTGCGTGTTAGCACCAGCAGCAGTTATGTTGCCCGAAATACTTCCAGCAAACGTACCAACAAAGAATCCTGCTGTAGTAATATTACCTGTCGCACTTACTTGACCGGCTGTTAGGATATTTCCATGTATTGCGTTACCAGTACTGCTCATTAATCCAGCAGTTAGTATATTTCCACCAGTTACATTACCAGCAACAGACAATGCGCTGCCACTAGTATTAGCTATGATAACCGTTGTATTTGCCGTAAATGTAGCATTACCATTACCTGCACTAGTACCAATCGTAATTATAGTATTACTATTAGCAATACCACTGGTACCGATATTAATATTTTTAATTAGTGCATTGCCAGTTGCGCCTGAACCTAAGTTATAAGTAGCATTTGCTGTTGATGAACCAATTGTAGCATTAGCACCAGATGTAGTAATATTAGCACCAGTAATATCACCAGTTGCAGAAATTAATCCGGCAGTTATTAAGTTACCACCAATTACATTACCAGTAGCAGTTACTAAGCCAATTGTAGTTAAATTACCACCAATTACGTTTGCTGCGGATGTAATTGTACTAGTAGCCGAAATTAATCCAGCTGTTAGTAAGTTACCACCTGTAATATTTGCTGCTGAAGTAATTGTACTTGTCGCTGAAATCAATCCAGCTGTTAAAATATTACCGCCTGTTACATTACCCGTAGCAGTTACTAATCCCGCTGTTGTAATATTTCCACCAATTACATTGGCCGCCGAAGTAATTGTACTTGTTGCTGAGATTAATCCTGCTGTTAATAAGTTTCCGCCTATAATATTAGCAGCACTAGTAATTGTACTTGTTGCTGAGATTAATCCAGCTGTTAGGATATTGCCATGTATTGCGTTACCAGTACTGCTCATTAATCCGGCTGTTAGTACATTACCACCAGTTACATTACCAGTAGCAGTCACAAGCCCAGCTGTTGAAATATTACCACCAATTACGTTTGCCGCCGAAGTAATAGTACTTGTAGCACTAATCAATCCTGCTGTTAATAAGTTACCACCGGCTATGTTACCAGTAGCCGTCACCAGACCAGCAGTTGATATATTACCACTAGTTATGTTACCAGTAGCGGTTACTAATCCAGCAGTAGTAATATTACCGCCAATGATATTAGCTGCTGAAGTAATAGTACTTGTTGCTGAAATCAATCCAGCTGTTAATACATTTCCGCCAGTTACATTACCAGTAGCAGTTACTAGTCCAGCTGTTGAAATATTACCACCAATTACGTTTGCTGCTGATGTAATTGTGCCAGTTGAACTAATCAATCCAGCTGTTAATAAGTTACCACCAACTACGTTGCCTGATACGGTTAATAAGTTACCAACTGTATTAAACGTTAATCCTGCTGTAGCGGCTAAGTTACCACCAGTGTTAAATTGTACTTGTGTATTAGCTCCGGCAGCAGTTATGTTGCCCGAAATACTTCCAGCAAATGCACCGACAAAAAATCCTGCTGTAGTAATATTACCAGTAGCTGATATTACTCCGGCTGTTAAAATGTTACCGTGTATTGCGTTACCAGTACTGCTCATAATACCAGCAGTTAAGATATTACCACCGGCTAAGTTTCCCGTAGCAGTAATACCAAGACCAGCTGTTATATTACCAACAGAGCTAATACCTAAACTTGATACCCAAACATTTGATGCTGTATTATACAGCAATGTTGCGTATTCAGCACCTACTGGACCAACGCCAATACCGCCATTGTTTGCTGCTGTTGCATTGGCCGCATTATTGGCCATGTTAATTTGTAAATCGTTAGTGGTAATAGTATTTGAGTTAATAGTGGTTGTTGTACCATTAACTGTCAAGTTACCTGTAATAACAACGTTACCGTCTGTGCCGCCAGATCCGTTTGGATCAATAGTTAATGTAGGCCCGGCTCCAACAATTGTATTCCCACTTATTACAATACCACCAACTGATAAAGTTCCACCTGTTGTGAAATTACCACCTGTTGTATTTCCTGTTATGCTTAAACTTGTTAGAGTGCCAAGTGAAGTAACATTGGGCTGTGCTGCTGTAGTTAATGTACCAGTAACCAGAGTTCCTGATAAATTACCACCTGTAATATTGCCAGTTGAGCTAACAATACCAGCTGTTAGAATATTACCACCTGTAATATTTGCTGCTGATGTAATTGTACTTGTAGCACTGATCAATCCAGCTGTTAATAAATTACCACCAGTCACGTTACCAGTACTTGACATAACACCAGCTGTTAATACGTTTCCGCCGGTTACATTACCAGTGGCAGTTACTAACCCAGCCGTTGAAATGTTGCCACCAATTACGTTTGCCGCTGATGTAATTGTACTTGTTGCTGAAATCAAACCAGCTGTTAAAATGTTTCCACCAGTTACGTTGCCGCTGCCCGCAATTGTTCCTAAAACACTTATTCCGGTAGGAGAAAATACAGCAACGTTACCTACTCCACTGACTGATATAGTTACATTGGCAGCGGCAGCAGAAATGTTAACATTACTATTGCCGTTTACTACGTTAGATACTGATGTAATAATACCAGTTAATTGACTACCGTTACCTAGTATAAAGTTACCGGTTACGTTGCCAGTGGCAGACACCACGCCTGTAGTTAATATATTTCCAGCTTGTACATTACCGGATGCGCTGATTCCACCACCACCGCCACTTGTTATGAACGAGTTACCATAAACGTTACCAGTGGCACTAATAATACCAGCAGTTGATATATTGCCGCCAATTACGTTTGCCGCCGAAGTAATAGTACTTGTAGCACTAATTAATCCTGCTGTCAGTAGGTTACCGCTAGTGATGTTGCCAGTAGCTGTGATGAATGTTTGTACGTATAAATTACCGTATACCGTGGTGCCTGATAGAAGTTTTGCCATGTTGTTTCCTGTAAATTCTGGTTAGGTTATGCCACTGGATTCATCGAAGTAACCTTTTACTTGTATTGTTCCTGGAGCGATCTCTCGTTGTACTGTATTTAGTGTAAATGGATTATTATTACTCGGCTGAATATTTCCTACTAATAACACTTTAAAATTGTTTGGACTGGTATCTGCAAAAGCTCCCCCATTATTGGGGGCACACAGCAATAATTGGGTATTAGGCACAGATACTAAAGGAGCATACGGCGGAGTAAAATTTGCTGCATATAATGCTGAGCCCACGACTAGGCGTAAGTTGCTGATATATCCAGAAAGCCCATTATTACCTATGCCGTTATTATCATAAAATCCATTTACAACCCACTGGGTCGCAGAAGATAATGATACGTTCGACATGGCTCCATTATCTGCAACACCATTTATATATAATCCACGAAATCCAGTTGCAGAACAACTTATAGCCACATGATACCATGAATTAGCAGCATAAGAATTGGTGGTAGTTATAGATATTGGATAGCTAGCCCCATCTCCTTGTCTAACTGTAAATTTATTTGCTACTGTGTATCCCCAATCTATGGCTAAACTTTGTCCATATTGTGTACCATCACCAATTGAAAATATAGCGCCACTGGCCACTGGAAATATCCAAGTTTCAAATGTCCATTCGGTACTAGATGCGCCAATATTAAAAACATTATTAATGCCATTTAGATAATTTCCTGACCCAGCAAAATCAATACTACCAGGAGATAAAAATGTTTCATCAAATAACCCGGCATAAATTACTGTGGGAGTAATACTAATCCAATTTTGTGTAATTTCGTCAAAATACCCATTGGTTAATAAGACACCGTCAGCAGTAAGTCTGGAGGCTATAGTCATGTTATATAATTAAATGAATATCGTATCTAAGCTAGTTGTGCCAGCATTGTATATCTGATACACTGTGACAGCTCCATTGCTTGTCCAATTTACAGTATTTCCAATTAAATTATTTCCTGTAATATTGCCACCAGCACCAGTGGTAGATATGTTACCTGTAGTAGTTAAATTACCTGCTTGTATATTTCCAGTGATACTTACATTATTTGTTAAATTAAATGTAACAATATCAGCGGCAGAATTGCCTGTTATTGAAATATTATTACCAGAAGCAAAAGCGACTGTACTGCTTACCCCATTGGCCACCACATTTGCGCTGCCGACTACATTAATAATACTAAATGAATTGCCTGTATTTTGTAAAAACGTTAATCCTGTAGTTCCTATTACAATAGGATCATCAGTGACTAATTTCCAAGAAGTATCACTCCATTCTGTGCCTTCAGTGACCATTACGATCATTCCAGCATTAATTTCGCCGGTGGCATTAGAATCAGATGTGCGTACCCAAGTGCCGTTACTTCCGGAACCAACTATGGATACATCATACAATCCATTTTGACTAGCTGTAGATTGTCCGGCTACCAGAATACGATCGTTAATGTTAAGACTTACCCCGTCAACGGTGCTGGGAGTTCCACCTGATAATGTAACATTGGCCAGTTCCAGCACACGTACGGCTTGTTTATAGTCAATGTCGGATATTTGTCCTGCTCGGATTCGAGTTAGTGTCATCTTTTTTTCCAATTATAGCATTATTTAGTCAAAAAGACGGGGCTTCTGAGCCCCGTCCTTTCATACACTAACTAGTAATTACGACACAGTAATATTAGCAGTTCTTGTAACTCCATCGGTACCACGCACCAGTATAGCTAGGGTCGTATTGTTAACTAATCTAAATGACATAGTTGAATTAGCAGTTAAACTAGGCGCAGCAGGATTAAGCTGAGCCACTAAGTTACCGGTAATATCAACTTGCCCCGTAGTTTCTTGTATAGCAACAATACTATTTCCAGACGTGTTACTAATAGCAGTTACCGAAGTGGTAGTAGTAATTTCACGTACATCAATGATGTCACCAATCGCAGGAGCTTCTGTAAATGTCAGTACACAAGTTGGAAATACGCCACTTACTGCATATGCGGTAGTTGGAATTTGCACTACACCGTTGATAGTAACAATACAACTGACAGTAGTTTGACTTGATCCCAGTGTGAATACCGTAGTAGATCCATCACCTGCAAACTGTTCATTTGCAATAACTGTGTAAGAAGATCCACCAACTGCTACCCAGGCTGCGCCATTCCAAATTTCACATTGTGAAACTGTACTGTTATAACGTAACATACCGGTTGCAGGAGACCCAGGACGCTGTGCTACGTTACCAACTGGTATTAACATACTATCTGTGGCATTTATTGCTAATGTTGCGCCGGTTGTTAGTGTAATATTAGCACCAAGTGCTACTGAATTGGCTGTTGTATAAACTAGGAAAGTTGTGCCAGATTGAATATTACCAGTAGAGCTTATGTAACCACCAGTTAATATATTACCACTGATTAGATTACCGGTAGCACTAACATTACCAGCTGTTAATACGTTTCCTGCTATAGCATTACCAGTAGCACTAAAATTGCCACCAGACAGTACATTTCCACCAGCACTAATATTTCCTGTGCTTACATTTCCACTAATAACATTGCCACCTACACTTACGGTTGATACACCATAAAAATTATTGGCTGTCACATCAGTAGTAACAATTAAGTTAGAAACTACATTACCTGATAAACTTAATTGATTAGCATTAATACTAGCGTTAGTGGCAATATTTCCAATTAAACTTACGCCTTGATCATAAAATGTAGCAACTACATTTGATGCTGCGCCAACAGCAATTACTAAGTTACCACCTGTACTAGCAATGTTAGCATAACTTCCACCATTAGTAATCTTAGTTGATGATACGTTGGCAGCGTTAATGTTACTGATATATGCGCCATCACCAATAAAGAAATTTCCTGTTGAAATATTACCAAGGGCACTAATTTGTCCCGATGTATCAATATTGCCAACAGTAGCGTTGCCACTTGTGCTAATTATACCTGTTCCAACTAGTACATTACCACCTGTTATATTTCCAGAAGCACTTACTGTAACTGCGTTAACAAGATTACCAGTAATATTACCAAAAGAACTTATATCTCCGCCAGTTAGAATATTACCACCAATTACATTACCAGCCGCAGAGACATTTACTGTTGTAAATAAGTTACCAGAAATAACATTACCAGTTACATTTAATGTTGATGTTACATTTCCACTTAGACTTAGTGTATTTCCGTTCAATGCGTTATTAGAAACAACGTTACCAAACGCAGAGACATCATATACAGCAACTAAGTTACCGGCTGCTACATTACCAGTTACATTCAATGCTGATGTTACATTTCCACTTAGACTTAGTGTATTTCCGTTCAATGCGTTATTAGAAACAACATTACCAAGAGCCGAAACATCATATACAGCAACTAAGTTACCAGAAATAACATTACCAGTTACATTTAAAGTTGATGTTACATTTCCACTTAAACTTAAATTGCCAGTATTAACTATTACCGCATTAATTACATTGCCTGTAATTTGATTATCAACATTAAGATTTCCAAGTACATTACCGCTTAATGAAATATTACTAGTTAAAATATTACCAGCATTGATGTTTCCAATAATACTAAGTGTAGTTGAACTTATAACATTACCTGTTATACTACCAGTTACACTTAAACTTGAGCCAGTAGCATCGCCGATATTTGGCGTAACTAATGGGGCATTGGCAGGAATATAAAGCTGATTGCTGCCGTTTCTGCTGATAGTATTGCCGTCATATAAAGCGTCAATAACTGTGCCAGTTACGCTAATTGCGTTACCACCAGAGTATTGGCCTGCTCCAGAAAATTGAGACCAAAGAATTTGTGTTGTTCCAACTGTAATTGGATTATTGGTTATACATACCCATCCAGTATCTGCTTGAGTTGAACCATATTCAACAAAAGTAAATGCCGATGCCATTTCTGTGCCGATATCAAAATCAGTGGCACGAGTCAATACATAAGCAACACTTGGACTACCTGCAGTAGTTACAGTATAGATACCATTAAAAGCTGCTGATTGTGTTGTGTTATTGACAAATGCACCAACTTCATTTTTAATTAAAACACGTTCGCCTGCTGATACCACCGTACCATCAATTGTTAAATTACCAACTGCTGTGGCTGTTAACGTTGCTCCAACACCACTTGATCCATTATTGTATGTATAACCAGTTCCAAAAATGTTACCTGCTGTAGCATACGCCACAGATGCTTTAATATCCAGACCTTGTGCTACGCTATCAACATATTGTTTATTTGCCACGTCCAACGCAGCATACGGATCTGGTACGTTTGTAATCCATGTATTACCAGCATTAATATTACCTGTTACGCTAAATTGTAGTCCTGCGCTTGTGCTAGTAATAATAAGTGTATTACCACTTAGAGCATTACCAACAAAAGTTTGATTTGTAATAATATTTCCGGCAGCACTTATAATATTTCCAGAATATACATTACCTGTGTAAACACTACCAACTGCGCTGACACTAGCAGCAGCAATTAAATTTCCGGCAGATACATTACCAGTTGCTGTTATGAAACCAATGGTTGATACATTTCCAACGGTAGCAGTTCCAGTAGAACTAATTACACCAGGAGTGGCAATATTACCTGCTATAATATTACCTGTTACATTTAATGTGCTAGTTACATTTCCACTTAGACTTAGGGTATTTGCATTTACTGCGCTATTGGCAACAATATTACCCAATGCCGAAACATCAGTAATAGCAACAATATACTGAGCAGTTACATTGCCAGTTACATTTAGTGCTGATGTTACATTACCAATTAAGCTCAATGAATTAGCATTAACAGCAGCGTTTGTTGAAACATCCCCAACAAAACTTACTCCTGTGTCATAAAATGTAGCGGCTACATTTGAATTTGCCCCAATAGCAATTACTAAATTACCATCGGCACTAGCAATATTTGCGTATGTATTGCCATTTGAAATTTTGGTTGATGAAACGTTGGCTGCATTAATGTTACTAATATATGCGCCATCACCAATAAAATAATTTGCTGTTTGAATATTACCAACTGCGCTTACTAGGCCAGCAGTTAATAAGTTACCACCATAAACGTTGCCAGTTGCTGTTAATGTCGTTGATGCAATTACATTAGCACCAGTTATATTACCACTTGCGCCTGTTGTTGAAAAATTAGCAGCAGTTACGTTGCCACCTGCGCTAATAGCATTTGTTACGCTAACATTGTTGCCATATACATTTCCGGCAGCACTTACAGCGTCTACTGCGCTGATATTATTGGCAGCAACGTTACCAGTTACATTTAATGAGCTAGTTACGTTTCCACTTAGACTTAGGGTATTTCCATTTAATGCGCCGTTAGCAACAATATTGCCTACAGCCGAAATGTCAGTAATAGCCACTAAATTGCCTACTGTAGCTGTGCCTGTAGCACTTACGTTACCAGTAAAATCTACTCCATTGTTGTAAAATGTTGAAACTAGTACATTGGCAATTGTAATTACCAAGTTACCTGCATCAGATCCAATGTTAGCTGAACTATTACCGTTGCTGATCTTAGTTGCCGAAACGTTACCTGGATTAATGTTACTGATATAGTAACCATCTCCAATAAAGAAATTTGCGGTAGAGATATTTCCTGTAGAACTTATTTCACCTGTCGTAGCAATATTTCCCACAGTGATATTACCAGAAATATTCAATGGACTTACAATGTTGCCAGCTATTGAAATATTTCCACCGATTAATAATTCACCGGTTACATTGGCATCACCAGTAGTTAGGGTAGCATAGCTAAGAATATTAATATTTGTATTGTCAGTTGCGTTTGAATCTGTAAAAACAGTTGCAAACGATGTTAAGCTCTCGTCCCAGACAAAAGCAATGTTATTTGATGTGCCGCGTTGGCCTATATAACCAATATCAACAGTAGGAGAACCAGTTTGGTTACTGGCCAGGTATAATAATGGATCTTCAATTGTTACATTTGTGGTGTTAATGGCGGTTACATTACCTGTAACGCATAAATCACCCTGAACCGTTAGGTTTGAACTATAGACAAAGTTGTTAGCCAATAAATTCGATGTTATCGAATATGGTTGTACTTTGGTATTAGCATCAATACCGAAATAGGTATTACCCGAAATAGCATCGGTAATTTGATTATTATTAATTCTGGTTAATGTTCCGCTCATAGTGGTCTCCCTTGACAATGTTATTTAGCCAAAAACGGTCAAATAACATTGTCGGTGAGTTTTATAGTCTTCCAACCAATATTTCTATTACTCCCAGATTTCCAGCAAAACCAGTTATTGCTTTACCTATTACTGTACCCATTTTAGGGTTAGTTTCGGCTCTAGCTCGTCCATTTCCAGCAGACACCATCATAGCACCAGCGGTAACTGGACCTTGAACCAAACAAGGTACGCGACCTACTAGTGCAAGGGCTACTACAAATTTTCCGGTTAATCCCGAATTCATTTGATACGCCGGATTTGTACTAATAATTCCAGCAATCAGTGGGTCATTATCCTGAGTACTAATGGTTAATTCTTCTTCGCCGCCAAAACTTAATACTGTTCCGGGGGTATATTCCGCATCTGCTAAGTACAATTCTGCTAAGTCAGCGTATTGTGCTGATGTTGCGTTGGCAAATATTGTGTTAAAGTAATTGCTTGAGCTACCAATATTTCCTACCGCATTAGCATTTGAATTAACAATATTTCCCACAGTAATTGTGCCAGTACCAACTGATAAGTTGCCACCTGTTATATTACCAGCTGCGCTAAATGCCGCTGATGCTGCCAATGTAGCAGCAGTTACAGCAAGAGTGGCTCCACCTGCTATCCCTGTATTCCCTGTAACTTGAATACGAGCATCATAGTCCACAACAGTAGCACTACTATTAAAGTCAATATAAGGAGTACTAGCAACGCCATCAATGCGTCCAATATTAACAGCTCCACCACCGTCCGTTGCTATGTTAACTCTACCCGTAGCAGTGCTTACTGTAATCTGCGCTGCCGAAGTAATATTACCGGTGGCACTTACAAAACCCCCAGCAGTGATATTACCAGTTACCGATAAATTGCTTAGGGTACCAACACTAGTGGCAACTACGCCAGTCAACGCCGAACCATTACCATTAAAGAAATTACCGGTTACATTACCAGTAGCACTTACTAAACCACCAGTTAATAAATTACCAGTTTGAGTAGTGCCTGATACCGATAAACTTGTTAATATGCCAACAGAAGTAATGTTTGGCTGTGCTGCGGTAGATACAGTACCTGCTGTTGTGGCAGATGTAGCAGCCCCCACAGTCAATGACGACGCTGTACCAGTTAACCCAGTACCAGCACCACTGAAACTTGATCCAGTAACGGTGCCAGTAGAACTGATCAATCCAGCAGTTAATATATTTCCGCCAGTTACATTACCAGTAACAACCATGGCATTTGCGGCAGAATTAAATGTAAATCCCGCACTTGCATTTGCTTGACCAGCATTATTATAAATGACCTGTGTATTAGCACCTGGTACTGTTATATTACCTGAAATATTACCCGTTAAATTACCAATAAAATATGGCGCAGTAATATTTCCTGTGGCACTGATTAATCCAGCAGTTAATATATTACCACCAGTAACATTAGCTGTTACTGCCAAACTTGTTAAGGTACCAACTGAGGTAATATTAGGTTGAGCATTTGTTGTGACAGTAGCCGCAGTAGTAGCTGAATCAGCAATTATGCCAGTTAATAATGAACCGTTGCCATTAAAGAAGTTACCGGTTATATTACCGGTAGCACTTACCCGTCCAGCAGTTAAGATATTTCCGCCAGTTACATTACCAGTAACCACTATAGCATTTGCAACAGAATTAAAAGTAAATCCTGCACTTGCATTTGCTTGCCCATCATTATTATAAATGACCTGTGTATTAGCACCAGGTACTGTTAAGTTACCTGAGATATTACCTATTAAATTACCAATAAAATATGGCGCAGTAATATTTCCTGTGGCACTTACTATGCCAGCAGTCAATATATTACCACCAGTAACATTTGCTGTTACTGCCAAACTTGTTAATGTACCAACTGAAGTTATATTTGGTTGTGCATTTGCTGTAATAGTAGCGGTAGTACCTGATGACACTGCATATGTCGCATTAGCCACAGTTCCAGACACATTGCTACCAGTAATTGATGATAATAATGCTCCATTGCCAATTATACGACCACCAGTAATGTTACCAGTAACCACCAAGGCATTTGCAGCAGAATCAAATGTAAATCCTGCACTTGCGCCAGCATTGCCATTGTTATTATAAATGACCTGAGTATTTAATCCTGGAATCGTAATATTACCAGTAACATTACCAAAAAGTGTACCGACGAAATATCCTGCTGTTGTGATATTACCAGTGGAACTTATTTGTCCAGCTGTTAAGATATTACCACCAGTTACGTTTGCAGTTACAGCTAAACTACTTAAAGTGCCTACTGAAGTAATATTTGGTTGTGCATTTGCTGTAACAGTCGCCGAAGTACCAACAGCACTACCCGCTGATACTGCATATGTTGCATTAGCCACATTACCTGATACATTTGCACCGGTAATGGAACTTAATGTTGCGCCATTGCCAATTATGTAACTACCAATGACATTACCAGCAGCACTGGCGTAACCACCAGTTAATAAGTTACTACCAGTAACAGTACCAGTCGATACTAAACTATTTGATGCAAAATCAAAGGTAAGCCCGGCACTTGCGTTTGCTTGTCCATTGTTATTGTAAATGACCTGTGTATTTGCCCCGGGAACTGTTAAATTACCCGAAATATTTCCTATTAAATTTCCAACAAAATACGGAGCAGTTATATTACCGGTAGATGAAACAATACCGGCAGTTAGTAAATTACCACCACTAATATTGCCGGTTGCGGTTAATGATCCAGCTGTGGCAATATTTCCGCCAATGATATTAGCAGTACTAGTAATAGTACTTGTTGCTGATATTAGACCAGATGTTAGTAAATTGCCGCCGGTGATATTTGCTGCTGCGGTAATTGATCCGGTAGCTGATACTAGCCCGGCGGTAACTAAGTTGCCACCAATTATATTACCACTTGCCGATACAACCGCACCTAGGTGACTTGACCCGGTTACCGCCCCTGTTGCACTAATTAATCCGCTGGTCAATAGATTGCCAGAGCGTGTGTTTCCAGTTACACTTAAACTCGTGAGTGTACCAAGGCTTGTAATATTTGATTGGGCGTTTTCTGTTACTGTACCCGAAAAACCAGAGGATGCGGCATATGTTGCATTAGCCACAGTGCCAGAGACATTTGCACCACTAACTGCATAGGCTGTGTCGGCTATAGTAGCACGAGATACGGTACCACTTACATTACCACCTTGTATATTGCTTAATGTATTTCCTGCTCCAATAAATTGAACACCACTGATATTGCCAGTAACACTTATATTATCAGCAGTTAGGTTACCGCTAAATGTAGGCAAATAGTTAGCTACATTAGCATTACCGTAAGTTGTAGTGATACCTGTTAATTGGCTACCGTTACCAATAAAATAATTACCAGTAATATTACCAACAGCCGTTATAGTTGCGGCAGATACAATATTACCTGCCGCAACATTACCGGTGGCGGTAATTAACCCAGCAGTTGTAATATTACCAACTGTAGCATTACCCGTAGCTGACACTAATCCAGCAGTGGTAATATTACCAACTGTAGCATTACCAGTTATAGAAATTAACCCGCCTGTAAAAATATTGCCGTAGGTAACATTACCAGCCGCACTTATTATACCGGTAGTTATAATATTACCAGCGATGATATTACCTGTGGCCGATATAAGACCATCGGTGGCTAAATTGCCACCAGTAATATTTGCGGCTGAAGTAATTGACCCGGTAGCTGATACTACTCCAGGGGTCACTAAATTACCGCCGGTAATGTTACCAGTTACCAACAGAGCATTCGCTGCAGAATCGAATGTAAATCCCGTGCCTGCTCCAATATTACCATTGAGATTATACAATACCTGCGTATTAGAACCGGGTATAGTAATATTTCCTGAAATATTTCCTATTAAATTACCAATAAAATTAGGTGCAGTAATATTACCAGTTGTGCTTACTGGATTTAGCAAATTAAATGAATTGCTGGTCATTGTGGCAAACAAACTATTTGCCGTAGTAAATTGTATATTGCCCGATGGAGTAATGTTTATTGAACTATTACCGTAGGAATTAGATAGCGAACTTATCGAAGTAAGGTATGTAATAAATCTAATGTCAATAATATCAGATGACATTGGAATTTGTGAGAATGTAATCGAATTTCCCGTAACAGTATAGGATAAGTTAGGTACTTGATTTACGCCATTGATTGCGACTAAAATTCCTGCTGCGGTTGATGATTCCACCAACAAATATGAATCAGATACACCATCTGGTGTGATCTGTTGATCTATAATAGTTCCCGGTGATATGACGTTGGCACCTGTTACCCAGCTGGCACCATCCCAAGTTTCAATACTGCTTATTATAGTATTAAATCGTGTTACCCCTATGGCGGGGCTCGACGGACGTTGTGCTGTATTACCCGCCGGAATACCAATTCCAGCGGAACCTGCAAATAATATTAAATTACCATTACTGGCAAATGTTGTATCCACTATACTAATATTGGCGATATTGGCATTTCCGCTTACAGATATATTTGCCAAAATGCCGACTGATTCTAGACTTGAATATAGTACATTTGCGCTTAATGTGTTTCCTATTAATGCATTAGCATAAACCGATGCGGCTGCAATACCGGTTAATTGACTACCATTACCAATAAAATAGTTACCAGTAATATTACCAGTGGCGGTGACTAATCCGTTCGTTATAATATTACCACCAGTTACATTACCTGTGGCCGATACCAATCCAATAGTTAATACATTACCACCGTCGATGTTAGCCGAACTGGAAATAGTTGATGCGGCGGAAATTAATCCAGCTGTTAATAAATTGCCACCAGTTATATTAGCTGTTGCCGATATTGAACCAGGAGTTAGTATATTACCACCAGTAATATTGCCGGTTGCAGACAACCGCCCCCCTGTTAATAAATTACCGCCTAATATATTAGCCGAGCTGGTAATCGTCCCTAGGACACTAACACCGTTAATGGAAAATACTGCGATATTACCCACGGTACTAACAGATATTGTTACGTTAGCATTAGCTGAGGCGATATCCAGATTACTACCACCGTTTACTACGTTCGAAACAGAAGTAATAATACCAGTTAATTGTGATCCGTTACCTAAAAAATAATCGGCAGAAATATTGCCAGTAGCGGTAACTGTTGATAAAGTCAACGAGTTTGACCAAACTCTTGTGTTATTAGTTGATATTGTTAAAATACTACTATTGGCACCAGCACCTAAACTGGGTTCTGCTTGCCCCAATGATAAGAATTCGTATCTAGATGAGTCAAGATTAGCGTAAGGTACTACGGGCGACCGCCCACTTAGCAGTTTTGTTGTGTTTATTGACATATTAGCCTGTTAATGTTTCTAGGTAACTCAAAACTAATTGTCCACTAGTATCGTCGCTTGCTGAAAGTTGTAATTCGTCCCCGTATTGTAAAATCAACCTACCTGTAAGAATACTTGCTGCATCATCTGTCGGAACACTATAGTTGTTGATCAATGACGTAGACACACTTGATCTAAGTATACTGGCAGAAACTTGAATAGTGTCAACACCGGTATTACTAATCTGTGCTAATAACACCACTGTAGCATATCCTAACGGAGGAGTATACACGGTTGTCGTAGTAGTAGTAATATCTACTAAAGTTGTTCTAAATAAATTTAATGCGCCCGACATAGTTTTTCCTTTTTTTTACTAATTAATCGCCTGATATAGCTAAAATGTACGGTGTCATTTGAGCAAATAAACTTTTATAAAAAGCATCACCTGTAATAGTTGCAGTCGCTTGATTAACAATAAATCCGTCGCCTACCTTAAAATTACCCTTTTGATCTGTACTTGTATAGGTTACAACTCCGCCACCAGTTTGTACCACTTCGTTGGCTTCAATTGGAATTCCTCCGTATTGGGGCAATGCGGTAGCAGGATTTGTTCCTGCACCCACATACTCAAACGTATGAGCCGATGCAATAATACTGCTGCGAGTGTATAGTGAGAGTGTTGTGCCTGGAGCAGCATTTCCTAAATATATTTGCTGTACCAAAACTGTACTACTACCAACTGCTGGAACATTAGGTAATATTGTGTCAATAGTATAAAATTCTGGATCTCCGTCTATTACTACAACAGTATTAACATGAGGTTGGCCATTGGATAAATTATCAATTACAAAACTTCCTTGAAATTGACTTACAATAGTTCCAGAAGTTTGCAGTGGACCAATACCTTCTGCCACCAATCCATAATTTCCAATAGAACAATCTGATCCGTTAAGAGTAATGAATGATCCTGATTCAACTTTAACTCCAATGGCACATGCAATTGTATAAATGTTAACTGATTGACTATATGCCGAATTTACAAGATGTATACCTATCCCACCTCTATTAATAATAGTAAAGAAACCTACAATCATTGCTTTAGTTCCAGTACATACACTACCATCAACATACACAGCAGTTCCTGTTGTTGTACTTGAGGTCAGATTTTGTATATATGGACTGACAAAAGCAGTAGTTATAGTACTTGGATCGTAGCTAAATGCTTTGCCTGTATAATCTCTTACTGTTACACCCCATACATAAGATCCTCCGGACATGTAAAACATATCACTGCTTGCTACAGTTGGCTTTATGAATACATTTCTTAAATTATCACCCATTAATGCCGTATTGGGAGGAATAGTAATAGGCATATCTTCAATATATGTACCAGGAGCAACGTTAACAGATACATTTCCCCCCAATCCGGTTGCTAATGTCATAGCAGCCTCAATTGTTAATAATGGAGAAGTTAGTCCACCCGAATTGTTATCATTTCCATTTTTTGCTACATAAATTATGTTAGAGCTGGCAGAAGTGATATTTATATTAGCGTTGATATTCTGTGCTGTTAGATTACCAGAAACACTAATATTTCCAGCTAATGCCAATAAACCTGAACTTGGGTTAAATGTTAAATTTGCACTACCACCAAATTTTCCACTATCGTTAAATTGTACTGATGAATTTGGTTCGGCAGGATTGTTGATATTAGCATAAGCGGTAATTGGAGCACCATTAGAACTAACATTATTACTAGTTTGCCAAGCGTTGGACGCTACATCAAATCGTAGTCCAGCAAATGTATTAGCACCTGTTTGTCCTAGTAATCCCATGTCAGTAATTGCGCCCGTATTATTGGCGGCTACTGTTAAGAAAGGGCTTGTTGTAATCGAAGGAACATTATAAGTTACATTACCTGTAAAAACTGTCTGAGCATTAATTGTAAGAACGCCATTGCCTGCAGGAGTTCCTACATTTAACGTATAATCAGTATTGATATTTTTAACCGAAGCCATTAGTCCGAATCCTTTTTATTATTTATGCTGATATTTGAATGGATGGATCATAAAAAATCCCCTGTTTTACGAGGGGATTAAACTTAAACATAGTTCAAGAAAAATGCTGCATCTACGTAGGACTCAGCTGTTATAATATTACGGATTACTTGGCACTTTAGCCATTGTAATATTACCAACACTACCAGTAAATGTAACTGCGTCAGCACCAGATTTAACTACAGAAATAGGAAGACTTCCTACGGTAAATGTTAATCCACGTGTATTTCCCGCAGTAGTAACAATATTTGCTCCGCCTACAGTAGTAGACAATGTAAATGTTGATGTACCGTTAGTTGTTGTAACATAATATGTAGAGGGATCTGCGTATCCAGCAATATTAGCGTTACCAGTTAATGTACCAGAAACAATAATCGGAGCGTTTGCTAAAATAGTAGTAGCAACAGTACTAAATGTACCTGCATTGCCAGTAACTGTTGTAGTTCCTAGCGTAATATTACCGGCTGGATCAAAGAAGTTTAAGAAATACTGTGTAGCATTGTTATTAACAATAACATTGGCAACTTGTGCCGCTGTGCTAAATCCAACACCATATTTGTTGTTGATACGCGACATATATGTTACGGTAACATTGCCAGTACCATCAGGAGTACTAACACCAACACTCATTTGATTAACTGTTAACGCACCATTTGCCACGTTAGCTAGATAAGCAACACCAGTCTCACCTGATGTCACACCAGTAACTAAGAATTTACTAGCGCCTTTTTGGCGTGTAATAAATGCTGCTTCGTTTTGTGTACCATCAATATTAGCTGAAACTGTAACTACAGGGAATGTAGCCGAACCGCCGGCCATTGTAGCATTACCATTGTTCCAACCTGTTTGTGAATTTTGTACGTTACCACCAACAATACCGTAGTAATTACTGTCTGTTAATCCCGTTGGAGTAACAGCATTGTCTAGTGTACCAATCTGCGGATAACCTGCGTTAACTGCATCGCCTGGAGTGGCAGCATAACCTTGTTTTTGAATTTTTAGAGCACGACCCATTGAATTTCCTTTGTTTTAGTTGTAGGTTCTATTCTACTACGGGGGGATAAAACCCCATAAAATGCACCATTGCATTACTATTATTTATTGAAACATAACTTTTTTAAACAGCACAGTAAATCACAGTAAATATCTACATGACTCCTGACGAATACCTAGCCCACGGCAATAATTTCCGTTCATTAACTGAACCTGAAAAAGCACTAGCTTGCTACGCACAAGCATTTATAAAAAATCCCAAGATGGGATCTGCCTATAACAATTATGGTAACGTAGTACGTGAAATGGGTTATCCTGAACAGGCAATTGGCTTTTTGCTAAATGCAATTGCCATTGATCCAAAAGATACCGTTGCTCAATTTAACCTCGCGGTAGCATATTTGCTATCCGGAGATCTTGAGCGTGGATGGCGACAGTATGAAAAACGCTGGAGTTTTGAACATTTAGATGGTAAATTACCTCAATTTCAAAAACCACGCTGGGAAGGACAGGATCTAAATGGCAAAAGCATATTAGTAACAGGCGAACAAGGCCACGGCGACAACATACAGTTTTGTCGTTTTGCCGAACAGCTTGTTCATGCAGGTGCAAAAGTGTATTTAAGCGTGGACAACAATTTGCGTCCGCTATTTTTGGCATCATTTATAAATGCTGTGACTATTGTAGCCCCAGAAGATTTACTCCCTGATTTTGATTACTGGACTCCAATTATGAGTATACCGGGATTTTTAGGTATTACATATAAGAATTTGCCATATAAACTACAGTATCTTAGTCCCAGTCAAGCCACAGTACAGACCTGGGCTAAACGATTAGGCTTAAAAAATCGGTTACGAGTTGGATTTTGTTGGAGTGGCCGTAAGGATAGTTGGATTAATCAACATAAATCAGTGCCATTTGAAAAAATGTTGGCATTAATTCAGAGAAATCCTGATTATGAGTGGCTTAATCTACAAGCAGAGTGTAGCGCAGACGAAGAAGCACAATTAGTTGCCGCAGGAGTTACTGCGTATCCTGCTAGTATTGGAAATTGGGATGATACCGCAGGATTAATGCATCATCTTGATGTTGTAATAGCTGTAGATACCGCAGTAGGGCATTTAGCAGGAGCTATGGGCAGACCTTTTTGGCTACCGCTTAATAAATTTGGACAAGATTGGCGTTGGCTATTAGACAGGAATGATAGTCCGTGGTATGGATCATGTAGAATATTCCGTCAGACTACAATCAGCAATTGGGACGATCCACTTGAACAAATTCACAATAATCTAAAGCTGTTTAAGATTTAAAATTATGGTGAAAATGTACCAGAACTATTGAAAATATGTACGGTATAACCATTTAAAGTGCTAATTGTTCCACCTGTACCTCGGGCATTTCCTGCGTAAGCAAACGCAATAACACCCGTACCACCGCCTGCAGGGGGAGTATAATTACCGCCACCGCCACCACCACCTGTATTGGGTGTACCTGCTGTGGCATAAGTTCCAGAGCCGGTGTTTATATCACCCGCACCATGACCACCGCCACCTAATCCTCCGCCGCCGCCTTGTTGGTATGAATCCAATGCACCACCGCCGCCACCGCTACCACCTACCCAATAAGAACCACCAGAAAAAACGCCGGGATTAGTGCCAACAATTGGTAAATCTGTTGTTACGCCAGTATTACCGCCAGAATTAGTTGATGCGCCGCCAGCAACCCCACCACCAGCAATCGCAGTTAATTCCAACACAGAAACAGTTGAATTTCCCCCTCCTACTACAACAGAATAACTAGTGCCAGGTGTAACTACTGCGTTACCTTTAAGAACTTGCCCGCCTGCGCCACCTGGTCCTGGTTCATTCGTTCCACCACCACCAGCACCAACTACTAAATATTGAACTGAATATGAGTACGGAGGGCCACCAACTAATGTTGTACCAGCTGGTCCTATTCCAAATGCTACTCCTGCTCCGATTGATATTGGCATAATACTATCCTTGATGATAGTATTATTTATGATTATTTATTATGACCACAGTTATCACCGTGCCAACGAGCGTACATACTCACACTTGAGGTCTTTCCGCAATGCTCGCAAGTCTTTTTCATCTGACTTGGATGTGTGCCATTAGCTAATCTCGCTAAGTTACCTGCGCTACCCACAAAGTTGTGTGTGCCTTCTGCGATGCGTTTATTGTTTAGTTCCGGACCTAAAAAGTTATGACGCCCTTCCTCAATAAGTCGTTTGTTTAGTTTACCACCAGCATTAGGCGCATTACCGTTTTGCCATTGATGAATTCCTTCTTTAGAACGACGAGTACTTGGATTATTTTTGAGCCATATATGATTACCACTAGCCATAGCTGCTTTGGCATTTTGTCCATCTTTGTTTGGGTTATCTCGTTTAAAAATATGGTCACCTGAATCTACTAAACTATTTTGTATTTCTGAAAATACTTTATGAAATTCATCTGGCCGTTTATGAGACCAATGATTTTCACCCTTAAATTTGTCTACAATTTCAGGGTTTTTCATTGGGTTATTATCAGTATCAAATCCAATAGGATCAGGTGTACGATTCATACAATTAGGTTTACCAAAATTTTCTGCTAGATATTTTCTTTCTAATTCTTTAACTTCAGCAAAAGATTCAGCATACTCAAGTATTTCTCTTGTAAGTGTAGATTTATCTTTGATAGATAAAGGCCATTTGCCAGATCCAATATAACCGTCATCTATATTGTCAGTGCTATGCCTACCAATGTAATATTTTCCATTTTTATGGATTGTTTTATATATAAAATGTTTCATATGTTTATTTATGTAATCTGCTGCGTTACTACAATAACATAGGTACAAATAAAAGTCAACAAAAAAGCACCTTGCGGTGCTTTCCTGAAACTTCCCATCCCTGAGTTGTTTGTATTGCGTTTGTATTAACTGAACGACAAGTTTTGAACGGCTATCTCGCCAACGTAGTCGGCGGCATTTCCAAAACTGCTGGCAGTATTAGTGAGCTCGACAAACCCGTACCTTGTCATAAATGATACGACTGGTTCGAATGTGCTTGGATCCAACACAACGCCAGATGACATCAGCGGAATGTATGGGCAATAGAACGCAGCGGCATCCGCCTCTGACGAACCTTTGTAACCAACCAATACTGATTGTGTATCTGGAGCATAGCTGTTTACGAATACACGTAATGAACCATTTAATGTACCAACAAACTTAGTGTTTGTAGGAGCTTCAAATGTTCCTTCTGTTGTACGAGCAAAAGCTGATGTTGTTGCAGATTGTAGTACTGTTAAAGCAGCACTTGAAACAACGGCCCAGTTACCAGCGCCACGACGTGTGCGTTGGGCGATCAAGTTAGCAACTCTATTGATCAGAACAGCTAGTGCAGCATGTTCATCACCAACGAATGTAGCAGTACCTGATACTGTAGCTTGGTTGTATGTGTACTCTGTAGCAGCCAGACTGCTTAATGATAAGAGAATCTCTTGATCGATTTCAGCTGTGATTTCTTGGGCCAAAGCAGCCATAATTTCTGCTTCAACGTCAATACCATGCATAGCTTGTGCGTCTTGTGCTGATTCAAATGTCCAACGGGCTTGTAACTTACGTGTCTTTGCTTCGACAGCTTGTTTCAAGATTTGGATACTGATTTGCTTACCGCCAGTACCTTCCATAGTAGCTGTATTGTTACCGGTATAAGCGGTAGCAGTAGTAGTACCTTGTGGAACTGTTGAGTATGCTGTAGCAATGGTGAATGGGCTTAAAGCTTCTTGACCAGCTGTTACGCTTGTTGCAGCTAAACTGTTGTCAGTCAATGACTGAGCATAGCGTACACGTAATGTATGGATCTGTGAAACAGGGCCAGTCATTGGTTGTACACCAACCAACTCGTTAGCGATAACGGTTGGCATTACACGTCGGATAACTGGCAGAATTACACGGTTTAATGTAGCAATGTTGCCTGACGCTGTTGAACCCGTTGACGCATTTTCTTTCAAATACTTACGGGTGTTTTCTAGGATTACAGACATTGAGCTACGCTTTGAGCCACCTAGGCCTTCTAGCAACGCATCTTTTGTCTCGCCCCAACGGCTTTCTAATAACGCTTGTGACATTTAAGTCTCCTTTTTTCTTTTTACAGCCCTGCCAACCGCTTAAGATCAATGACGTTGCTGTCGCTTTCGTCTTCTTGCTCTTGGACACGGGCAGATTTATCGCCAGTTGCTTCAGTTAATCTTTGGGTGTTAGCTGGTTGAGCAGCTTTTGCCGAACGGTTTTCTAAAACGGCTGGTAGATACTTTTCAAAAGCACCTTTCAAACGACTTGTTTGAACGCTTTCAAGTAAATTACGCATTACTTCTGCTTTTTCTTCATTTAGAGGATTAAGCAATTCTTCCATTGTACGTGTACGTACATTAGATTCTTTTAGGATGCGTACTTCACGTTCCTTGGATTCGACTAAGACAGTTGCTTTCTTAGCGAATTTGATGGCTTCGGCAATTTTCTGATCTTTGTAAGCAATCATATCATGCAGTTTACGAACTTCTGCTTTCTCATTTAAGTGAGTAGCACCGAATTCTGCTGAGTATGCTTCAAAAATACGACGACCAAAATTGTTCTCGCGAGCAACTTGGATGTCTTCTTTCAATTGGCCGAGTTCAGCCTTGAGATGCCGGGATACAGAGCGTGACATTTTTTCAGCAGATTCTTTTACGAAACGATGCTTTAGTGATTCTAATTGATGGCGTGCGTTTTGAACTAGGCGAACCTTAGTTTCAACTACATCACGTTTATCTTCTTGGAATTCACGGATTTCACGTGCTAACGCATGAACGATAAAGCCTTCTAACTTAGCTAGGCCTTCGTTATGTGTTTTGCGATCTCTACGCAATTCGCCAATTTCTTCCGCTAATTTAGACACCATGAAGTTGTTAAACTTGTTAGTGTCTTCTTTAATTTTGCGTTGGAATTTAACGCGATCTTCAGCAAGAGCAGCTTTTTCTGCTTTCAACTGACGAACTTCTGCGATAAGACTTTCTGATACCATGCGATCTAGGGCTTCCACCATCACTTGTTTGTCATGCTCGTAGCGTTGTGCAAACTCTTCGCGGAGTTCTGCACGGGCTTGTTCCTTGGCTTCAACAATTCTGGCTTCCCAGGCTTCGTTGATTTCTGCTTTCGCTTCCTCGGTTACAAACTCGCTATCTAGTAACGGTTTCAATGCGTCTAGCATATTATTTTCCTTCGATCTTCAGACCACGTATTAAACGAATCACTTCGCTCGATACGTATTTCTGCGCTTTGTTGCTTTTAGCCGGATCCTTAAACATTTCCAATAACCTTTGCCCGCCGGCGTGATTTAACAAGCCTTCGTAAATTGCTTTTGGATATGCGTTTGGAGCACTTGGCTGGGCAACTACATCAACAGTGACGATTTCAAAATCACTGACATGTCCGTTGTTGTCGTTGACGTTTCCTGATCCACGACTACTAACCCCTAGTTTAACGCCCGAGTCCAACATGGTCTTAACCAGTTGTCCCATGGGTGTTGGTAATATCTTTAACTTGCCATAACCGCAAGGACCTTCCATCCACATACCTTCAATCATATGTGAAACACGATCCAGGTTAATTTTCAAATCATCTGGGTGGTCTACTTCACCTAATACACTATGCCCTGATTTAATTTGTTCGTTGATGGTGTCTACAGCGTTGGCTATTTCGTTGACAGGATATACACGTTCATTGGCGTTTCTTACGCCGCCCTCAATACAAATACCCTTCATGTAAAGGGTTTTGCCGCCATCTTTGGCTTCCTCAGTTTCGAGGACTACTCGAGCCTGAGTGAAGCTTAGATGTTCTTTGAGATATGTGTTACGAGCCATATCAGTCTATTAACCTTTTGGAAAAGGTGTTTTTGTATTTACGCCAGTTGCCTGGGATAAATGTGGCTTAGGTGCTGGGGCTAATTTAGCATTTGCTCCGCCTTTAGCTGGCGTGTTTTTAAATTTTCCTGCTCCTGGAAGATCGCCACGTCCTTTGTCAGCATAGCTGCTTGGTGCACGGTATGCTGATGTACCATCTGGGTTTGATTCAGAGGCAACATTGCGTACTGGCTTACCCTGCATTCCGGCTGCGCCCGAGTTAAATGTTGTTGGCGATCTAGTATTAGCACCGTTGTCACCCATTTTAGCTGGTGCAACTTTCTCTAAACTAACGTTTTCCATCATACCCATGCCGCCTTCTTCATCATCAAATTCTGATGTGTCATCGTCTGCATAAGCGTCACCGCCTACGTCGCCGTCAACTGGTTCCATGTCAAATTCGTCGCCGCCCATGTCGTCGCCCATGTCGCCACCTTCTTGGTCGCCCATAAGCTCTTCAAACTCAGCCATTAATTCATCAAGTTTATCTTCAAGGTCAACTACACGATCTTCTAGATCTTCGTCGCCGAAATCGTCGTCGCCCATGTCGTCGCCCATGTCGTCGCCCATGTCGTCGTCGCCCATGTCGTCTTCTGGTTCTTCTTCGTCATCAAAGTCAGCGTCTTCGTCGTCATCACCTTCGTTCATGCCGCTTTCGTCAGTTTCGACGTTGCTCATTATATCTTCAGTAGCAGAACCAGAAGTATCGTCCATATCTTCTTCGATATCTTCTTCTTGCATAAGGTTTTCATAAATTTCGCGTGATTTCTCAACTACAATATTATGGAAAAGCTCGCGGGCTTTTTCGTTGTCATCGTTAATCACATATTCGATTAACTGTTCAAATTTCGATGTCATATTCTCTCCTTGGATAATGGCTCGTGCTGATATTTACTATTAACCAGCATTATTACTCTATTAGGGGTTGAAAATGACTAATTTATGTGGGTTTTGTTACATTTGAAATTAGTCTTCATGTAGAAGGCTACCCATTACGTACAAATCTTTTTTAAATGATTTAGTGAAACATTTGTTTCCCCAAAATAGTAATAGTAAAATTAGTTCCAGTTGTCTTTGTTATATACCGGAGGGGCAAGGGTTCTACCTTTGTTTGGTTGTGGTGGCATCGGTTGCGGCTGTTGTTGATATGCTGGTACTACAATACCTTGTGGCACCACAGATTCCGGAGGTATAGCTGGTTCTGGCGCAGCTGGTTTAGCTGGTTTAGGGGGAGGTGCAACAGGTCCAGGTGCCGGAGCAACTGGTTTTGGTTTAGGTATGCTATTATCAAAAGGTGGATATCCCAATTTCTTGAACACCGCATTAGCACGTTCCACCGCCTTGGACCAAGCCGGATCGCTATCTTTGCCGTGTTTCTGTTGTAGATCTTGTATTTCCTTAACCAGTCTCTTGATCTCTTCCGAATTTTTTGCATCTGTTGCTGTGGCGTTGTCAGATGATGTACCTGGTGCAGCGTCCGGAGTTTCCGACCCACGGGCATAATCAGCTATTTTTCCAACGCCTGACATGATAAGATCACCATTATTAAACACAAGGTCCAATGCAGCCAGGGCCGCGGCGTATTTTAAAAATCTCTTTGATTTTGCCGCCCACGATAAATTGGCTGGTAAACTATTTGGTTTTAATATATTTGCTGCAGGGTTAGATGCGGTGGGTCCTGTCGGTGGTTTGGGGGTACTAGTTGGACTTGAGGTGGGACTAGTAGTACTTGTGTTAGAACTTGTTAATCGTCGTTGTGCTTCTCTTTCTAGAGCTATAGCTTCGTTACTTCCTCTTGGGATCACTGTGCCGTCTTGTTTTACCCATGACCCATCTGCATTTTTAGTGTGACTTGTTATCGTACCGGTTGACGCGGTGTCCGTAACTTGAGATCCTTTAGGCACACCAAAAGTTTTCTCTAATTTCGACCCTTCTTGTTTTAATTCTTTAGCAAGAGCTTTGGCGTCAAGAGTTCTACCATTAGGACCGGAAAACATATTAGTATTAGGTAGTCTCGTCCAACCTGTGGCTACCTCAGTTCCGTCGGTCAGTCTTAATACGGGAGTTTTTCCCAGCGCATCAGCTACTTCGGCTTGTGGCCTTCTTTTAAATAGCCACCCAAAGTCGTCAGCAAGTTTCTCAACAGCCGGTGGTAGTCTTACTTCATTAAGCTGTGTTGTTTCATCTAAACGTTTTAATTTTGATACCAAAAGCGACATCTCGTCAGATTCAGATAAACTACGAGAGGTATTATGATTTTCTTTTACCGAATCCCAACCTTTTACCGCTCCCTTGGCCGCCCCTGTTAGTGCATCCAAACCATACTGGCCAGCTTGTTTTGCCATATTATAATGATGTTTGACTGTCGCCCCCAGAGCGTTTCCTACGTAAGAGCCGATTTTAGAGGCCACGGGCTCTTCTTCTTCGGGTTTAGCTGCTGCGGTTGCCGCCATATCAGCAGCAGTAAATGCGCCGATATCACCGCCCGCAACACCTTTGTCTGTTGTGTCTGTATTGGGTGTGCTTGTGTTAGTAGAAGCAGATCTCACTGCTCGGCTATCGGCGGAGGATGTATTGGTGGGTGGAGTCAGTCGGAATAGTTTAACCAGAGCATCCGCGTCTGTGGGCAGATTCATAGATTTTTTATAAGTTTGTATTGCGGCGAGGATGTCTTCTACTGGATTGCCACCACTATTGGGTATTTTAATTCCTTCTCTATCTAATGCAGTATGCAGTTCCTTAACTAGTTCACTTGCTGACATTTTGGTTACGTCACTGCCACTATTTGATGAATCGTCGGCCTGTTGAGCGTTCTTGTATTCTTGATATCTAGATTCTTTGTTTCTTTCCGCTGCCATGCGTTCTTTAAACTCTTTTTCCTCTTCCGGAGATAGGTCAGTGAGGTCTTCTAACAGTTTAAATTGTGTATGCAGTTTTTTTAGTAATTGATCCATTAAAATGCCCCTTCCTGTGTTTTTAGCCAGTTCTGATATCTAGCTTCTTTGGCTGGATCTGTATATTGAGCGGGCTTTGATGATGTTTTATTAGTTGTAGTTGGTGTTGTCGATACAGAGGGACCACTAGTGATGCCTGTACTGCCTGCGTCTGCTGCAATACCCACTGGATTTACCGAAGATCCTTCCGGGTAAATTTCATCAATAATATAGTTGATCAACTCCTCGGGTTTATCACCAAATGCTTGTTGCAGAGCTAATCCACCTGCCATACCGCCCAATAACCCCACTAACATACCGGGTATTCCTCCGAAGGGCGCACCAATTAATGCACCAAAGTATGCACCAACTACAAAAATACCAAATTCTGCTATTACTTTACTCCAAATTTTTGCTATAGCACTTTTATATCTAGACACTGCACCGGCATCATTGGGATCGGCTGGTTTTGGTAAATTTTTACTAGCATGATATGCTTCATAGATTATCATACCAGTATTAAGAACCCAGTTAGGTGTTTTGCCTATTTTAGCTGCAAAACCTTTCACCGCGTCCCACGCTCCTTCGTCCAACTGTTGGGCCTCGAATAGCACCGGATCAAGCATTAATTGTTGTTCCATCAAGGCCAATTCTTTTCTTAATGAATAAGAACTTTCATTAGTTTTTTCTTTATTGCCTGGTGCAAACGTATCTGGCGTATTTTTCTGTACCCATTCTTTTGCCTTGGGGCCAAAATCGCCGTTGAGGGCATCTTTATATGCTTGGTAGGCGTTTATTGCAATGCTCAACCCTTTGGCCGCAGGACCCCCGAAATTCAACACTCCTGCTAGGCCAGATGTAAATGCCTCCCAATAATCTCCTTTCTTGGCACGATTATACGCATCGTACCAGGCAGCAGCTGATGCAATAGGGCCTCCTACCATTTTTCCGGCAGTTCCAACTAGGGGACTTTTAGTAACGGCGCCTGCTACCCTTGCTAACCCACCCGCAGCTTGAGCACCCAGGGCACCTGCACTACCGGTTGATGACAATGCAATGGGCACTAATTTCTCCAATGCTGTGACCAATTCATCTAATTTTTTAGCATCTTCGGGGTTCTTTTGTGCTTCAGGTGCGGCTGCGCCGGGTTTCGCACGACTGGGATCAGCTAACAGCTTATTCATTACGGCTACAGTCTCTGGACCGGGATCGCCATCAACTGCTAGTGGAGGATTTGCTTGTTGGAATGCTCGTACGGCAGCAGCAGAATCCGGGCCAAAATTACTGTCCACACCCTTTGATCCGACAGAATATCCTAAATCTTCTAAGCCCTGTTGTATTTTACCAATATTATCGCCCAGCCAAGCACCATTACGTGGTGCAATTTCTTCTGTCAGATAATCTAATCTGTTTAGTATTGAGCGAATATCCATTTCGTGGTCCGTTTAGACTGCAGGTGCAGCAGGAGGTGCATATTGAGCTTTAATATCTTTCAATTTATTCTTAAATTCTAGTTCTCTAAGCTCATTCATCTTACGTAATTTACTTATTTGTTTTAACGTTAGTCGAGTTTTGCGAAGCTGGCCCATTTGAGGTTGCGAGTTATCGTTTTCAAGGTCTTGAAACCCTTCCGGACTGCGTTGGTAAATTTCGTTTAGGATCATAGTATATTATTTATCTATGCACCAGCAGTTTGTCCGGCAGGGCTACCCACGCTTCCGGCACCAAGATCACCACCAGGAGCTGCCGCAGGGCCTGCGCCGGTATCTACATCCGCGGAACCTAATTCTGTATCGGCTAAATCATTGCCCATGTCAATATCTGATTCCATACCGCCAGGAGTTACACCCACTGTACGTAAGTCTTGTCCGGATGCAAGATCTGTCTTGATAAGTTCGTGTTCTTCTTTCCACAGAGTTTCGTTTTCCATGATCTCTTCTTCGGTTAGACCTAAATACCGCTTTAACAAGAAACGTTTTGATAGATAAGGTAGTGGCTCAATAGCTGCAAATGTACTAACACGGGCAGTATCCAACTCCGACTGTCGATAGCTGGCAAAGTTTTGTGGTTGTGACAGTTTAATTGTAAAAATACTGCTGTCAATACTAAATCCACGCCAGTTTAAAAATAATTTAAACTCGTCGTCCAACTTCTGCATGATTAATTTTTGTAAACGTTCACAGTATTTGTTAAATCTAAATTCCTGTATCAATGCTGTGCCCACACGACCGTCATTCATGGGTGCCGAGCTGTCATCTGGACCTGTTGGTAGGTAACTACTGGGAACACGTAACCCACGTGCCATTTTATTATTAAAATACTTTAAATCATCGATCTCGCCTAGGTTTTGACCACCGGGCAGTACCTCGACAGAACTACCGCGCCCGTCCGACGTTTGAGGGAAGAAGTAATCTTCGTTTACACTCAGGGGATTGTAACTGGCATCCATCATATTAGCACCACCGCCGGTTACAGTGGGTATACGCCGTTGATGCATCTCATTTTTTACACGTTCCACAAAGGCCATAGCCATGTGACTGGGCATATTACCCACGTCAATCTTAAATAACCTACGTTCAGGAGCACGTTGTACACGATAAATCAGTACAGAGTCTTCTAATAGTGCTTTTTGTTTGTAAACTTTGTAGATGTTCTCTAAAATACTTTGTCCAAAGGGCCAAAAGTAATCTAAACCTTCATTTAAACTTAAATGCACCACGTGTTTAGCGTCAATACATGATTCATTCATAGCTTGAGTGAATCTACCGTTACCTACACCCCCACCGCCACCACCACCTGCACCACCGTTGGGTGCATTATAGTTACCGCCTGTGGTAACTGATCCAGTTGATCGACTTACATAATAATCTGACGTGGTTTTTGACGCCATACTCATGTTTTGGAAGTTAGGGTTAATGTCACGAATAATATATTGCTCGGGACGCTTGCCTTCACTTTCATTTACAATAATTCTAGCCACTTTGATCATGTCGATCCAGTACATTTCAAATGTTTCCGGATCTCGAACAAATACCTGATCGCCATACTTAATAGCGTTTCTAAACAGTTTAAACATTCGTTGATCTAGCTTGTTTAGCTTAACCCACTGCTGTAATTGCTTTTTAATAATTTCAATTTCATGGTCTGTGGGTTTATCGCCAAAATCTATATCAAATGGTGTACCATTATCACTGTTAGACTGTGTGCTAAACTCAGAAATAATGTCTAAACAAGCGTTGACTTCGGAATCGCAATCCATATTTTCATATTGATTGTACCGTTCCAGCCGGTTAGGGTGTCCCGAATACACTTCGGGTAATCGACTAGCATAGTTACGAAACGCAAATTCATTGCGTGTTCCACTTTCAAAGTCTGATCCAGGTCTATTATAGCCTGGTAATCCAAAATTATTTTTGCCCGATATCGGACTAAGTTGTCCCAGTTGATTTACATCAGCTAGTTTGAAATATTTTCTCCACGAACCGTTGCGTGAGTTACTGCTGTTTGAAGTTGCCATAGTTTATTATTTAGTTTTTTAACTCTGTAGTTGTAATAACCTGTCGGTCGTTCGCAAATAAGTGGTCATACCTCGAAGTAGCGTATCCATTCTTTCCATCTTCATTGCCATTAGTTGTTCCGCTTCTTCTGAACCTTCCCCGCCTGGACTTTGTACATCGATAGGTTTACCATCTGGCATGGGAATTACTGCCTCTGTGCCGTGTAGCATGGCCATAAATCCATCCATCGGCCCGCTTAAAATATCACCAACTGCTGCCCCTCTGATTCTAATTTGACCAGAAGCTATTTGTGCAGCATATTTGTCAGCTCTGTTAACACTATCCTGCATCCACTGTGGTCCACTGCCTCGTTTCACAACAGATCCTGCAACTGCACTGGTAGCTACTAGATTAGCATCCGCCTGTGATGATGTTGCAGAATTATATCCGAATTTGCTAGTCATTCCTGGTAAGTTTGTTTTCATAAACCAAGCTGTAACTTTAGCAGCTATTCTAGGATCGCCTGAAATTAAATCTGGATTTTGCACTAGTCTATCATCACCAAATAATGCCCTTGACGCCGCGGCATAATTACTTTTACCAGTAAGCTGAATAAATCCTCGCCCTCGGTACTTGTATCCATCACCGGGTGCAGAATTGCCATTAATTCCACCGTAAACAAGATTTGCAAAGGCTTCTGGATTCGATTTAATTTGATCTAATTCCGCATCTGTCTTGCCAGCAACTCGAGTAGTAAACGTTTGTCGTATGTAATCCGCTGATTGATTGGAATAATTAGTATTTTCCGCTACATTTTGTCCCATACTTTCTTTCATTACATTACCTAACGTGGCATTAATTAATTTGTCATCAGTAATACCCTGAGCTTGTAATTCCTGTTTAACTAGTCCTAAATTCTCCGATGCTTCACCTGCCACCGGCGTAACAGATCCTGATGGGGCACTGGTACCAGTTGAGCCGCTGGTGCCTCCGCCTCCGAGGCTTGATAGTAACTCGGAAATATTGATTCCTCCGAACATTCTAGATAGCTGCGCTGTCATACCGGTTAGCTTGTCCATTCCGGATACCATGGTAGGAACAGCATCATTAACTATTTTATCAACGTCTTGGTTTACATCTCGTTGAGCTTGGTTCATTTTCGCCATGTTTTTTGTCGAGGCGTCCATGGCGCCTTCTTTTTGTGCAGTCTGAGTTTTATATGCTTGTTCTCTTGCCTCGGTCATTTTGTCGGTGCTTATACCAGCTAGACGTACCGTATCTGAATATGATCCATATAGTTTATCAGAAAGTCCGGAGATGGCTAATTGTGCATGTGTCTTTGCTGACCTCTGTGCATCTTGTTGCATCAGTTTCATTATTTCAACGGAATCATTTAATCCCGATTGTATGGCCGCAGTTGCATTGGGGAAATTTTGTGCAAACTTTTGATATCCTGGATCATTTATAGCACCAGCCAATACTTTATTAAGATTATCAGCATGACCTTTTGCGTTTTCAGCAACAAACGCAATTATCTCTCGGTTACGTGACATTTCCTTCTTTGCTACCTCTGCATCAGGTCCGCCTTTTTCAATTCTAAGTTGTAGCTCTGCGTTTTTTGCTGCATATTGTTCTTGTGATAATGCATGTTCATTGGCTTTATTTTGTGCTTCTGCACTAATACCAGTTAATTTTGTAAGTCTATCCTGTTCATCTATGTATTCGGAAATACTTGCAGTTAATTCGGCTGTAGTTTGCTTCTTTCCTGAACCTGCTAATTGCTGAAATTTCATATATTGCGCGGTGCTGTTATTGATATCATCAACACTCATGCCCATATTTCTATATTCTCCTTCTAACCCTGACTCTCTGATAGATGTAGCTACATCAACAAATTGTTTTGCCCCGGCTTCTGCCGATCCTCCCAGGGCAGCAAATAGGGTGGAATTTTTTTTCATTATTGCGGTAAATTTGCCCATCTCCGACATGGTGTATCCAGCACCCTGTAGATTTGCAAATGTATCGGACATATTCATCACCAAACCAGAACTACTTAATTCCCTAAAGGCTTTGAATTGTGCGTCACCTGATTTTTGTATGGCTATTACAACCGAGCCAACCGCTTTTGCAAATGATTCTAACTCCCTTCCTGTTTTTTCACTGACGAAGAGGGGATTGTTTACAAAGACGCCTATCTTACTACTAATGGCCCGAACGACGTCACTGTATGCTGTTAGACCTTCGGCGCCGTCTGCTGATGATTGTATAGTTCGAGAAATAGATTGAGCTAACTGGGAACTGGCAGCTCTATTTCTATCTACGTAACTACCTGTTGCTAGTTCTGCATCTCTTATTGTTTTCGTAAGTTTTGCTAACTCCTGCGCTTCCGCATCGGTTAGTCTGGATTGATTCAGCAATTCGTCGCGTCTGCGTTGTGCTTGGTCGTCGGTCATTTCTTATAGTGTTAATTGTGAATTCGTAACATTCTAGTTGCTACATCATTTTGTTTTTGCATGATGTTTATCATTAAATCTAATTTATCTAATTCTTCTTCGTAATGTTTGGCCTGTGATGCTGATCCACCGCCAGATACTCTCGCCGGTACAGTTTTTCCACTGGGTAAAGTAATTCGAGATTCAGCATCACCTAGTGACTTTTCATATCCACCTGACGGCCCACTTAAAATATCCCCCATCGCTGCTTTTGGTATCTCAGCATGAAAATGTCCACCGGTTGCCGCAGCACTAGGGTTGTTATATTCGTCTTGAACTATAGTGGCACCCCAGCTTCTCAACATAGACTCAAGTTTTTGGCCTTCTTCCCTACTTGGCTTACTGGTTACTCCAAAATCTACTGCCAGGCCTTGTGTATGGCCACTATTCGGTGTTTTTTCATTATGAAACTTATCATTAAATCCGGAGAAGTGAGAAAATCCCGGAAACTCTTTTTGTATTTTATGTGCCAATTCGATAAGTCTTGGGTCAATCACCTTACCTGTTTGCTGCACATCACCCTCGTGCATTTTAAACCCTAGTGCTTTGAGTTCAGCTTGAGAAAAAGGTTTTGGTGGCCCACCTGGGCTAAGTGATGCACCCGAGGTAGGTGCGGCACTAGATGCTGCCGAGTTACCGGTTATTGAATCAATTATACTTCTAAATCCGTTGGATAAATCTGCAGATTTAGTGGCTATTTCAAGCAGACCTTTTGATAATAACGGCACGCCGGTATGGATAGCCTGCTGTAAATTTATTGAAGTTTCTCTTTCTTTCTGCAACATGTCAGTATACAGCTTGGTAGTTTTATCTTCACCAGCCATTTGCGCTTGTTGTTTTAACAAAGCCATTTCTTCTGCTTTGGTATAATCGGTGGTGGCACGAGCCGCACTTTTTAATTTTTCAGCATAACTAACATCAAAGGTTTGGTTGGCTCTGCCTGCTATCGCTAGTTGAGCATTGTCCTTGACAAATTTGGCATCTGCGGCATGGAACGCATTTAATGCTTCCCCAGGTTTCATTTGCGATAGTTTGGTATTTAAATCGCCATACATTAACGAAGCACCCTGGGCTGCTTTGGTTGTTACATTACCCGATAGGTACATTGACATTGATGCTAGAGCTTTTGGACCTTGTGTTTTTGCATCCATTAACAACGCATCTTCATTTGCCAGTCGTCTTTTTAAATTTTCTCGGGTGGCTTCATCCTTGGCATTGGCTATTTGTTCTTCTAATAAAAATCTATGAGCAGAATATTGTTCTGTCGCCATAGCCTGATCTCGAACGGCCTGTTGTTCATCTGCAGACAACCCGGTCATTTTTGTTAGTTTGTCCTGCTCCAACATATATGCTTGTGCGGCTCTAGCTGATTCCGCAGCATCTTGCTGCATAATGTGCCCGCTTTGCTGTTGGTATTTTACATAATTTAATATACCTGCATTAATCTCAGGTATACTCTTGCCCATGCGGACAAATTCATCCTGTACCCCAGATGTTTTAATGGACTTGGATATTTGTGCAAATTGTTCTATCCCTGCTTCCGCACCACCTCCTAGGCCAGCTAAAACAGCAGAATTAGCCTGTAATAATTTAGCACCTTCCCCCATGTCCTTGAATGTATAGGAAAGGTCGGTTAAATTCCTGAAGGCACTATCCATACTGGACGCTAAACCATTTCGACTTAGATCTTGATAGTTTTTAAATTCAGCATCAGCTTGTTTAGCTACTTGATTTTCTGCGGCTGCAGCCGCATTGGCAAGCCCACTGACGGCGCCACCAAATACCTTACCTAAAAGTGGAATACCTGATATTAAGTCACTGCCCAATCTAGCAGCGTCTTTTACCTGTCGATTATATAGTGTAGCACCCGTTTGGCCATCGGCCATCTTACTTACTAAATCAGCTGCAGAAGAAACTATGCCGTCGCCGGCTCGACCTACGGAACTGGTAAATCCACCGAGTGTCCGTCTCGCCGCTTCTATTTGCTCTTGGATTCCCATGATTATATTCTCTGACTTTCTAGCGGGGTTATTTGTAGGCTCATAAGTAATATTTATACAAGGAAAAATCCATGAATCCACATAATCCACTGAGTCAATATTTTCGACAACCCGCAATTTATATTAAATTACCCAGCAAAGGACAATATTACCCCCCTGGCGCTCTTGAGATGCCGGCTAATGGCGAAGTGCCGGTGCTGCCCATGACAGCTATTGATGAAATCACCTACCGAACACCGGATGCGTTGTTCAGTGGACAAGCAGTTGTCAATGTTATACAAAGTTGTATTCCCGCCATTAAGAATGCCTGGGCTATCCCATCTATTGATATAGACACCATATTAGTTTCCATAAGAATCGCCAGCTACGGCCATGATCTAAGTTTTGCCACTGTATGCCCGGCATGTACCAACACAGATGATTATGGTGTTGATTTAAGAACTGTACTTGAACGTATCAAATCTCCAGATTATACTCAGCCAATTCGTCAGGGAGATATTGAAATTTACTTTAGGCCCATGACTTATAAAAACCTTTCGGATAACAATAAGGTTCAGTTTGACGAACAACGTATTTTTCAATCTTTAAATAATACTACCGAAGAAGCCGACGCTGCTCAGGTAACAGCCATGGGACAGGCTCTTAAAAGAATGACGGAGATCACAGTTTCAGCACTGAGTCAAAGTATCATGACTATTAAAACTCCCACTGCCCTGGTAACAGAACCCGAGTACATAGCCGAATTTATGAAAAATTGTGACAGCGGATTGTTCAATCGCATTCAGACTTATGTAGTCGATCATAAATCCGAGGCGGAGATGAAGCCTGTCTTGATCAAATGCGCCAACTGCTCCAATGAATATCAACAGGCCATTACCCTGGACATGACAAATTTTTTCGGGCGCGCCTCCTAACCTTAGATAAGGATAGTATTTCTAAATATATTGATGGCATGGATGGTGAAATCAATGAAATTAGAAAGGAGGCGATGAAAATGGCTTGGTATATGCGTGGAGGGATCTCCTATGAACAGGTACTGCAATTAAGTGTAGCTGAGCGTAAAATCATAGGAGATATTGTTTCCGAAAATATGGAAACAACTCAGAAATCTGGATTACCATTTTTTTAAATCAAGGAAATAAAATGTTTAAATTCAATACAACAAGTGTGCAGGAAAGAATTCCCCGTAGTTTAGCCAAGGTTATTACTTGGCGTATCTTAGTAACCATCACTAACTTCTTTGGTGGCTGGCTTGCTAGTGGTAATCCATGGGTCGGCTTAGGTGTTGTCAGTTTTGCTCTAGTGGTAAACAGTATCGTTTACTTCTTTCACGAACGTGTTTGGAATGCTAGTGATTATGGTAGAACTATTAAAGATTAGCTACGCTAATCCAAGACTCGCATACTGCTCGTCTTATTATTTAGAGCAGTTGTAGTTAGACACTATTCATCTAGAACTAAGTCATAATTCACCGTAAGCACGGTGAAAAAAAATGACATCTTCATCTGAGTCTGTAGCCATTCTATTATAAAGAGATTGTAATTAAACACGGAGGCGGTTGACCTGTACCCCCTACTCTAGCTTCACATGTCAACGGAACCCTAGTAACCCGATAATAAATCCAAGTCCTATAAGCATGGGTCGTATCTGTTTCACGTTGCCCAAACCATTTGTTGCCTTAAGTTAGCTTTTGCCTTTGACACCCGAGTAGGCTTGCGCCTCTTCTATCCGAATTGGGTTTCTCACCAATCCTCAACGGGGGTCGAGCCGCCTCGACCAAACATTGTCAGTATAGATGCCTTACAGTGATGCCTTACCAGATTTTGTTTTTTATGTGACTACCATGTACACGAACTTGTATATGTCCGTTATAGTAGTCATCACTTTCCAATACACGATGATTAAATTGTTCACGAGCTTCTATGTAGCTACATTCCGATTTGGATCGGCAGTAGAATAATATTTCTCTCGTAAAATTTTCGATGCCTAACTGTTCGATGTCTTTGTTTAATTCTATGTTGCTGCCGTAGTATTGTTGCCAGTCTGAGTCTATTTTGCTTTTGATTTTCTTGCGCTTTTTGTTGCCGTTCTTAAGTTTTACTATTTTATATGTTGTTTTACTAAATTTTGATAATTTTTTTCCGATATAACGCCTGCCGGATAATTTATTTGTGATGATATAAACAAATCCGACACAGTCTTCTGGTAGTTGTTCAACATGAGTGTTTTCAAAAAGCCATGGCATGGACTAGTAGTTATCCAGCCCCCACCTGTAGTCTTAATTTTCTTCATGTCATCTCCACATCGGTATTGTATGATGTGAAGCCTCCCTCCTTAATTACTTTAAGTATGTTTTCCACTCGTCCGGCTAACTCGTCTCTATGTGATACTAACCAAATAGATTTATGTCGTTCACGTGACATTTGTTTGAGCAATGCCAATGCAGATTCAACACCTTGTGTATCCAGTCCGTTGTCAATCATCTCATCAATAAACAATACATTAATGGGAGTGTATAAAGATTCAAAAACATCACGAAATGCCCAGCTCATACTGAGAATAAGCCTGTTGCGTTCACCACGTGACAAGTTATCAAAGTCTAGTTCACGGCCCAGTTCTTCAATGTTTACTGATAGATCATTTTGAAACACCACAGTATGTGGTAAACCAATACGATCCAGGTAATGAGTTAGTCTTGTGTTAAGATAGCTTAGATTTTGTTCAATAATCTTCTTCCGTATAAAACTATCTTTACTTGTAAGTAGTTTTAATAAAAAGTCTTGATGTTCTTGAAGTCTTGTTAGATCGTTAAGTGCATCGTACGTAATTTCTTCCAGGGCCTGTGTCTGCATCTCCAGGATTTGTTCACCATAAGGATCAACTTCCGCACGTTTGTTTGATAGTTGAGCTTGCAATCCAGCAATGGTAGCACGATGTTGGATAGCATCTTCCTCTTTATCATAGAACATAGTGGGAGGCTTACCCAGCACACCCAGATCGTGTTGAGTTGACACTAATTCGGTCAATAAACTATTATATTCTGTATTTGCCTGCTGGGTTGTCACTAACTCCTGTTGTTTTGTCTCCAGGACCTGTTGATGTTTGCTATCATGAAATGGTTGCCCACAAGTATGACACTCGTGATTTCCCAAAGTTTCAATTTCCTTGGTTAATTTGCCAATAGATTTTTCTTCTCGGGAAATATCCAGCTTGACCCTGCTGATCTGTGTAGTTAATTCATTTATATCTTTACGCCGCTGATCCCAAATGGTATGATCTTTGTGCGCTTGTATTTCCAAATCAATATCAATTTCCTGCAGAGATCCGATCGCAGATTCCAGTTTTGTGATATCTTCTGTGTTTTTTGTGGTCCAGATATTTTGTCTGCGCTTTAATGCAGAAATCTGTTCTTCTATACGCTTGTTGGCATCTTGTACCGCACGTATTCTAAATTCTTCCTGTTGAATAGAATCCTTTGTTTCACGACCACGCTCTTTAATACGATCTGCACGTTCACTAAGTAAAGTTATACCCAGTAATTGTTCGATAATAGTACGTTGATCGTTGGCTTTCAGTGATAGAAACGGTTCGGTGTATGTGTTAAGTGCCATGATATGTTTAAACATGTCATGACTCATACCCAGGATGTGTTCAATAGCGTGTTGTGTCTCTCTACTGTCGCCTTGTGCGTTATCTTGTACGACAGTTTCCTTATCATCAACATAAAACTTTAGGATATTGGGTTTACGCCCACGTTCAATACGATAATGTTGGTTGCCTATGACAAAATCCAAGGACACCAACATATTTTTACCGTTAGTTTTGTTGACTAGGTTGTCACGACGAATATTACTCAGTGCTTGACCGTATAGTGCATAGCTTAATGCATTGATAATGGTGGTTTTGCCTGTTCCATTACGGGAACCGTCGCCGCCTAGGTCTAAATTCTCTCCCAGTACCAGTGTTAGATCTTGTCGATCAAAATTAATCGCTTGTGTAGCATTTCCCACACTCATGAAGTTTTTTACTGACAGATTTTTTATTTGTATCATAAGCTCTGGTAAATTTTCAACAATAACTTGGGGTCATAAAATTCAGATTCAATATTAGTGATCTGATCTGTAACAATTTGATCCACTGATTCGAATTTTATGTCGCCCGGTGCTAAATCTGTGTCAACAGATGAGTGCTTAACAGGTATTAGTGCCATCTCCCTAAGGTTATAGTCTCTAATAAATGTTTCTTTAATGTAATTTGCTTCTTCATAGCTAATACCAATATCTAATTCTACTCGAACGTGCATATTGGGTTGAAAAATAGTTGCGGCATTGTCAATTGCATCGCTTAATTTAACCACACGGTACAAAGGCTGGTGGGGCCAAGAAAAATATTGATCTGCTTTGCCCCATTCCTTCACCATCATACCACGAGCACCGTCACCTGCATCGGCAAAGTTATGCGGGAAGCAATTTCCAATGTATGTGACGTTTTCTTTCTGTTGCCGCATATGAAAGTGACCGCTGTAAACGCTTTCAAAGCCTTTGAAGTGATCTACTTTAATCTCTCCATGGTCCGGCATCTCCACGTTAGCGTTCATCTTAAAATGTGGCAGTTCAAAGTGGCCAAACATGTACTGCCCACTTAGTTTATGAATTTTTTTATGATCATCACCCACTAACCAAGGGGCAATAGTAACATTGCCGTCAGTAAACCAATCGTTTACAATAATAATGTTGGGAATATGTTTAGCCCACTCTGCACCATGTATATCACGCTTGTCACGATAATATAAATCATGGTTGCCGGGAATAAAATAGAACCGATCAAATGCTTTTGATAACTTTTCCAATGCCCTGACACTAAACTGTAGTGTTTGTAAGTTGATAGAAGCACGATGGTTATGCCAGTCGCCAAGAAACATTCCAGTTTCGCAACCTTCTTCTTTAGCTTTGCCAATAAACCAGTCAACGAACGCTTCACAATCGCGGTTATGGACCAAGCTGTTAGATTTTAACCCCCAATGCATATCGGTACAAACTGCTACTTTCTTAAATAGATTTGTCATATAGTCAAGTATAAACTTTTAGTTGCGGCGATACAACTAAAACGGCTAATCCTGATTATATTCGTCTACCGAAATATTAATTACAGGGCCGTGTGCATGTGCTTCTCGTCTACCGGAATTTTGTCTAGTCCAGCTGGGAGTTAGACCATTTTGTTCCAATAGATCATCACGAATGTTTTGATTTTTCTTTTCACTGTTCAACACGTGAGTAAATGAATTCGTAATGGCTGCGGTATAGTATGCAAAAGGGTTTTGCGATTTTGACTCGTCAAATCGTAATCCAATTTGTGACAATTGTACTAATGCTGACCCGCGCATTTCTTCATTGTATGTATATCCACGCCAGTTAGATCTAGTTGCGTATCGCTCACAAAGTTTGATATACATTGTGGCCAAGGTACGTGTCACTGTGCCGTGATCTTTACAGAACTCACCAGTATCTAAGTCGCCTTTCCAGTGACTTTTGCCCACTATATAAGGTTGTTTTTTATCATCTAGTCTATAGTGATAAAAAGGAGGAAAAGGCAAGCGTAAATATTTTACTATAGCTTCTTCGTCTGCTTCGCCTGTAACTACCAAGTCCAATAGAGAATCGTCTTCGATTAATTCTAAGTCAAAAATATCTTCAATTTTTTTCTTTTTAGTAGCACTTTTTGGTATTTTTTTAGGTGCTGCTGGTATATGTTCCCAAGATGTCACTCTAAATACTAGGTCTGTGTTGGGGATTTTCTTTTGATCTATGACCACGCCAGTTTCTTTTTTAATACGATCTGAACGATTACGCCTAGCTTCTGCAACGGTGCGTTGATTAATTTTGGCTAAACTGGGTAAAATAATATCATATTGGTGATCGTTTTTGGGATCTTTAAAAGAACAATATGTATTTTTGCTTAGGTGTATCTGCTTTAACAGATCTCGGTTATTGAGATAAATGACTTTTTTTTGGGGTATTGGTGTTGGTGATGTGCTCACTAAAATGTCTCCTGGACGATTATTTAGTATAGCATAAGTCAATTAATTGTCAACCTTTTTATATAATATTGGTATATTATTCAAGGCATAAATATTAATATAGGAAAACATTAATATGGCCACACAGATATTTGACGATGGGTCTACTCTCACTACAACAGATACGACTGAAGTATCAATCGCTAGTATTGTTGCGACACCTGCACCTGTTGACCCTGCGGTTGATCCCGAGGTTGATCCTAGGCTTCGGGAGTATCTACGCACCCCGGCCAATCAAATTAACCGATCTGCTGATCCATCATTTTTTGATTCACTTGGTGCTGCTGTGCAGACCGGGGCATCGGCCTTGGGTGGCGCAATAACAGCGGGCCTGGGTGCTGTGGATAGCTTGGTGAATAGCCCCCTGGGCAGTCTAATTCAGCAGGGAATTATTAACGCACGTGGCCAACCTGCTAGAGCTACACAGATAAGTAACACGGCTAGTAATAGTGACTGGCGTGTACGATTAAGCCTGGCCGAGAACGCAAATTATCTGTATAATGATAATTCTGCCCCTAACGGTATATTGCAACCCCTGCAAGCAACCGGAGGTGTTATATTTCCATATACCCCCAAGATTGATATGTCGTATAAGGCAAATTATGCGCCATACAATCCCACGCATTCTAATTACCGTGGTTACTTTTATACAAATAGCCAGGTAAATGATATTACTATAACTGGAAAATTTACCGCACAGGATACTGTACAGGCAAATTATCTATTGGCGGTAATACATTTTTTACGATCAGCAACCAAAATGTTTTATGGGCAGGATCCTCAACGTGGATCTCCTCCGCCGCTATTATTCTTATCAGGATTAGGGCAATATCAGTTTAATGACCATCCTTGTTTGTTGACTAGTTTTACATATAACTTACCCGAAGACGTTGATTATATTCGTGCCCAGGTTGTTAATCAGGCAAATCTTAACCTAACAGCACAAAATATAGTTAAGCAAGCCGTACCGGTTATTGGTGCGGCTGCATCGTTACTAAGGTTATCCAATGCACATACATCTAAAGGTGCGCAGCCAGTAATACCATTTGGTACAGGTATACCAGCTTCGTTACCCAGTTTAGCACAAGGGTCACCTACCTATGTGCCCACAAAAATGGATATTAGTATTACGCTATTACCAGTCAACACTCGGCAACAAGTTAGTCAACAGTTTAGTTTGCAAAATTATGCTAATGGTAATGGTCTTAAAGCAGGATTCTGGTAATGACAGCAACTTATAATCAAAATAGCCCTTATTATTTGACTCAATATAGTCAATACTTTTTGGATGTCATGGTCAATCGCCCTATCCCAAAGTTACCCGATGACCAATATTTCACAATAAATTCAACTTATCAGTATCGCCCGGATCTGTTGTCATTTGACCTATATGATGACAGTAATCTATGGTGGGTATTTTACCAGAGAAATCCCAACGCACTCAACAAGCCGCCCTTGGATTTTATATCTGGTACACAAATCTATCTACCAAATATTAACACATTAAGATCGGCGTTGGGAATTTGATATGGGAACACTATTCGCACCTAGACAAAATATTAACTGGACTCCGGAACAGTTAGCTGAGCAGAGAGCCCAGACTGACGCTGCCAATGAGCGTCGAACAGTCAGTCTAGCACAAAGCCAAAGCACTTCCCCTGGTCCATCAACCGGGGCAGTACCGTATACCGCACCAGCACCAGCTGTTACTATAGAAAATGGTGTAAGAACCACTAGCTATAACATTCAAGATTTGCAGCTTAACGCCAAAGTGGAAGCCTATACCGCAGCAAGAGCCCAGGGAAAATCAGAAGAAGAAGCTGAAAATATAGGCTCCACCGCAGGTCTTAATGCAGGTGATTCCGCACTTAGGGGAGTATATACAGATTACGAAGCAAGGACTGGTGCCAGCTCACCTGGGGTAGGTTCAGACACCGATGACAATAGTAATGGCATCAATACTCTATCAGGAACAAATGCCGGTTTAAATTCTTCTACCCAGCCCTCAGGTGGCATTAAACCACAACCCAATGTGCTGGATAATTTTGCTAGTTATACATATAATATTGGTTGGTATCTTTTAACTTTACCACAAGCGACTACGGTCATGACTAGTTCTAAGATAAACACTAGTCAATGGTCTTTATTAGTGCAGAGTGGTGGCGCACCAGCATCACAGCAAGGATCATCACAAACGGGAACTGCGGGACTGGCAATACCTAGCCTTTCCAACTTAATCTCAGATACATTAACCAAAGGTGGTACTGCCACTAGATCTTCGGGGGGAAGAAATCAATTCTTCCCACTGGACTATTATATAGATAATTTAGAAATAACAGCAGTGATCGCAGGGGAGGCACAAGGAACTATTTCTTCTATAAATTTTCGAGTAACTGAACCTAATGGATTAACTTTACTACCTAATCTTAATAGTGCAGTAAGACAAGCGTATAAAAATACCACCTCAACTCCCAGGGAGGCTCATTATTGTTTAGTTATAAAATTTTACGGTTGGGATATTAATGGTAATTTAATAACTGATCCAACTAGTAGTCGAGGAGTACCGGGTGCCACACCATCTGGGTCAAATGCGGCAGTTGTAAGATATTATCCATTCCAAATTACAAAATTTGATTTTAAACTAGCCAGTAAGCAAGTAGAGTATTCAATCGAAGGAGTCGCGTCCCCTTTTAAATATGCCACATCCACTGCATTTGGTAGCGTACCTTATAACATAGAACTCACAGGTGAAACGGTGAAACAAGTATTGGTGGGTAATGGTACTACCAGCACAGTTCCGCTTGATTCCAAGGGAAAACCGATAGGCGCAGGAAGAGAAGCAACCAACAAGGATACCGCGGGAACAACTGATACTACTAAAGATGTCAATACCCCTATCACTAATGCCGAAATACAGGCATTGTCAGTGCAGGCAACAAATAACGGCAATGTTGCTATATAAGGACTAATCATGGCAGCGACAACAACAGTACTTCCTACAGTTAACATAGGTGACTTTCAGACTGCGGATCGATTGGCTACTCAGGCTGCACCAAACGTTAGACCCTCTGACTTAATGAGCGAAGGTGACTTTCAGAGTGCGGATAGATTGGCTACGCAGACCGCGACTGCTAGACAGCCAGCAGGAACACCCAATACTTCAAACACCACCGCTGCTCCGGCCAAGGCAGACGCTGCACCCAAGGGTGGCGCGGCAGTTTCGTACGTTGGGTTATGTGATGCAATGAATTCTTACGAAAAAAGTCTAGTTAAAGCTGGCGTAGTTGAGTTTGCCAATCAATATGATATACAATTTGTTCCTGCAAATAAATTAGCCAGTGCAAAAGTAGCACCAAAAGGTCCGACCGAGCTAGCCGCTAAATCTATGGCAAACTCAAACACCGCCGCCGCCAAGGTTGATTCAAGTAAAACTGCTGTTGACATGACATCACAAAGATTTACCTTGGTTGCGGGTGCGCAGATCATTCAGTTTATTAGTATGGTTTTACAAAATAGTACTTATATTACTAATCAACTAAAAGCAGTACAAGATCCTACTAAAGCGGACAAACAAGCTACCCCACAATCGCCTACTACTAAAACAACCGATTGGTTTAGAATTTCTGTTAGTGCAGTCCCGATAGGCACCACAAAAGATAAAAAAAGAAATGATTACCCTTATAAAATAACCTATCTTGTAACCACATATGCCATTAATCAAATGCAAAGTCAGTATTTCAATGATGCAAAATTTAGGGGCATACATAAATCATATAATTATTGGTTCACCGGCCAGAATACGCAAGTATTAAGATATGAACAGAGTTATAATACTCAATTCTTTTATGTAATGGGTAGTCGTAGCAAATTACAAGGTCCTCAAAATTCTACACAAACAGATGATATAGCGAAGATTATCGCCAAACCGCTGGGTGATCCGGCTAACATTCCGTCACAGCCTAACGCATCTATCCAAGGGTCAACCAATGACGCCAATACACCAACAGCTACGGCTGCTGATTACCTGTATAGCATGGCAGATCAAGGTGTAGTTAAAATACAAATTGTTGGAGACCCGGCTTGGTTGTTACAGGGAGAAGTGAAAGGAATAACTGCTAACAGCGTTAACTTTAATGGATTTTATCCTGATGGTAGCGTATGTTACGAAACACAAGAGGTAGTGTTTGCCATTAATTTTAATGCTCCGGCAGATTACAATAGTGCATCGGGATCAGGTGGACCCGCCGGTGGCACTGGATTGATGGATACTATATCACGGTCTTCTCCGATTAATAGTGCCAGAGGATCGACACAGGCCAGTGCCGCATATAGAGCAACCACCATAAAAAGTACGTTTAGTAAAGGAAGTTTTACCCAAGAATTAGAAGGAACTGCACTTACTAATTTAAATGCCAAACAAATAGCTGATGCAAGTAATGGTAGATCAGTCAAAGGGTCTGCCGGCGGCAATGGCGCAGTACGTTCCGATCCCAATGGCATTGCATCAGACTCAGACGCACCGGAATTGGCGAGCGGAGCATCACCCAAATCGGTGGCTGATCAGGTTAATGATTTTGAGAGTGGACTTCCACCGGATACGTCAGCAGCACAATCTAATGATGTATCTATAGCATCAACCCGGCTGTCAAACCCTCCGGGGCCAACTACGTCTAACGGTATAGATGTGACAGATCGTGATCCTATAGTAACTACTTCTACTCCGGGGGTTGGCCCACCCGCTACTGCTGCTGAACTACGCAACCTATTTCTAAATACTCCACCGTCAAACAATCAGCAAACCTCGGCAGCAAGGGATCCATAATGGCAATTAATGTAAACAAAACAACAGGCAAGAATTCGGCATACAACTTTGATAAAGGAAATATGCCCGCGGAGTTTGGGCCATATATCGGGGAAGTGGTTAATAATGTAGATCCCACACGCAGTGGTAGACTACAGGTATACATAACTCAATTCAGTGGCGGTGATAAGACAAACAAGTCACTATGGCGAACAGTATCTCCAATTCAACAACAAGGAGGGGCAACGCCTAAGACCAGTACGTCAACTGGTGTTGGCACATACGGCTCCACCAACAATCAACAGAGTTATGGATCCGCTGCACCCGGTCCTGATATTGGCACACAGGTATTGTGTATATTTGTTGCAGGGCAGGGACTGGAAGGTTATTATATAGGTATTATACCAACACAGGGCATTAATCATATGACTCCTGCTATTGGTGCAACCCCAGCGGCGGAACCACAGAATACAAACCAGTCTACATATTTCGCCAAGGCCCCGCAACTTCCTGTTTCTGAAATCAATAACGCGGAAGAAAATACCGCCATTACCGAGAATCCTAAGTTTTACGACCAGAAAAAACCGGTGCATAGCTACGCAGCCCAGGGATTATTTCAACAGGGTGTAGTTAATGATCCTATTCGTGGTCCTATAACTTCCTCCAGTCAAAGAGAAAGCCCCAGTACTGTTTCTGGTATGAGTACCCCGGGTAGACCCGTGTATAAAGGTGGGTACGATGATGCTACTGTTGTGCAGAAAGTTTCGTCAGGGTCAGTTCCTGCAGATTCGGTGGATATAGTAGGACGTAAGGGTGGACATTCTGTTGTTTTAGATGATGGTGATGCCAGCGGAAAAAATTCCATGGTACGATTCCGTACGGCCAAGGGACATCAGGTTACATTAAGTGATGATGGCAACAATCTCTATATCGCCCATGCAAATGGACAAGTATGGTTAGAGTTCGGACAAGAAGGTACATTAGACGTATATACGACAAATTCTATCAATTTACGTACAGAAGGCACAATAAATCTACATGCTGACAAAGATTTTAATGTATGGGCCGGCGGAAACATCAACATGAAAAGTAATGTAGCCACCACCATGCAAAGTGAAGGTACATTTACCTGCGCCAACAAAGATGTATTGACTCTGTTTAGTCAAGCAACCATAGGAATCAAGAGTAGTGGTGCATTGACACTTGATGGTAAGACCAGTTCATGGAATGGTGGCGGCAGTTTAGCATTACAAGCAGGTACTATAGATTTAAATCCCGGATCTGCTGCGTCTGTAGCTATACCCCAGGGATTAGTGGAATATACTATGCCGGATAGCAGTTTTAATTCGTCGTCTGGCTGGGACGTAGCATCTGAGGGAGTTAAGAGTATTGTTACTCGAGCACCTGCGCATGAACCTTGGCCTTATCATAATCAAGGGGTACAGGTAAATGTTAACTTGAGTGATGGCTCCAATTCAAGTCCACCTGGGGCACCCACAGTTCCCGCGGGCACATCAATAACTAAGACAGCATAACATGGCAATTTATAACTATACATTACCATCCGGGGCAACATTTCAAGTATCGGCTCCCTCTGGTACCACACAAGAAGAAGCAGATGATATTTTTTATTCGCAAGTAGCGGCAGGTACATTTGTTGGATATGATGTGGGTGACACCTTAATTAATCCCACACAAGCTCTGGAAAATTTTGGTATTACTCGACTACAACGCGGTACTGCGGGCGTGGATGATCAGACTTTGCTGGCTATTATATCTGGGCTACCGATAGTTGCGTCACTTCCATCCTTAACCTCACAACCTGTTGCTAATCCAATAGACCAATCAAGTTATATACAAGTTACCAGTACGCCCACTGGTACAGTTAACCTATCATTGCAAGCAGGCCAATTAACTCCGCAGCAAACACAGTCTTTAATGGCGCAAATGGCGGCAAATGCAAATAATACTCCTGATACATTTACCCAAGCTGATGGTATCGGATTATACGGGTTTAACTGTAATCAACTTGAGCAAGCCGGAATAGTTAAACCCGGTATGAGTCAATTATACTGTCCTCTTGATTCTAATGGTAATAATCCCTCTAATTTTGTTAGTTTTATGACGTCACCAACACCCTGGACCGGATTATATGGCATTACCAGTATCAATGATCTGTTAAATGATGCAGGATTGCAAAATGAAATACAACAGGACTTATTGCAACAAACTTATGATCAATTGGTGTACAGCGGAGTAGTTGTACCCCCTAAACCAAAAGTCACCACCGCCAGTATCACCACAGGACTGGTATACAATTCCTCGGGCTCACTGCTGTCTGCTACTCCACTATCGTTATTGGTAATGGGACATAATGATTCAACAAGTCTACAGAATTCCTTTCTAAGCACACTTGGTGCCGCTGGTAGCACGACAAATAATTTATTTTCTAACCTAGCCGGTACTCCCCTGGGAAGTGTACCCGCAGCTATACAGAATTTTGGTACATCGGCGGTTGCGCAATATACTTCTGGCTTGGCATCATTATCCACTGGTGCGGTTGGGTTTGCTACAGGGGCATTGAATAGTGTTACTGCGGCTACCGGAGCGGTCGCTACACAATTGTCTGGATTGTCCTCAGGATTAGTTGGCGGTGCGGTTGCATCTGCGGCTAGTGTTATACAATCAACAGTTAACGGAGATGTAGGTGCGTTGATGGCAGTGGGAAGTAAATACGGCACCAGTATTGCCAGTGCATGGTCCAGTACAACTGATTCAATATCCTCGTTGGGTGCATCGGTAACCACAGGAGTGGGATCGCTGGCCGCTGGGATTGGTAGTAGTGTATCAGGTTTAGCATCAAATATTACAGCATCCGCCGGTGCGTTAGCATCGGGAATACAAAGTCAAGTGACTGCGTTGTCATCGGGTATCAGTAGCCTAGCAAAATCTGCCCAAGCCAGCATTAACTTCAGTGATTTTTCTTTAAGTAGTTTAGTATCCAGGGTTCAACCAGCCGCAGGGTTCACAAACACAGTAAATCGAGCCACAGTTGACGCAGCAGTAACCCGAATTATAGGATCTCCACTAATAACCCCACCGGTATATGCATTACCCTCAATACAGTCCTTGGGTACAGCATTAGACATTAAAACTGCACAAAACTTACTGGCAAAAACGCAATCTATTGCAAGTGGAGCTACTGGGCTAATAACTGGTATAACCGCCGGGGGAAAGAATCTAATACAAGGATCTCTATCACAAGTTCAATCGGTATTAAACTCAGCACAAGGGGTTCAACAAGCGGCCAACAATGTGGTTTCGCAAGCAAAACGATTGGGTAACAGCCTGTTACCCCCGGGCAACTAAGTTAGGGTAAATACATATTATGTCAACTTTTATTGGATTCTCAACAGTTAATAGAAACAAAAATTTTGTTTTAGTTGACGATGACCTGATCAAACAGGATTTATTAAACGCCTTTAATATTAGACAGGGTGAGTTAGTTGGTCGCCCGGGATATGGCACTTTAATCTGGAATTATTTGTTTGAAAATCAAACTGCCGAACTGGAAGCCGCTATTTACCGTGAAGTTCAACGTATTATTGGTGGTGATCCTAGACTATACCTAACTAATCTCTATATGTACCCCCAGGAGAATGGCATACGGCTGCAATTAGAGTTACAGACTGTAGCTACTACTTCTCCACAAATATTATCTATTTTCTTTAATGAAACTTCACGTTCCGCTAGCTACTCTTAACTCATAACATAATAATAGCATATTATCGGTAGGATAAATAATTGTAACATTGGAACGACCATGGCTACATCTACAAGACAAACCGTATTATTTGGGGTTGAGGATTGGAAAAAGATCTATCAAACCTATAGCGAAGGTGACTTTCAAAGTTACGACTTTGAAACATTGCGCAAGAGTTTTATAGATTACCTCCGGCAATATTATCCAGAAACATTCAATGATTATATTGAATCTTCGGAATTCATTGCATTACTTGACGTCATAGCTTTTATGGGTCAAGCCCTGGCATTTCGCACGGATCTAAACACTCGCGAAAGTTATATTGATACTGCGGAACGCCGAGACAGCGTTATTAAACTGGCAAATCTAGTTTCCTATACACCACAACGCAATACCGCAGCTAGTGGTTATCTAAAAGTAAACTCGATTGTGACTACAGAAAATGTGGCCGATTATAATGGTGTGAATCTAGCTAACATTACTGTTAATTGGGCAGATCCCAGTAATTTTGATTGGCAAGAACAATTTATTGCAATTATAAACGCATCTTTGGTCAATACACAATATATTGGTTCTCCAGGTAATGACCAAGTGCTATTGGGAGTAGATACACAAGAGTATACTATTAACCTAGTACCTGGATATCTTCCAGTGATCCCGTACACATCCACTGTTAATGGCGTTAGTATGCCATTTGAGGCAGTTAATTCTACGTCACTGGGTCAAACATACATCTACGAACCACCACCATTACCCAATGGTCAGTTTAATATTTTATTCCGTAATGATCAGTTGGGATTTCAGTCAGCTAATACCGGTTTCTTTTTCTACTTTAAACAAGGTACACTATTAAACCAAGATTTTAATCTAGTGGAACAAGTGTCTAATCGTACTGTTGATATTAATGTGGAAGGGGTTAATAATACTGATGTATGGTTATATCAATTAGACAATCTTGGTAATGCAAGAACTATTTGGGGTAGAGTACCTTCAGTATATGCTGCCGCAGTTGAACAAATGACACCCTCAATACGTGACGTATATTCTGTAACCAGTCGTACTAACGATCAGATAACGTTAGTATTTGGTGATAATGTGTTTGCTACTATTCCCGTAGGCCAATTTAGAAATTATGTTCGTGCATCTAACGGATTGCAATATATTATTAACCCGGAAGAAATGCAGTCTGTTCAAATTCCCATCAGTTATGTTAGTCGTACTGGCCAAATTGAAACAGTGACATTTAATTGTGGAATTACCAGCCCGGTGACTAATGCAGCACCGCGCGAAACTATTGATCAAATTAAACAACGTGCGCCTGCTCGTTATTACACACAAAATCGTATGGTTAACGGAGAAGATTATACAAATTTCCCTTTCACCACATACAATTCTATCATTAAAAGTGCTGCTCTTAATCGCAGTTCTATTGGCACCAGCCGCTATTTAGATCTAGTGGATCCTACCGGCAAGTATTCATCAACTAATGTGTTTGCCGATGATGGTGCATTGTGGTATATTAATAATACTCCTGCCTTTAACTTTACCTATCAGACTACTAACGATATTAATAATGTTATTATAAATGAAATTACTCCGGTATTATTGAAAGACACTTTCAAACAATTTTATTACGCTTACTTTCCTCGCCCTAGTTTAACAGCATTGAATTATTCTTGGCATGAAAGTACAACTATTGTAAATGAAACCACTGGTTATTTTCAAAATAGCAGTGGTGTGCCTGTTCCTGTTGGTAGTACTGCTAGCAATAATGCCAAATACATTGTCGAAACTGCGTTGGTACAATTTGTGCCGCCTACTGGCTATTATTTCAATAAAAATAATGAATTGCAGCCCGGGGTACCAACCTCAGATGGTGACCATTTATACATATGGGCAAGCCCCACCGCTATTGATGGTAATGGTACTAATGAGGGGTTAGGAAACTTATTAGATGGCACAGGTCCAGTAGTATTGAATACTTATATTCCTACAGGTGCCATACCGGTACAGGTTATCCCGGTGTTGACAACACAATTTGGGTCGAGTGTGCAATCTGCTATTCTTAACCAGATTTATTTAAATCAAAATTTTGGGTTAGGTTACGACAGTACTGGGGCAATTACCGGCACTCCGTATACATGGTATCTTATCACCTCGGCCAATCTTGCAGTGAACGCAACCTGGAGCCAGCAATTTGCAGGCAATACTTCTGGTGCTAACTTAGATTCAAGTTGGATGATTCAAGCAACTTATGATGGGTCACAATATACAGTTAAATCTCGCAGTCTTGAATATTACTTCGGTAGTGTATTAGAAGTTCGTTTCTTCTTTGAAACAGCGCAAGCAATCTATGACAGCCGTACCGGTACAGTTATTTCAGATTTTATTAAGGTATTGAGATCAAATAGCCAGGCAAATAGTAATTTGCCACTGCTTGGGGATATCGCCCTTAACATTATTGCACAGCCTGTATTAAGTGACGGCTTAGTTGATGATTTTCAAGTAATAGTAGGATATGAAGATTATAACAATAACGGTATTCCCACAGATCCTGATTTCTTCCAGGCAATCGTTGGCGTGGATCCTTCGGATACTACACTTCCGTTACCTTATGTTTATTTTCAATTGACCACAGATTTTGATAATTTGCAACGTTATTTGTTACAGCCATCTGGTGTGGTTAATGATAGTTATGCTACATTACCAGAAATTCAAGTGGTTACTGAGCAATATACAACGGGCCAGGTATTTTATGCTTACCAAGAAAATTTATTTTATATATTGACACTAACATTAGCTGGTCAACGAATATTAACACTCACTGACAGTTGGCAAGCACGAGTTGGTCGGCAAGATCTATATTTTCAATATCGTCATAACTCTTCACTAACTAATCTTATTGATCCGGGTAGTTCTAACATTATTGATTTATATGTGGTAACTTTGGAATATTATACCGCCTATGTAGCATGGATACGTGATACAACCAACACGGTTGATCCACCATTGCCCCCGACTATTGATGAATTAACTACAAATTATGCGGGATTACAAAACTACAAGATGATCAGTGATAATATGATTCTTAACAGTGTGGAATTTTTACCACTCTTTGGTAGCAAGGCTCCCGAAGCATTAAGAGCTACTATTAAGGTTATTCCTGCGGCAAATACTAATGCCAGTAATAATCAAATACAAAATCTTGTACTGGCCTCCATGAACGCATATTTTGACATTGCCAACTGGAGTTTCGGACAAACATTTTATTTCTCAGAATTAGCCGCGTATATACATTCTCAAATAGGAACGTATGTGGCGTCAGTAGTGTTAGTTCCTCTCAATACACAAAAATCGTTTGGTGATTTGTATGAAATACAATGTGCTCCATATCAAATTTTTGTTAATGGTGCAACAATCAATAATATTGAAGTTATACAAACATTGACCAGCACTAATTTACAAACTGCCCCTGGTAGTGGAGCAATTTAATGGCCGCAACAATTCGTTCTGTTGATTTTTTACCGGAAATCTTTCAAACTCCGGCAAACAAGCAGTTTTTATCAGCGACACTTGATCAGTTAATACAAGAACCCAAGTATAAACAGACTCAAGGGTTTATTGGTCGAAAGGTTGGCCCCGGTGTTAATCCCACAGATAATTATGTCATTGAACCCACGGTACTACGTAACAATTATCAATTGGAACCCGGTGTGGTTAGTGTGGATCCCAATACGGCTAAAGTTATCGATGGTATCACTTATCCTGGTATACTATCCGCAATCGGCACGGAAGGTGGGTTTACTAATCAGGCTGATAGATTATTTGAAAGTGAATATTATACCTGGGATCCTTTCGTAGATTTTGACAAGTATAATAACTATGCTCAGTATTTTTGGTTACCTAATGGTCCAGATACGGTCACTGTGGCGTCAACTTATGTACCAACAGAAGAAACATTTACGGTTACACGCAGTAATGGTGCATATACGTTTACCGGTTATGATGGTAATAACCCGTCGCTGACCTTGGTTCGAAATGGAAACTATAGTTTTGTTGTGGCACAGAATCAAGCAGCAACTATTCAATATCGTGTAACAAATAATGGCACTAGTAGTTGGAATATTAATTTTCAGACTAATCCAACGTTAACTCTTATTCGAGGCAACACCTATATTTTTAATCTGGTGCAGACCGCAGCCTTGTCTTTCTATATTAAGACACAAGTTAGCTTTGGTACAACTAATCTCTGGAATTCTGGAGTAATCAACAATGGTGGTACACAAGGTCTGGTTACATTTACCGTTCCACAGGATGCTCCTGATACTCTTTACTATTGCAATGATTTAGAATATAACCTACAAGGTCAGTTTGATATCGTCAGTGCTGAACCAGGAACCGGTCCGGATTTTTGGATACAATCAGAACCTGGGGTAGATGGTCTATTACCTTGGTCACGTAATATCAGTAGTCGTGGTGTGCTGGGGGTAGTAAACAACGGTATAGATTTAGGAACAGTAACGTTCAATGTACCTGCATCTACCGCACAGAATTTTTATTATTCTTTGCCCTTTATTGGCTACCCTACTGCCACAACTGGACAGGTAAATTTAATCTGCGACTCAATACGGTATGATCAAATAAATGGTATTTTAGTTTCACAGTTTCTTGACACATATCCCAATGGTATAGACGGTATTACTAATCTTGACGGCCAAACTCTAGTGTTTACTTCACAATCGTCGGATCCGGCAGTAGGTGGATGGTACAATGTGCAACCTTTCGATCCCTTACCAACAGGCGATGATTTTCAAACAGGTGCGTACGACACTACTGGATTTGCCGAAGCTATTCCAATAACCGATCCTGCGGTACAATCAAGTCTATGGCAAATAGAATATGTAAGTGACGCCAATGGGGTACCTTTTATTCAGCTTAATAGTATCCTGCCGATAGATAATTCAACACAATTTATTGTTACCTCTGGTACTCAATACGTTAATACACAATGGTATAAAAATTCTTCGGGAATTATTACTGAGATGCCGTTACTTACTGCGGCATTACCACAGTTATACTATCAGGATAGTGAAGATCCAAGTATATTTGGTGTAATTAATTTAATCGAAAGCAATATTAACCCTCCGGTAGCAGCATTATCTATTACTGCGGTTACGTCTACTGGATCTCAAGTAACATTGACGTTTGCAGAACAATCTTCTGCTCCCTATTCTATCGGTAGTACCATTATTGTATCAAACATTTCTCCATCTGGATACAATGGCAACTATACAGTAATTGCATGTACCACATCAACAGTAACTTATGCAAGCACTTACACTGGTACATATAGTAGCGGCGGTGTAATAAATTCTATTAGTATTAATTCTTACATCAATGTTGATACTGACATCTTAGGACAAACAAACTATACCAGTCCAAACGGTGTACAATTCACCAACGGACTTAAAGTTATATTTGAAGGTACTGTATATCCCGAATCTTATGTTAATAATACCTATTATGTGCAGGGTGTAGGATCCGGTATTCAATTAGTGTCCGTGGATAACCTAATAGTAGTGGAACCCTATTCGACCGACACCAATGGCCAGCCCATTGTTCCCGATTACATGACTATTAACATGGCCAGTCCGGATCTTAATCCTTGGTCTCGAGGTAATCGCTGGTTTCATGCTGATGTTATTGATTATGCCGCAGCAATAAATGACGTCGAACCGGTATACACCAATTTACAACGGGCAAATCGTCCTATTTTAGAATTTAGAGCCGGTACTAAGTTATATAATTTTGGAACTCAAGGAATTCCTGCGGTTGACATTATTGATTTTACTCAGACTGATGCACTATTAAATGTTAATGGACAAACTGGGTATGGATCCAATGGATATACTTTCGTGCAGGGCAGTCTGGTAATTTTTGCAGCTGATAATAACCCCAATGTTCGTAATCAAGTATATACTGTAAACTTTATTACTCCAGCGCCATCTGCTACCCCGGTTATTAATTTAGTTCCGACTAGTTATAGTCCTGTATTATATAATCAGACGACGGTATGTCGTAATGGACTCACTTTACCTATTGTCGATATAGTTGGTACTGGCACCTC